TAACTCAGGTCAAAAAATATGGAGAGTTGTTGGGCAATCAGGGGATTATGGATTTGGGTATTCTTATATAACAAAAAAAAATACGTTAGGAAAAAGAGCAAGGACCCAAATATTTAACCAAATAATAGATAAATACGATTTACAAAAGTACCTGTGAGAGAACTAATTAGACATATCTTAAAAGAGAATAACATCCAACAATCATTAAAAAAAATTATTGAGGATGATAATATATTTAAGGCGGCCGATTTAGTTGGAGGAATGAGTAATCTTAAAAGTATATTCAAAGATGATCCTGAACTGAGTTCTTTATTCGATAAACTAACAGGGACAATTACTTTTTATTATTCTTTTGGGTATAACGATGATATAGAATTTCCTTTAAAGTATGAAATAATTAATAGACATAGTAATGTTCATAATACCAACCATTGGCCTGATATAAATGTTTTTTATGATGAGAACAAATTAGATCCTGAAGAAAATGATACATTCAAACAGATGATTAAGTATTTAGTTGATGAGGCACAACATAGTGGATTTATAAGTAAGTTTGAAGATAGTAGATTATTCAATGTAAATTATCTTACCGTTAAAAAGTTAAATGGTGAAGACATTGATTCAATAGATGAGGTTATTTCTTTTGATCAAGATGATATCGAATATTTACACGATAAACTTTATGGTGAGTCTGAAAGTTTAAATGAAAGTGATAATAATGAAATCGACAAAAATTTAAGGGCAATAAATGTATTGTTATCTTTAGTTAGTTGGGACGGACTTTGTGATATATGGGTAGAATACAATCCTGATGATAAGGAATATGATATACGATCAAAAACTGTTACATCAAATGACTTAGGACCTTCAATTTTTAAAATCGAAGAAGAATTAGAGTCTTTGAATTCTTCAATAAGTTCTATGGGAATTAGAGTTTATATTTATACACCGTGGTATGTTGATAATTGTGAGGATGAGGTTAAGTTCATGAATGAATCTGTACCCGCACAAGTTAGACGAAGAAATGAGTATTTTGATATGTTCTTCAAAGGTAAAAGAAAAAATATAAACTATTGTTCTTTTAGACATCCTGATCACCTTATGAATTATCTTCTTGAACGTACATTAGAAGACTTGTATCATGCTTGGTTCTATGAAACTGTAACTTATGAAGAGTGGGAGGAATCAATACCTTATATTGAAAACTATATTAAAGATAGGTACTACAATGAAACTTTAGAACTTTGGATAAATAAGTGTCGAGGTAGAAGATTATATGAAACAGAAAATAAAGAACAATCATTACAAAAACTTATATATCAATACGGTTTATATGATTTTATAAAGATGTCAGGGTTAGATTTTAATCAAGTAAAATCAATCTTAAATAAAATGGGTAACCCCAAAGAACTACTAAAACAATATATTAGAGAATTTGTTTTAGAAAAGGGTGGGTCTAATGGTGAAAATTATGGTTCTATTTTTGCCGTTCAAATACCATTGAGCGATACCAAATATGTTGAGGACATATTAGTACATGATGAAGATTCTATTGCCATTGAGATGTGGGAATATCATCTTGATGAATATGGACATAGAGAACAAAAAGACCAATATCTAACAACGATTAACAACCTAACTAATGACGAGTTACTATCAATTATTTCTTGGATGATGGAAGTAATTGAAGGGGGTTTTTGGGATTAATCAAATAATTTTATTATCTTTGCTTTTGATATGGAAAAGGATTTATCAAAAGTAATAGAACAATATGTGTATAACCATCTATCACACAGAGACGATATTTTGGTGCAAGTAATAAAATCACCAACAAGATATAAAGTCCACATATTCATATATGTAAAACCAACCGACGGACTTTACGCCACAATCAACAAAGGTATCGACAGAGGTGATTTAATGAATGGAATTAAAGGTTATTTTAATTTGGATTGGGATAGATGTATGATTTACACTCAAGTTAGCGAATACCAAACTGAGTAATATTTATTACTATGAACCTACAAGATCATATAAGAAAGGTATTAAGAGAAACGGTCAATGAATCAACATTCTTTCGTAGAAGAGTTGACTTACGTTTAATGGAAAAAGAGTTCTATGAGAATTTAAATTTCGTTACCAATCTATTTTTAAACAGACGTAATGCTGGTGTTGTTTTTACATTTAAAGATTTTAAAAATCGGGCCATTGATTATCTTATGGATGATTATCATGATGTCTTATCGAATGGAGGGTCAAACGATTTCCCATATGATGAGGTTTATAAATTCCTTTCAAAACACTTTCACAATGAGATTAAAGATAGATATATCGATAATTTTGGAGAAGATATTGATGAAGAAGGTGAACTATCTGAAAAATGGTCTGAAAAATATAAAAAATCCATTAACTGTAGTAATCCAAAAGGTTTTAGTCAGAAAGCTCACTGTGCGGGTAGACGTAAAAAGAGTGAAGTGAAAGAGGAAGAACTAACGGAAAAATGTTGGAAAGGATATACCCAAAAAGGTATGAAGACAATGTTCGGTAAACGATATCCCAATTGTGTGAAGAAGACAAAGTAATGAATCTACAAGAACAAATAAGAAAGATATTAAAAGAAGAGACCAATCAAGGTAAATACACCAATGCGTTAGAGGATTTAACCGAAGTATACAAAAACGAAGATTGTGTTTGCGATATCAAAATAAGTTATAAACCTGATGAAGATACATATTTAATTAATGTTAAGGTTGGTAATAAAGATTTAGATAACAAGTTTAATGGTACCGATTTTCGAATTAGAAATTACATTAATCAATTAAGAAGAAAAATTAAAGAGGAAGTTTACGATTATTTTCCAATACCCTTCTTTGTTACTTTTAGTGATACACCTAAATGTTCAGATTATAGAAACTTAAAAGAGTCAAAAATACTTGACAAATTTAAAAACATGTTTGGTAAAAAACCATTAACCAAAGACGATAGGTTAGTGAATGTTTTAGTTAAGTTTATTGAAGAATATTATTCAATAGATTTTGCTTCGAATGATTATGGTGAAATAACTTATTATGAAACGGATTATACAGGTGTGTGGAACACCCCAATTATGAAATATTATCCTAAGTATAAAAGATTAGAGTATAGCAGGTTTTTTGCTGAAGATATTTATAATGTGATTGGTGATGATAGATTATTGCATCGTGATAGTGAAATGATGGGTAAAATATTTGAAAAGATGTTCAATAAGAAAGTCGATAAAGTAAACGGATATAGTCGAGTATAAATTTAATCCTCCACTTGTAAAATCAAAAAACTTTTATTATATTTGCCATATGGAAGGATATATCTATTTGGGCGAATACTATGACGTTCTCGGGAGAGAACTCGACACAACCGACAAGAAGATCGGGAAAACTATCTCTTTAACTCAAAGGGAGTATCAGCTTAACAGGACAAAATCTCCGATAGGATACAAGATTATCTCTGCGTATATGGTAGATGATATGGATAAGGTAGAAAAACTCTTACACGCAATCCTTGATAGCCGTAGACTTGTTGGTGAATGGTTTAGAGATGAAGAAGATACTCTAACGGGTGAGTTTATTAACTTTATGAATATCTATGGTGCAACCACAATGGATATGGTACAAATCAAAGAAGAACAGAGTGCACTAAGTGGGGATGAGAGATTGGTAAAGATTGCCGACTCATTTGGTAAAGATACAATGTTGATTCGAACATACAAAGGTATAGACTATGACGTGTTGCTTGATTCAAAGGGAGTGTTACATTTCAATAATGAAACATTCGACACACCAAATAAGTTCTACAACAGTGGTTTACTTAAGTTCTTAACGGGTAAACGAGGAAATAGTGGGACCAATCAGGTAACACAATTTAAAGTTAAGGAGACAAGAGAATCGTTAAGGGAGTTATAATTTTGTTATATAATCTTTTGGTGGGTTCATTATTAATCATTATATTTGTTACATGAATATTTTCTTTTTAGACTTTGACACCAATAAATGTGCAAAATACCATTGTGATAAGCACGTTGTTAAAATGATTCTTGAAACTGCACAACTTTTGTGTGGTACCCATCATGTTATAGGTGGGACCGCACCTTATAAGTTATCACACAAAAACCACCCATGTGCAATTTGGACAAGAGCATCGTTATCCAATTATCTTTATTTGTGTGACCTCGGTTTGGAGTTATGTAAGGAATATACATATCGATATGGTAAAAGACACAAGTCTCAAGATGTTATCGAATGGTGTTTAATAAACAAACCTGATATTCATGACGTTGATTTTACTGCACCACCGTTGGCTATGGGTGATGAGTTTAAGATCGGTAACGATGTGATTGAGTCATACAGAAACTACTATCGTGAAGCCAAAAAAGGTTTTGCTAATTGGAAAAATAGAGATATACCTGAATGGTACCAAACAGAAATGGTATGAAAAATTTAGAACCATATATTAGTTCATTTCTTGATGGTGTTGTGGACAACTACGAAGTACATAATGAAAATGGGGTATATGTTATAACGCTCGTTGTGGATATGAGTTACAGGGAAGAATTTATGGATTTTTTACCATTAATACGTGATATGGGAAGAATGGCAATAAGACGCAGGTTAGAAACGTTTTTACCTGACAATTTATATCATATAACAGCTAAAGTAATCGAACCCAATGTACAACAGACTGAAACATCTAATATTATCCTACCTATTTCCCGTACCCAAACTTACCAAGGATGAAAGGTTAATACGTGTTATGGGTGAGTATCTTAAATTTATAGCTGAGGTTCCGTTCGATGACTTCAATATAAAACTCCATGATAAAGATTCACTCGTGGAGATTTATTTGATATATGATACATGGGAAAGAACATATCTAGGTATTAAACAAGAACACGCAATAGAAAGAGATATGGGTAATATGTTTCCATATAGTTTTATTGTAAACGCTGTTGTATCATATACGAATTAGGATATATTTATTAATATGAAATTGCACGAAGAAGTATTAAGAATTAAATCAATGATGGGAGTAATCACAGAAGATGAGGTTACATTCCCAATAACTGTTAGTGGTAACTACAAAGTAGGGAAAGACGATTGCGATAGTTTCCATTCGTTTAATGACAACGGAAAAAAAGAAATCGGGGGAATGAACAGAAAGGTTAATGAAGTATTAATGGATGTTTATAAAAAAGGTTTTAACCCTGATATCACAGCAGTAGATGTTGTTATGAATAGTAATACTATGGAAGTAAAATGGTCTGTCACAATTAATAAAAGTGAAGATGGTAATGCGTGGATAGGAATATATAGTAGAGGTGGTGGTGCAAAATCAAAACCTGGTGCATACCCTGATAGTATTAGTACGACTTCAGGACATGCGAGCATAGAACAATCTAAGACATCTAACTACATTAAAAAGAGGGGGACAGTAGATGAAATGGTTCCTGTAAAGATATTAATTCATAATCCTAAGACAGGATGTAGAGTTAAACAGATATTCTACAAATATACACTTAACGAATATCCCACATTAGAAGAAAAGGTAGAAGAACCAACAAAGGTAGATGATACCAAAACTGATTTACCGACAGAACCTCGTAAAAAAGATTTCGATGGTACACCATATTACAAAACAATGTTAGATAATCCTGATTACCAATAAGAGTATAGGTTTAACTTACTCACTCATCTCTACCGTTCATTTCATTCACTACGTTTTTCGTTCATAAGATTAATCCTACACTCTTTGTATTGATTTTACGAGGGGATTTACCTATCTTTATCAAAAAAACAAAAACATATGAAAAATTTAAAATTATTATTACTTACGTTACTAAGCGTATTATCTTTTAACTTGTTCTCACAGACACAAGTTTACACAACACAAACATCAGGACCAAACGTATGTGATGGGACGGCAGCGTTAGACAGTACAGTTGTCACAACATCAAATATCGTATGGCAAGGAATGGGTATGGTTATCGGTCAGGGAAGTTACTATGTAACAAACCTATGTCCTGGATCATACAGCGTTACATTTGTAACCAACAACACACCTGTGACATTAACGTTTGTTATCACGGCAGGAACATTTAACCCATGTCTAAACTTCGGTGGGTATATTACTACAATTGACTCTACGATTAATGATGGATCAATGACGGTAAATGTAATAAACGGAACGGCACCATACACATATCAGTGGAGTAATGGTAATATGCTTCAGACAATCAATAATTTACCTGTAGGTGGATACTGTTGTTATGTAATGGACGCAAACGGATGTAACACTACATTATGTGATTCAATCGTAACACAATCAATGGGTGATACGTTAATTATAAACAACGCAGGTACATGTAATAATCCTTTAAGTACTTTTACCTCAACAATAGAGGATTGTACGATTAATTATAATACAGTTGACACTACATATATGACAATAAATAGTCCTATTAATAGTGGTTTAGATAGTATTTTATGTGTGTGGTATGTTATTGATACAACAGGTACATACCAAACATATATGGTGAACTACCCAATGATAGACTCAACAGGATGTTATAACTTCCAATTAGTTGTATATTGTTATAATAAAACAATGAACTATAAGACTATCGTTTTAAATCAGAATGAGTATGTAGGATTCGTAGGGATTGACGAACTATCAGGTAACAGTAAACAACTTATTCGTGTTTCAGATTTAATGGGTAGAGAAGTTAAGATACAACCAAACAAGATGTTAATCTACACATACAGTGATGGATCTAAAGAGATAAAGTATATTAACGAATAATATATTTCACATAAAGTAATTAGAATCCTCCATTGTAGAATGGGGGATTTTTTATATATTAGCATTATGAAAGATCTAACTAAATATGTAGAATCACTCCTTGATGGGATAAAAAACCCGTGTGAAGTAAAATATGTGGATAATGTATATTATGTGGATATTGTATATGACTACGGAAATAATGTAAATCTATATCGTTTTGGTGATTTCTTAATAAAAAGCTTGGTTACTAAAACAGAAGCGATGTTAGCAACATATCTACCTGAGACTATGTTTAAAGTTAGTGTTAACCGTATTAACATACCGATCGAATACCAAACTATTAATGTGACTTTTACTGTATCGTCAGAAATAGATTTAGAGGGGATTTCAAGTTATGTGGTAGATTATAATCCTATGGGTTATTTAGACAATACAAATCAATTGTAAAGATGAAAGACCTAACTGAATATATTGATTTAATTTTACAGGAATTAAATATCCCATTAACGGTTAGTTTTATGAATGAGACTTATTTCATCGTGTTTAGTATTAAAGACCTTAGATACGATAACGAAATAGTTAGAAATTTAATTAAAGCGGAGGTAGATAACGTAATTAATAGATACATTCCTGAAGGGACTATTAATTACTTGATTAATATTAATGTATCACGATATTAATACATTCCATTCACTCACTACAAAGGGAGACTCCATACGGGTCTCCTTTTTCGTTCATAAATGTATTGTATTATTATCGGTTAATTAAACGATATTATAAGTTATCGGTTATATAGACGATATAGTTCTACCGTTTACATTTCTATATAATATATGTGGTAATTATTAGGACATATCTTAAACCTTATTGTAATGGTCATTACAGTAATGTATATTACGTTAAGATAATATATGATTATTGTCATATATTTTCGTTTATATGATTATTATCATATAAATCATTTCCCCCATTTACAATGGGTCCCCCATATATGAACGTAACATTATGGTGACCTTTATAGTAACTTTATTTTATCATGTATATGGTGTTCACTAAAAGGGTATGTTCAGTGACACTGAACAATAGAAAATAATGAACAGTATGGTATGATTATATGGTAAGTTATATAAGTTCTTTACTGATGATAGTTTTATCTTATATCATTATTGTCAGGTGAAACCTGATATATCTGATATGAATAATAACTACCACTTTCTACCACTAATATGGTGGTCTTTATGGTTGTTATCTATCGTTGGGGACATGACTTAATGACACGTTGAAGGGGATATTTTCGGTTCCCTATACGTTGGAAGAACTATAGGACTTCGTCTCCGCGGCTACTACATCATAGGGACATTTTTTAGCTGGAAAACGTCTATATATAAAAAAACCCTTCTATCACCACCACTAGGGGGGATTTTTTACCCTCCTGATATGACCAGCGGTAAAAAGGGGTGGTAATTAGTGGTAAGACCATGTGGTAGAAAGTGGTAAAAGGGATTGTGCCGTGAGCGTTCGCTGACTGACATTTTGACAAAATCAAGCAAAATGGTAAAAATAGTTATCAACAATCCCCCCTGACAGTATGTCATCCCCAATTTGTTATTCACAAATAGGTTAATATTTATTAACATTAATGTACATATGGACCCAATGATTAATTTTATAACAAAACATTATACCCCAACGATCACTGAGGACAGTATGGGGATGAAATGTATATTCAAACATAACGAAGGATTGACCGATGACGGAGTTGTCTATTTTGAATTCTCAAAGAGGGGATGGTCAAAGAAACCCATTGTTAATAAAAGACAATATGTAATTGTCGATGCTAACATGGGGGATGTGTTACAGTTTTTAAATCAGTACTATAATTTATCTGAAGAGGATTACCACCAAGTAAGAACATCAATCATTAACTTGGCAATAGATAAGATGGATACTTTCTATTCTTAGTCCATAGGTTCAATGTCTTCATCAGTAATCAAATGACGACGAATGAAAGAAGACACTTTAGAAGTGGGGAAATAGTTAAGGGTCATCATGGAACCCCCAATGAGTAGAACACCAAAGAGTGTTACATACCCGATGATAAGATTGATTAGTAGGATAGTTTTCATATGTACAAGTATAAGAAGAATATCTGAGACTGACAAGACCTTCCCTCACAAATAATGGGGACCTTTATTTTTTTTAATAAGACAGGTTGGAGTCTACACTCCAAGGGGTGTTGTTCCCCCAGCCCGACATCTCTCTCACATTGTCCATACAAAGATAGTGAATGTAATTGACACTACCAAACAAACCATTTAGTTTTTTTAAATTAATCGTATATTTATATTATGAATTCGTTCCCCCCACAGTAGGGAGTTAGTTGTTCAGGAACCAAGTCGGTCCGTAAAGTTCAAGATGAATTTGTTCAACATACATTCTTTGTGATTCCCCCTGTAGAAGGAGGGGAATTTTTTTATGCCTATATAAAAAAATATAAGGCAGGGTGGAGTCTACTCGGTCCCCCTCGATTAAAAAGGTTACACCATAAAGGTACGGATAATAATCGACACCACAAAACAATCCCCCACATTTATTTCAGATATAGTTACAAACAATTGTTGTGGATAACTTATGGTTCCCTACATAGGGGGACCTATACTTTGGCATACCCCCTCCTCCTCATATATTGGGGGCCCCCTCCCCCGTATCCCCCCTCTTATATGACACTTTGACAGGGTCAAAAAGGGGGTCAATCCCCCTTGCAGAGTATAAGTTTTAAAAAAGGTAATATGGTCTTAAAAAATATTTTGGGAAAAAATCTTTAAAAATCGGAATACCCCCTATATACGAAAAAAAAATTCCAGAAAAATTTTAGGAAAATCGGGGTATTTATTCTTATATGAAAAACCTCATCAAACATATTTTAAAAGAAGAGACCAATAAGTCGGTTAGACTTATTTCCAAGTACTATGATATTGAAGGGGAGGGTTCCACATATCGTGGAGATAATCAATTTCAAACCTATGTCACATTCTTTCCAAAGAACTACGATGATGATATGACTCCTCTTGCTGGAACATCTAATTGTTATTGGGAGATTGATGAAGATGGGGAACTTGAATTTAAGTTTATGACTCTACCAATGGAAACAACAATACCTATTATGTCTTATATTGGGGACACCGAAGAATTGGAAGACTACTTGGAGGATATTCATGTAGAGGAAGCTGAAAAGTTCTTATTAAGGATTAATAAATCCCGACTTAAATAGATTACCCCCAACGAATGGGGTTTTTTGTTTGACAAAATCTAACTTATTTTTTATCTTTACTCTACTATGGGAAATCCACTATTAATTATTTGCTTTATAATTGTATATGGACTATTGGCGTTAAATGATTACTTATCAAAAAAATAAAAATGAAATATACATTAAACACTTATGGATGGTCAGCTGAATTCATCGGTAAATCCATCACCAAAGAAGAGACAGAACAAATTGAAAACCTTATGAAAGAACGTGAGGTTGATGAGTTATCTGAGATAAGATTTGAGATTGAGGACAATATGGACTTTGATATGTGGGATGGAGATTTATTACATATCAACAAATCATTGGATAACGGATATACTCACTTTGAATTAATTGGTGAAGGTGGAGAGGATACCGTTTTAAGGTTCAGTATTGATGACATCAAAGCAAATGAGAATACCAACGAATATAATGTATTTCCAACGAAAGATTCTGATGTATATTTTAGTGTTGATGAGAATAAAGGTGGAATCTGTTCATATGTATTTGAAACTGAGGATATCCCAAATATTGATGATTTCAAATATACTGTTGGAATAATTGAAACCCCCTCTGATAATTATTGGCAAGTTATTGATGAGATTTTATATAAGGGGAAACCTCTTGAGGTCTATGACCATCTTGATAGCAACGGCAAATCATCCAATTTAGAAATATTTAAATTCCCTATTTAATATGGACCTTAATAAAATACGTCCCGAAGATTATACGTTCCCTCAGACATATTCCACATACAACGAATATAAGTCTATTCGTGAGGAATCTGAATTAAGATACCTCATCCATACAAAGTATTTAAAAATGTTGGGGGAGTTTATTGAAATGATGTACCCTGGTTTAAAATTTGATATTCATATTAGAAATAGAGATCCTAAAGAACGTAGACCTGATTGGTATGGTCATACATATATGGAACTTATTGTATTTGATATGATTGCCTCCCCCGTTTATAATCCTAATACGTTTGAACCTTCGTATCGAACCCCACATTGTCAGGAATATATTAGCGGTGAGAGATTATATTATGATATTAATTCATATATTCCTGATATTAATAAACATCTTTTAATATCTTTTTTTCGTTGTAATGATTTTTCGATGAACCTGACGGACATCCCTTCTTTTGAATGTTGGAGACAATATTTTATGTCGGACAGTAGAAGAAGAGAAATGTCTAGAGGGTACGATTACTTTTAATTGTTGTAGTATTTATATATAAAAAATAATATTATGAAAAAAGTAATTAAATTAACCGAATCAGAATTAACAAATCTTGTTAACCGTATTGTTAGTGAGGAGATGGAAGATAATACTTTATACTCCGATATTATGGACGTTATAAGAAACTCTAATGCAAGTCACGAAGAAGCCGTTAGTATTTTAAGAAACATTGCCGATGAAATGACATCAGATAGAAGAGTAAAACGTGATGCGGTATCTCGTTTTAGAGATTATAGATTGAAAGATTAATACTAAATGTAAAAATATTTGAAACCTCATCTTAACGGATGGGGTTTTTTGTTTATGGTGAGGTGTATTTTCTGGAAAAATTTTTTTACACCGAACCTCCCCCCCGCCCCCTCCTTGTTTTTTGTTTGGTTTATTTGTATATTTATTTTACATGAGAACGAACCAAAAACTTAAGGACCTACTTAAAGGATTATTTGAAAATAAACAATATGAGTCGACCATCATTGACGAGGAATTATATTTTGATGATGTAAATTCTGAAATGTATGTTGATGACGAATATGTGTTCCGTTATACAATGAAGGTTGGAGCTGTTGTTGGTGAAGGTACGGGAGCTGTTGGTGACATCCAAGTAATCATTTCTTCTATCACAAGAAACGGTGAAGATTTTTATTCCAATTGGAGATTGGATGAATATAGTTCAAATACGTGGTATATGTCTGAATTGGAAGAAATAATTATTAGTGAGTATTTTGATTTAATCCCATTCTCAATATATGTTACTTTCTATGGGCATGATGAAAAGATAACGTAAGATATATTTATTTATATGAGAGTAATTATAACGGAATCACAAAACGCCATTCTTAGAAGATACGGAAGAATCAAGGAACTTTTTGATAACTACTTGTTGGTACATAATATTACTGCATTTGATACTTTTGAAAGCTTCTTTCAAGGATTGTGTTGGGACATTGCTGTTGATATGATAGATAGAACAAAGATGGATCAAGATTCATATGTTACTCTTAGAAACCAAATTATTCAGTTCGTTAAAAATCATTTTTATGAAGAATATAAAGAATGGTGGGAAAGACGAACAAACCGTATTTCTGAAAATGTATCACCAAAGGAAAAAAGCAAAAGGTTTTTAAAAGACGAACTTAATATTGATTTTACAAATGGTATTGAACAAATAACCTCATCGTATGATGTCCCAATGTCATTTGACGAGGGTATTGGTCCTGAATCGATTAGAAGGTTTTTGAACCATTGGGGTCCGATGTATCTTGTTAATATCAATGGTAAGAAATTCCTTTATCAAGACAGAGGTGAATTTGAGTGGTTTATTGATGAAGAAGGATTTGATTATGTTGATAATGAAATAATTGAAGAACTCGGTATTGATGTAATGGGTTTAACTTTTTCTGATATTATTGACATGTATTTTAATGAGGAGGATAATATATGAAAATTATAATTACAGAAAATCAATATCGTTTAATTCGTAGATCATCCCAAATTGATTCTATGGTTGAACCTATTATGGATTCTGTTTATAAATTTATTCAAGGGGAACAAAGTTTTCCATTGGATAAAAGAAACTTTGCCGATTTTAAACAAATTGTTGCTTATAAATTGGCCTCCACCATTATTAATAATGAATCATTTTTAGATAACGATGAAAAGGTCACATTGAGAAACCAAATCCAAAGGTATGTCGAGACTAATTACTATTCTAAAATGAAAGATTATTTCATGTCACTTGCAGAATAAATAAAAATATATAATATTTATAAAATAAAAAAAATTACTATGGAAAGATTAATTAGACTAACAGAAAGTGAGTTAATAAACTTGGTAGAAACTCTAATCAAAGAAGATGAAGACCAATGGGTTGATGATTCACGAGAAATGGAAGATGAGACGGATTTTTCTAAAATGGAAATCCCTCAAGAAATAGCAAACGATAAACACTTTCAAAGAATTGTTAGATTTTTTGAAAATAATCCAGAATTGGCTAATGAGTTGGGTCAAGAACTTGATGGTAGTTTGAATGAAGATTACGAATACAAAGATTATACTGACGCTCAACCAAAAGAAATTTCTAAAAACGAGTATTGGAGAAGAAAGTTGACTACTTTAGGTCTTGGAGCACTTGCGGGAGCAATTATGGCAATCCCAATGGCGGGTGGTCTTGGTGCTGAAGATATTTTAGAAATGGCATTGGCAATGGCTGCAGGTACTGCGACAGTTGCGGGTGGGTTAATTTCTAACGTAAGTAGAACAAAAATTAAATAAAAAATACCACATACAAAATATTTGACCCCCTCTCTATTGATTGGGGGTTTTTTATTTTCTATTATTAAATAAAAAAAATATATTATGGCGAAAATTAATGTTTACGGGACGGAGTCCTATTGTAGTTGGATCTGTAGAGAACCAGTTGAGGTTGATACCGATAACTATCCTGAGTTAGAAGGAATGAGTGAAGAGGAAATGAAAGAATATATACGATCTAACGCTTACGAGATGAAAGCGGTTAACGGAGAATGGTATGAGAACTTGGAGGAAGAATTAATGGCGAGCGATATTCGTAGAGATAAAACCAACAACGAAGAAATGGGAATTATCTTTGACGGAGAATAATTAAATTATGGAAGAGAATAAACTAAAGGTCACAGTTGAGGTAACTATCGAAGGGGATAATAATTATGTATTTGATATTTCTGCCCCTAACTCTTTGGATACTGATATGATTCGTTCTGTGCTGGTCGGAGGAGTTGCCTTATCTATTAGGGTTGAAGATGGTCCTAAAAATCAGGCAAAGGCACTAAGGGATGTCATCGACTATTTGGAGTCCGAGTTTATTAATCCTGATTCCTTCTCTGATGCTAAATCATTTAAATAGTTTAATCCCCACCTCATCAGTGGGGATTTTTATTTCTATTATATTTATAATAAATGGAACAAGAAAAAATATATAAGTTATTTAAACTATTCGCAGGTGACGTAATAGACCTCCATGGTTTAAAAATAACCTTAACCTCAATTGGTAAAAGATTTAAAAAAGATGAAGAACAAAATGTGATGTATTTTGATATATTTAATCCAAATAAAATACCATATTTCACTACTATAGTTGCTGACGAATTAAACGATATTGTTGATTCTTTTGGGGAGTACGTCAATGAAGGTTTTTTTATTGAATTTGATGACGATGTTAAAGAAGGGTTAATTTTAAATAGTAAATTTTTAAAGGAAACTAAAAAGGTCTTCGATGATTTACCGTTTATATATTTTCAAATCCAAAGTAGTGAAGGTCCTGTTGATTACAGGATATATGGTAAGAATCTTGATATCACCACCAATTGGGAACCTGATATGTTTTCAATAAATAATATTTTTAAACCAACCAAGGCAACGTGCGATGGTGAAGTTGCGGATATTAAAGAGGTGGTTGGATATTATGATGAGTTTTTACAAGGTGTTGAAACTTATTGGGAAAGTGAGAATATGTATCAAGAACTGGATTCTATAATAACTAAATACCCACTACTAAACGCCGATTGGGTTGCGACTTATTATGATACCAAGTTTAAGTTCGATTAATCGACATATTTATAATAAAAAATATATACTATGAAAAAGCTATTAAAAAAATTATTTAAAAAACTATTTGGTAAAAAGGGTTATGTTGCCCCTACCCCTGAATCGTTAGAAGGTAAAATCTTAACGGCCCTGAATACCATTATTCAATCCGACACAATTCAAAGCTTAGAGTTTAAAGTTTCTTCAAGTTGTGATAAAACTTCTGTCATTAATGACATTGAATTTTGTGATGAGGTTTACGTACATGACAGTTATGAAGAACAAACATTAAACGACGCCTGTATCCAAGCTTGTAAGGCAACTAAAGATGCTGCTTACGGAGTTTGTGATGCAACTAGACAAACTTGTAATACCGGATGTGATGCGGTTAAAGTGGGTTATGACGGATGTATTAGTGCTTGTGATGTGACAAGACAAGCTTGTAAAGGTGCATGTTCTACCGTTGACTGGACTTGTGGAGGTTGCTGTTCTAAAGGATGTGATTCTGCTTCTTCATCTTGTAAGTCAGGATGTAATTCGGCTTTCCCTTACCAAAGTTGTACGGATAGTTGTAACAAGATGTCATCTGATTGTAAAGCAGGTGCCGACTCAATGTATAATGGATGTGTTGACGCTTGTGGTTATTTAACAATAACAGGTGGATATTCATTTAGATTATTAAATATTAAAGGTGTTGGTACCATTCAAGTGACTAACGTTTATGATGTTGTTGCTAAAGAAAATCAAACAAACGTGTTTAGTGTTACCATGGATTTAAATATTCCTCAAGTAATTGCTAATTCCCATTATAAATTATGGCAAGATCCAATTCCTGCTGTTGAGGGAGACCTTCCTGTTGTTGCTTCAGGTGTTAAAGGTACAGGTAAAGGTACTTTAACTGTTGTTTGTGATGGTACAGATAAATCAGGATATTATTTACAATTGGACTCTTTAACAATTCAGATTCCGACTAATATCTACGATTCAAACGCACTAACACAATTAGTTTATGCTCTTGGTATGGACATTAACTATATCACAGCAGGTATTGTTGATATGAACCAAATGTTGTTAGATTTGGCTAATGGTATGTTATCGGCTGAAGTGTTAAAAGTGATTAATGGTATATTAGAAGATATGAAAATCTCCGACGCTAATTGCTAAGCATAAAAAAAATAAAAGTGAAACCCTACCTTATCGGTGGGGTTTTCTTTTTAAATAAAAAACCTATATTATATTATGACAAATGAACAAAAAGCCCAAGTGTATAATCAACTAATGTTTGAACATACAAAACTATCCAATCAAATTAATGCAATTAAAGGTGAGAGTTTCGAATTAAATATGGAACAATTACAAAGAATTAGAGTGATAGAATCTAAGGTTAGGGATATCATGAATAGGTTATCTAAATTATAATTTTTTTTATGGTTAGATGGTATATTTATAAGTAAACCAATTAACCATGGCAAACGCAAAAAAAGAAGGAAAAAAGAAAAAGAGTAGAAAAAGTATTTTGAAAACTCTTAGGATGATTGAAAAAAATAATATTCTAATTGCAGAATATAAGAAATCACTTTCTTAATATATTTATTTAAAAAATTATTATGGAAAACATTATTAGATTGACAGAAACAGAATTAATCGATTTGGTTAAAAATGTTATAAGTGAACAAAACACCAGAAGAAAGCCAACACCTGAGGAAATAGCGAAAGGTAAAAAGACAGGATATTACACAGTGAAAAGTGGAGATGAAATGTTATTAATCGCTAAAGCATTCGGAGTTACTATTACGGACATCCAAAAGTTAAATGGATTGACTAATAGTTACTTAAATGTGGGACAAAAATTAAGAGTAGTTAATAAAATTTATTAATATTGTAAAATATAATTGAACCCCCACCCTATCGGTGGGGTTTTTTAGTTTATAAACTATTTATTAAAATATGTTACAAATAGAAAAAATAATAACGTACGCACAAAGACTAAAAACTTTTTTAGAGGGGGAAGATTACCACACCCATAATATCACTACTTTTATTATCATTTTAAAAAAAGATGATATGGTAACATTATTTTTATCTAAATTAAGTAATGGTGATAAAGTAAAAGTAGCATACGCTACTTATTATTTACTTAAAGATTTTAGTGAGATTGAAGTTAAAAACATCATTAATAATTTAAGGTATTATGAGTTAAAGGTTTATAATGAACCTGAATATGAAGAAGAGTCTTGTGATGATTGTAGTGGTCACGGTAGGGAGGATTGCGATAGTTGTCAGGGGGATGGTGATGTTGAATGTGATGAATGTGAAGGTACGGGTCAGTTAGAGTGTTCTAGTTGTGATGGTAGTGGTGAAGAATCTGATGGTGAAACATGTTACAGATGTGACGGTTCAGGGGAAGAATCTTGCTATTCATGTAATGGGGATGGTCGAGTAACATGTGGTGCTTGTGATGGTGACGGTGATTTTGAGTGTCAAACTTGTCGTGGTAGGGGTGAAGTTGAGGGTAATGAGTTGGCATACGATGAAGAAATACTGTTGGTTGCCTACGTTAAAAAAAGTGATACTCCTGAAATAGAACTGAATGAAGTAATGGATCTTGATGATTATGAAAAAATCCAAAGGGGACTTGACCACTCAGGGATTATCATCAGACATTTTTATGGTAAAACTGAAACTGAATATTCTTTATATCAAAAGTATAGAATAGAGATGGACGACTATTATATTTTTGAAAGTGAGGGTAAAATGGATGATTATCCATGGGCTTGGTAATGAAATGACGTACGGATGAGAAGAGATTACATAATACAATGTATCGGTGATATTCAATCACATGATGGTTTGTGTATTATGATATTAAATTTAAATGATAGTTTTATTGGTGAAACAAACATGACTACATTAGATTATGGAAAAGAAAGATCGGAATCGTACGTAGAATTATTGGGTAACAAACCTAAATTTTTTAATAATGAAAATACGGTTTACCAATTTGGTTTAAAAGTATTTGAGGATTTTCAAAAACAAGGGTGGGGAGAAAAATTAAAATTAGAGTGTCACAAAATTGCTTGGGAATCAGGATATAGTTATATAACAAATATTGTTAGAAGAGATAATGTTGGTTCACAAAAATTAATGAATAAATTAGAATATAAAAGATTACGTGGTAATGATATTCGAGACCTATACTATTACGAATTATAATGTTTACTGAAGAAGAAATAAAAAAAATTAATAAAAGTTTGGAGAATCAAGAATTTGAAACTCAAGTTGGTTTATATCCTGATTCGGTAGAAAACCATACATTAACTTTTTCATTTGAAATTGTTGGGATAAGAAAAATGATTTCAGTCGGTGAGTATTATGATTATGCATTTTATGATATAACGATTTTAGATGTCTCAGACACACTAAAAAAATACTTATCAATTGTCCTTGATATCTTTTATCAAAATAAACTTGAGGGGACGATGAAAGAAAGATTAGAATATTGGTTCAAAAAAGATAGTTATATTCTTAGAAAGGTTAATGAAGAAATTGATGATCTTTTAGGATATTACCATACGGGTGATTATACACGTAGTAGTATGAGAGACGTTTATCTATCCGATAAACTAGTTGAGGAAATACAAAATACTGTTATTGAAAAATAACAAAAGGTCGGCTTAGGACCGATATAGCAACGGCTATATAAAACCCCCATCAGTGTCGCTACCAATGGGGGTTTGTTTTTTTTAGTCGATAGAAACTACTTCTAAATCGAAGATAAGTTTTTTACCTGCTAATGCGTGGTTAGGGTCTAAAACAACACTATCCTCTTTTACTTCTTTAACGGTAAAAATAATAGGACCCATCTCAGTTTGTGCTTGAATTTGCATACCAACCTCAACTTCACCTGGCATTTGGTCTTTAGGAACTTCTTGAATCACATCTTCAATATACTCACCGTACGCTTCTCCACATTCGATTTCAATTGTTTTTGTTTCTCCTTCAGCCATATCCAATAGACCGTCTTCAAAACCTTTAATAAGTTGACCTTCTCCTAATTTTGCGTTAAGTGGTTCACGACCTTCAACCATTGATGTGTCAAAAATTGTCCCATCTTCTAATTTCCCCGTGTAGTTAACAGTCACGGTACTGTTGTTTAATACTTTCTTCATCATTTTTGTTTTTTTAATTTTAATCATTATTATTTATATAGTAAAACTATTTATTAAAAAAAACTATGTGGAGTAGAAAACAACAAACAATTCAAAGTACTAATTTAATTGCTGAAGAAAGATACCTTAATCAAAAATTCTCATTGAAAGAAGAGGAAGAAAATCAATTACCTGAATTTCAAGTAACACCTGAAGGATTTGGTAAATATAAAATTAAATATACTTGGAAGTCTAAAGGTGTAACAATACCTAAGGATGCTAGAGAGGCCGAGATATTCCAAGACCCAAAATTTGAATCGATTACTAAAATTTATACTAACCAAAAAGATGCTCAATTGGCTGTTGACGATATGATAAGAACTAAATCCTCTTTGTTTAAATAATATTTTTTATTATCTTTACAAAATGAAAAAAATAGAAACATTAGAATTACCCGAAATCAAATCTTTGTGTAAAAAATACGGAATTGGTGTTATTGGAGATAAAAAAACCTTAATAAAAAACCTTAAGTATTATTTGGACCCAGTTCAAGACGTTTTAAATACTCATCAGGGTAGAAAATTACCTCAAGGTAAAACCATTGTGGGTGTGAAAGTATCTGAAAAAGAAAGAATCAATCGAATTTTAAAATCAAAGGGAAGCTTTATGTATTATTCGTTAGGGTACCAATATTATTTGGTGGATAAAGATTTAGTTTAACGAAGTATTTATAAATAAAGTCTTTAAAAATGTTGTTTAATAATTTATCAGATGGGGTGTTAAGAATGGTATTAACATCTATGCATGAAAGATTTGAAGAGAATGATATTGAAATAGACTTAGATAGTTATGATCTTTATGAAGGTGATGTTGTTGAAATTATTAACGATATTTTAAAATACTTTGGTATTGATAATGCGGGATCTGAAGAATGGGGATTTTTTATTTCATTATATTTAGATAATCCTGATTATTCTAATATGGATGTTAGACTTGTTAAACCTGAATTAAAAAAATATAATGTTATACATTCAGAAGATATGGTAATTTATAAAACCACTAAATATCTTAATGAAATTTCATCATATATACCATTAACGGAAAACATCATTTATAGTATGAGAAATACTGGTGAATATGATTATTGGGATGGTAGAATTATTGGTGAAGATATCTATGACAGTGAAGTAAATGAAGATAACATAGATGATATACAACTGATTAAATAGAAATGGGTAGACAATTTATTATAACGGAAAATGATAAACAAAGAATTTTATCTTTGTATGGTTTAATTAATGAGGAAACCACAACGTCAATTGTTGGTAAGGTGGTTTCTGATTATGTTATGTCTGCGGATATCCTTAATTATAGTGAGAGTAAAACCCCTGTAGAGGATGTTGAGGTTATACTATCAACAATAGAGAACGGGTATTTAGTGAAGGAACAAAATACCACAAAAACAGATTCGGAAGGTAAATTTAAATTTGGAAATTTAAATGTTACATCAAACATTTTAATTACTATTCCTGAATTTGGGTCTTTTAAGAAATTAGAAAAAAAATTAAAAACAATTAAACTTAACGTTGAAACCAATGTGGGAGATTTGGTGTTAACACCTAAAGATGAAGTTATTAATAAACCAACCTCATCTGAACTTAACCCATGTGGGGATTTTAAATCTACCGAAGACGAATATTATGGATATGGAGAAGGACCTATGGATGTTTCATCGTGGGACCCTAACAATTTGACATTATCCAAACCGGTAATTATGGCATTACAGTCCGCAGTTTTAGAATACTTTAAAACTAATGAAGATGTAAATGCCAATCTTGAAGAAATTACGGACGCAGTTGCTGATATTAAAAATAAATTGGATTATGAAATAGTTTGTAATAAAAATATTATGAACAATAATTATGTTGTTGTTAAAATTACTAAAGAAGGATTTGAAAAATTTATTTTAGATTTGATGATGTCGAATAACGAAATCACACCAGAAACTGAAAGTAAAATTGAATTTGAAGATATCCCTTTTAAGGAGGCATTACAAAGGTCTTGGGATTTTGATAGAAATATATTTTTATTAGTAGGTTTAAATAGTGATGACAACACCAAAGAAACGTTAAACAAATTAAACTCATCAAAGAATAACGTTGATGTATTAAATTCGTCCAAATACTTACCATTATATTACCAAGTTGATAGAAGTAACGAAGACCATTATATGGCGGCATCGGAACCTTTGAATATTGATACCTACCCTACTGTGGTTGTGTTGAAAGCATCTAAGGACCCTAAAACAAATTACATTAAAGATAGTATTGAAACGTTATCAAAGATAGATGGGGTGTCTAATGATTTGACATCTCTTGATGATTTAAAATTATAAACAGATATTTATTAAATAAATTATTATGGACAACAAGATTAAACAAGAATTACAAGAAATGAAGTACCTTTTTGGTTATAAGGCTGGGAAAGTTATTTCAGAACAAGAGAATAGACCTGTCGAAGAAGACATGGATATGATAGACTTAAATACGGATGCAGATATGGACGTATTAGACATTGAGGATATGGATGATGTGGAATTTGGTGATACCACTATAAAACCACAAGTAAGACCTGATGTCGATACACCAACAAAACCTAAAAAACCTGGTACACCTTATAGTCCAAAACCAGGACCTAAGAAGAACCCTAAAGCTGAGGATGAAAGTGGATTACCTAATTGGTTATCTTTTGATGAATTAGGAATTGAAATGGGAGAGGAATAATGAAAAAACATCTATTAGAAGAAAAAAATCTATTAAGAGCAAAACTTGTTCTTGAAGGTCTGTCAGATAATGAGATGGACAGATTGGCAACCATTAATTCCAAACTTAATGAAGCTCCTATAGATTATGAAGGACCTGAAAGAATGGAACCGGGTATCGAAAGAAAAATCACAGGTAAAGAAACTCCTTACCATAACTTCCCTGCTATCCCAAAAATGGATAGAGACTTTATTGAATTGATTTCATCTAAAAGATTTAAAGATTCAGTAGAGAAAGTAAGAAGATACATGGGTAACACACAAGTTATTCAAGGGGGTAACCCACTTATGCAATTGATGATGACTGTTATGCAGTCTATGCAACAAATTGTCGGTATTCAAATGAGACACAAAGAAGAATTGGAGCAACTAGCGATTAAACTTGTTCAAGAAGAGATGGGTATTCCTGAAGGTGCGATGCAATTCAAAGCTGAACTTGTAATGCAACCGATGGGTGCTGCCGAAGGGATGCAATCTGAACCTGAATTACCATCAGAAGAAGAAGTTGAGGAGTTTATGGGTGACATGGAAACTTTTAATTTAGAAAGATCTAAAAGAAGATTCATTAATTCACTCATCCAAGGGGCCGCGTTTAAGGGAGGACATATGTATGTTTTAGTTTCTAACGAACTTAACGATATGGACCCAAGATTATTGAATCTTTATGGTGTATCACAAGCATTAATGGAACATGCTTATTGGATTTTCCCTGATATGGAAGGTATGGCCGGTGGTGGCGGTGGTCAAATGGGTCAATCAGAGGTTGATGAAGAAACAGACCCACCAACAGTTAAGGCAAAGGCGGTAACATTCCCATTATTGGTTCACGAATTAGTTAAAGGTGTGTATGAAATCTTTGGAACTCACGGTTTACCTGATGATCCAAAACAACAAGAGATGATTTTAAATGCTGAAGATACATTACCAGCGGAAATATGGGATTCAAGACTTGGTCCTATCTTTTGGGAGAAGTTTACGTCTACCTATCCTATGGAATTGTTTGATGAAGATAAAAAACACATCCAACACTACTTGTTTATGCGATTTTCGGCACTTGACGCTAAAGAATTCTTTAAAATTGCACAATTAATAATGAATGATGACCCTAAAGGTAGACAATTCATTGAAAGATTGGTTGATGGTATCATAAATGACTTAAAAAAACAAGCTTACAAAGAAGCATTACCAGATGAAGATGATGATAATTATGACGACATCGATTTATCGGATTTAGGATTATAAAAATGAAAAAAATGATAAAAAGAATCACAGAAACGGAAATTAACAGAATTGTTAAAAATATTGTTAATGAAAATGAAGATTTCGTAACCGGAATATCAGCATCTGAAAGAACTGAGTTGGTTGATGACGTAATTAATAGAATAAATGAACATGGGACAGACTATATTGTTGAATTAAACAAATTAAATAGTGAATTCCCTGTTGAAAGATATAAAAGACAAGAAAGAACAAGAAGAACTGATTTTGAATTACCAAAAGGTGTCAGAGTTAAAAGTAGTATCTTTCCTGAAGACTAATACATCAATAAATCTAACTGAAACCCCATTTGAATTAATCATATGGGGTTTTTTATTATAAAAACATTGATTTTGAACGTTTTTTACGGTGAAATGTAATAACAAACCTGTGAACCTCGTCTTGAATAGACCCAAGTAGGTTAAAAAACTTAGATTTTTCAAATTTTACACTATTTCCGTCACAAAAATGGATAATATCTGACTTGTGAGACGAATTTTTACCAATTGATAACAAATCTACCCTATTAAGTAGTGAAAGTTCCTCAAAAACCTTCTTTACTACCCCTAATTGTCCTTTACCGCCATCAATCACTACCATATCAGGTAGTTTTTTACGTTCTTTTAATAATCTTGTAAACCTTCTACGTAAAACCTCATCAAAAGACGCATAATCGTCAGGACCATCTACCGTTTTAATGTTAAATTTACGGTATTCTGATGTGTTTTTCTTACCATTTGTGTACCTAACAAGGGCAGATACCTGACAATCACCCATAATATGTGAATTATCGTACATTTCTATGTCAATTGGGGTGTTTTTTAACCCATAAGTGGTCTTAAACTCGTCCGCAATCACTAAATAACCACCAATTCTTGACGATTCTACACATTTTTCATACTTATCAAGAGCATTTAACCTAAATTTAATGGTATTTGCCTGTTCAAACTCCATATTTTTACTAAATGCGTTCATTTTACGGGTTAATTTACCCCTAAGTTGGTCAAAATTGAATAAAATTACCTGTTTTAGGTCAGATATAACCTCACGATAGATAAATTTGTTAATATTTGACACACAAGGAGCATCACACCTACCCATATGATACTCTAAACAGACCTTAAACTTATCATTTTCAATGTTTTCGGGGGTTAATTCATAAGAACAGGACCGTAAATTGAATATATCGTGTAATAAATCATACATTTCATGACATAAACTACTACTTGGTACCTCAATTAATGGTTCAGAGTCTAAAGTTGTGTCATTTTTTACCACTAAACGAGGAAAATTGTCATTTGTAAGGGTTAAATACCATTTTTTTGACCGATCGTCCTTTAATTTGATGTTAAATTTAGGATTATGGGTCTTAATAAGGTCATTTTCAAGAATTAATGCTGAATTTTCGTCTAAAGTGGTCAAAAAATCAACATCTACAACGTTTTCTACCAATATTTTGGTCTTTGTTGAGTGATTTTTGTTAGAAAAGTACGATTTTACCCTATTTGGGAGGTATTTTGACTTACCAACATAGATAATTTGACCTTTTTTGTCTTTAAAAAGGTAACAACCACTACTTTTTGGGATATTTTTGAGTTTTTCTACTAACATTTAAGCTAAAATACTCATTTTTACAGTAAAAACCAACAAAAAAGACTATTTATTAGTATGAAAATCATAATTACAGAGTCACAATACCGTTTTTTGGTTGAAAATACCCAAGAAATAGACCAAATTTTGGATAAAATGAACGAAATTGGGTACGAAAACCTTGAAAATGAGGAAAAAATGACCCTAAAATCGTATTCTGAATGGTTAAATAGTGGTAAAAAGGGTGAATTTACCCCCCAAAACACCCCTAAAAACACCGATTTTGAGGGTAAAACAGGTGAAAAATGGACCCGTACATTACAAGATGGTAGTGAGTTTACTTTCCAATTTGACTATGAAGAGATAGAAAATGATGTAGAATTATACTTCGGTGTGGTTAAATGGAATGATACTGAATGGGTTGGTTGTATTGTTGCTGAAAAAGATGGTTCTTTAGCTCTTTTAGACTTTGTTGAGGATACTGGTGATTACGAAACTTATGATAACACGCAGATTTCATCTAAATTCGAACCAAAAACACATAGATATCTAAATAGTGAACTTGGTAATTTAGAAGATGAGGTTGATTATTTTGTTGAAGAAGTGATTATTCCTGAATTAAGCGATAATTAAGATATTTATATATTAAAAAATAAAAAGATGATAACTAAAAAAGAATTAATTAAAAAAGGTTTCAGTTCATCTTCATTGGTCTCCGAACAAGAAGAAGAAAAAGAGATGGATAAAAAACCATCAGGAAATGGTAAATTTACAGAAATGATGTCATTACTACTTCATTCAAGAACACAAGTACATACATTACATTTACAAACAAATTCATACCCTGAACACATGGCATTAAATGGGTATTACAACGGTATAGGAGATATCATTGATGGGTTAGTTGAATCATTCCAAGGAAAATACGGAATTTTAAATGGATACAAATCTTACGACATTGAGGGATATAAAAGTACTGAATCAACTATTAAATATTTACAAGATCTTTGTGGTAAAGTTGAGGATTTAAGGGATTGTTGTGATGACTCATACATTCAAAACCAAATTGATACTGTTTGTGAATTAATAAACTCAACATTATATAAATTACGTTTTTTAAAATAAAGGCGTATCACCTGAGCGATGAACCGTGGCGTAAGTCACGGTTTTTTTATGCTCTAAAATATAATATTCATACAACACTAATCTATAATTTTACCACATAAAAACCCCCATCCGAAGATTAGGTTTTTTTTACTCTATTCTTCCGAAATTCATAAACGTACCGCCATAATAACCGTTTAAAATATCGTTAGTTATCTTAACTCCCGTTGCGGTACTTTCTGAGTGTATCATATTTATTTTTTCACCATCAATTGAGTGGACTATACCTATGTGGTCAGCACCTGCCCTACTCGGTCCATTATCAAAAAATATCATATCACCTGGAACAACTTCGCTTTTATCAACAACCTTTGCTTGGTTTCGTAAACTTTCTGCCGTTCCTCTTGGTATGGTTACACCTGCCTGATTATAAGCCCAAGTAACTAACCCACTACAATCAAATCCTTCTTCAGGTGTTTCATCACCCCAACTATAAGGTTTACCTAATTGGGTTACGGCAGCATCCACTATTGACTGACCCGTCTCACTATATTTTAAATTTTTAGGTGTTCTTTTAGTTACATTTGATGGGTCTGTTAAATCTAAAGACCCGATAGCATCTCCAACCTTTTTTCCTGTTGACGGATCAATCATTTCACCATACTTACCTCCTTGTTCTACAAGTAAGTCTGATAGATTTTTTAACAGTGATATTTTAGACATAATAATAAATATCATGGTTTAATAATAATTAAACAACCCCCTTTGAAAATTATACTATCCTGGTGGTTTGATATATCATATATTTTTACTATTTATTAATAAAAAATCATATGAAATTACTACGTTATCTTTTTATTTTAATAACTTTTTATAGTTATTCTCAATATTGTCCATATCTAGGACCCAATCAATTATTACCTTGTGGTGTGGGGTCTACTACCCTAACTGCTGACTTAAGTCAGTGTGGTCCTGGAGGTCCTAACCCCAATCAAACAACAAATTACGGTGTTACAAATATTCCATTCGTAAATCAGACCAATACGGGTAATCAGTTATTCATGACTGATGATTCACAACAGGGACCTTTTCAAATAGGGTTTAACTTTTGTTTTTTTGGGACAACATATACGCAATTCTATATAGGTTCAAATGGTTGGATTTCATTCTCAGCAGGACAACCAACAACATTTACATCACAACCAATCCCAACAGGAAATGCTTTGGTACCTAAAAACTGTATTATGGGGCCTTGGCAAGATTGGCACCCTGGTTTAGGTGGACAAATCAGATATCAAGTACAAGGGGTTGCTCCGTGTAGAAAGTTAGTTGTTAGTTGGACAAACATGCCAATGTTCTCTTGTACTTCTAATTTTGGAACATTTCATATTGTAATTTACGAATCAACAAATTATATTGAAAACCACATTCAAAATAAACCGGCTTGTTTACAATGGCAAGGTGGGACTGCAACGCAGGGTATACATAATTCGTTAGGTACTATTGGTATTGCTTCGCCAGGAAGAAACTCAACTGCTTGGACAACACAAAACGAAGCGTATAGATGGACACCGAGTGGTCCTGTGGTTACCCCTACCCTAACATGGTATCAGGTTGGTAATCCAAACCCAATTGGTACCGGTCCGACCATAACAGTAACCCCACCAGCGGCAGGTGCAAATTATACCTGTCATTTTGTTTATCCTATTTGTAATACGGGATGGTCGACTTGTAATGCAAGTGCGGGATTAGGTCCCGATACGGTATTTGTATTGCCTGGACCACCGAACTTACCACCACCAATTATAAATCTTGTAAATCCGACGTGTGATAACTACTGTGATGGTATTGTTGACATAATCCCACAAGGGGGTACTGGTGTTCAAACAATCTCTTGGAATGGTGGTCAACCTCCATCATTTAATCAAATGGGGTTATGTGAAGGTTCATACCCATTTACAATAACAGACGGTGCTGGATGTACAGTAACTTCCGTTGCAACATTAGTAGACCCACAACCTGTTATTATTAATCCAATTATTGGTACAAGTATATTATGTTTTAATTCTACAACGAATCAATTTAATATATCAAGTCCAATACCTAACCTAGTATATAATTGGTCAACGACAAATGGTAATATAACATCGGGTCAAGGTAATGATACTATTAATTTAGATGTGACTGGAGTTGTTGGTGGGAACTACAATAATATGCTATCAGTTTATGGTGAGAATATTAATGGGTGTTTAAGTCAAACGGAAACATTTACGATTGACGTTTTAAACATACTACCAATAATAGACCCTATGGGTCCTTACTGTGAGTATGATGGATGTTTACCGATAACTGTAACTCCTTCAGGTGGTGTGTTATCGGGTAACAATGTTTGGAATGACCAATATTGTCCTGATAATGGTTTTGTTGGTCTCGATAATATTAATTATGTTTATTCACAATCGGGATGTATATTCGACACAAATATAAACGTACAAGTTTACCCACGACCATCGTTAACCCCTGTTATCGATGGAAGACCTAATGTTTCGTATGAATATCACGAATTATGTGAGGGTGATAGTATCATTGATTTATATGAAGCAATTTCCCCTAATGGTGGTTATAATGAATGGTATGTCTTTGGCGATACATTACAAGGACCAACAATTAATATCACTTGGGACGAAGAAGGTATGTTTGAATTTGAAGTCGTAAGATGGGAAAATGGTTGTGTGTCATTCCCTGAAGATTTTAACGTAACCATAGACCTTTGTCCTGAAGAACTAATTTACATACCTAATACATTTACACCCAATGGTGACGAACATAATCAAACTTTCAGAATGGTATTCACTGCAGGATTTGACCCTAATGACTTCAATATGAAAATTTATAATAGATGGGGTGAAATAATATGGGAGACCTATAGTCACACCTCATATTGGGACGGTACATACAATAATGTAATGTGTCCTGACGGTTCATATAATTGGGTAGTCTCTTTTGGTCATCCTAAAACAGGTTTAAGAAAAGAAATCAAAGGTAACTTGATAATCACCCGATAAATGACATATTTATTAAATGTGTAAAACGCATAATTAATTAAACTAATACATATGTTATTAAAAAATGGTTCAGAAGGGGCTGACGTAAAAAAACTCCAAGAGAAATTAGGTGTGGAAGCTATAGGTAAATTCGGACCTAAAACGGAAGCGGCTGTTAAAGAGTGGCAAAAGGCAAATGGTCTTAAGGATGATGGTATCGTTGGGGATGCAACTTGGGCAAAATTGTTTGGTGAATCGGCACCTGTTACTGATGTGATTAAGGAAGATGTTATTATCCCTTCAGGTGGGGCTTTAAATATTGAAAAATTAAAGGGACATATTCCTGATGCTGTAATTGCTCAGATTCCTGATACCGCTAAAAAGTTTAATATTACAAACAACCTACGTTTAGCTCACTTTTTGGCTCAATGTGGTCATGAATCAGGTGGTTTTAAAGCAGTATCTGAGAATTTAAATTATTCTGCTGACGGTTTAAAGAAAATATTTGGAAAATACTTCCCAGGTAATTTAAATGAGTCGTATGCTAGACAACCTGAAAAAATCGCCGCTCGCGTTTATGCAAGTAGAATGGGTAATGGTGACGAAGCATCGAAAGAAGGTTTTAAATTTAGAGGACGTGGTTACATCCAATTAACCGGAAAGGCGAACTATACTAATTTTACTAAATTCATCGGTGAAGATTGTATTGCTAATCCGGATTTAGTTGCAACTAAATATCCATTGGCGTCTGCGGCTTTCTTCTTTGATTCAAATAAGCTATGGGCTATCTGTGACAAGGGCGCTGACGACGCCACTGTAACTGCGGTTACTAAAAGAGTGAATGGAGGTACTATCGGGTTACCTGATAGAATCAAACATTTTAAAGAATATTACAACTTACTTAAATAAAAAAAACCCAACTTCGGTTGGGTTTTTTGTTATTAACGTCCTGGGTTATTTGCCTTTCTATTTCTTTCAAAGTCCCTATCTCTTTTATTATATAATTTCTGTGTTCTACGTTCAGTAGTACCAGGGGATAGATTTTTTAAATGGAATATACCTTTCCTTAAATAAAGTGATTCGTTCTTAGTCGGCATTTCAAAATTAAAATCAAGTTCAATATTAGCAGCCTTACCACCAACATATCTAAGTACAATTATTCTTTGTGATATTGTACCACTAAGTTGGTTACTTGCGCTAACAGTTCTTTTAGATGTTTTATAAACCATAAATCCTATTGATATTTCGGAGTACTGTCCCGCATTAGGGTATTGTGTTTTATCTCTTTCTTCATCTACTTTACCACCTGTATCTGTAATTCTAAGTTCCGTTTCAATACTATTCGCCCAATTCGATGATAAATTTAACCCAGGGGTTTTACCTAAATCTTGCATAACTAACTGTATTAAGTTATTAGCTCTATCTCTTGCTAGTTTAAGATTTTTAGGGTTTTTACCTGAACTTGATATTTCGGTAACATCTTTAATTTTATCACCATTATTTTTGTGAGTAAAATCTAAAACCTCATTCGTCCACGTATTACTTGCCGATGATACTATAGTTGCATCGGTTACACTTATACGGTATTGAGAGTCACAGTTATCGGTCCCACACTCAATCATCTCTTTAACTGTTTTAGTTTCACCACCAATAGTAACTTCCGATTGATAAATTTCATTTAAAATTCTATCCATAAGACCTTTAAAAAACATACCAGGATCGGATGACCCCTTTGCATATTTTCCAGGTATACGTGGCATCACAACATTAAGTTCTCCTGTTTCATTAATCACGTTTTCTGGTGAAAGTTCTTTAGTTTTTAATGGTCTTGATGCCCTTGCAAATAATGTTGACATTACAGATTTTTGTAATGGTAAAGAATTAACGTCTCCTGATTTTTTATCATATGAAAAATAACTTGCAGTTTTACTTAAAATTGTCCCTTCATTAGAGTTACTGTTATTAAGGTTTGTTATCTCACTAGTCATCACAGAATTTAAAGTATCTAAAGATGACATATCACCCTTACCGCTAACTTTAATGTCTACTGTAGAAATTGCATCGTCAGGAGTAATAATATCAAATTTCCATTTTTGTGATTTCTTAAAGAATTTTTTAATTTTTTTAAGACCTTCTTTGTCTTCTTTAGGTAATTTTTGACCATTAATTAATAATGTAATCGCATTATAAAATCCATTTGCTAACATATTTTTAGTTTCAGTTGGTAGATTTTTAAACTCTGTATCACCCCCTAATTCCGCATTCATTTTACCTAACACATCGCCAACAGTATCTAAACCTTTATCTAGTTCTTTTTCATAACTAAAATCAAGACTCATTCTTCCTGGATCTCTTTGTCTACCTCTAAAATTAAATTCTTTATTACCAAATTCACCACCAAGACTAAAACCGCCCTTCTTAGTTTTTTGTTCACTTATAACTTTTTTAGGGTCATAATTGGTTAAAAAACTAATTCGTGTTATTTCTTCTAATATTTTTTTATCTTCTTCCATTGAAATATTTTTATAAATAAATATCGTAAGTATCGTAAAAATGTGTATATTAGCAATATGAAAACAAACACTATGAAATCTACATTAATTTTTTGTCTATTTTTTTTACCAACATTCTTATTTTCTCAAATAACTGAAGATAGTGTTGAGTTTTATTTTGTTAAAATTTTAAATGAATATAGAAAGACTCTACATAATGGGATTAAGGATGTAAATGTTAATCAAACCGCTAGTTTAGGTTGTGAACACCACAATAACTATCTTTTTAATATGGTGTGGGTAAATAAAACCCCAGGTACTAACAAATCTGTTATTACTCACGGAGAAACTCCAATTGAAACAGTTGGTTCTGACAAGTTTAAATATGTTGGTAAAGATACCCTCATTCCTAATTTTGCTAATAGAATTATTTTTTATAACACTAATAAGGATTTTGCACCTAATGCTGAAGTCATTACTAATGGATATTATTTCTTGGATGGAATGACAAATGAAAAATTGGCTAAAGAATTTTTTATGAATTTTATGAAATCTAAACCACATAAAGAACAATTAGATAGAAACGATTATAACTCATTAGCATTAGACTGTAAAATTGAACTAAAGGGTCTATTTGTGAACGCATCCATTGTTGTTGTAACCGGAGGGGACGGAATAAAAATCGGTAATTACGAAACATTTAAAAATTAAATTATTAAAACTCAACTTCGGTTGAGTTTTTTGTTTTTAAATCTTATTAATAACGTAGTATTTATAATTATGAGAAAAAAGTTAAACCCCGAACTAAAAGAAGGAGATAGAATTGTTTTAGTCCATATGGATGGGGAGTCGTTAGGTGCTGGTATAAAAGGTAAAGTTCTAAAAATAGAAAAAACCCCAAAGTTTACAAGTAACGATATTGGATTTCAATATGGTGTTGAATGGTACGATGAAAATGATAACGTAATGAGTAATTTATCACTTATCCCTGACAGTGATGCTTGGATACTTGATTCTGATTATGACATCGAACCAATACACGAAATGAATATTAAAGATGTTGATGATTTAGTTAGTATCGGTGAATTTTTAGGTTTATTTAATCGAGGAGAATTAAATAAGGTATACCAATTTTTAGAATTAGAAAGAAGATTAGGTACTCATAATATGTTCACTGAAGGTGGAAAGTTTATTTTGTCAGGACCTGATTATATTAAAGATTATATTAAATTAAAATCTTACGAAAGGGAGTTCGACGAAGACCAAGAAGAAATTATAGAAAAAATTATAGAGATGTCGCAAGAAACGAAAGATATATTTATCAGAGCGGCAATGAAACTTTTAGAAAATGAAAACAAAGAAGTAAGTGTAAGAAACATCCAAAGATCAATGCAAAGGTTAGCAAATACCGCAAAAAAGTTTTGGATGCAAGAGGCACATAAATTTATAAATAAAGAAATCTAATGAGAGGATTTTCAATCATGTCTGACGAAGAAAGACAAACAATATTAAAACAACACGCAACCGTTTATGATGGTTATGCGACAGGTAATGTAACATCAAATATGACACCATTAACTGTGTATGATGCTGCTGGTGATAAAGGTGGTGTTACTGTTGATAATACCGGTAATGTGAAAACATATACAAACCATAACGTTAATGAAAGCGTAAATGAAATTACGGCAAAACCATTAAATTACGATGAGATAGACGCGGCATATGAATTCGATTCTGAGGGACCTCAACAATCCATGACTCAAATGGGAATGGGTGAAAGACCATATGAATTCGTATCAAAAGGACCATCAGATGTTTATGAATATGAAGAGGATTTTCAAGATAAATCTTTTGAGGATTTATTAGACGACGAATCGGTTTTAGACCAAGAAGAAACGCAGTTATCGGAAAGTGTTAATAAATCACTAGATATGTTTAGGAGATTTAAAAACTTTATGTAATGGAAATCGTAGAAATTATTTCACATTATATAGATAAAAGTCAGAATTTAATAAATGTTGAATTTAGGTTATTAGAGGACGATGATGATATAATTAGGGAAGATTTCGTTGAGTATTCTTACTTCGAGGAATTTGGTTTTGATAACTCTAAGGACTTTGAAATTTTTGATGAGATATTAGATGAAGAAGACGAATGGGGAAGTGACGAATACGACTATATAGAAAATGAAGATTCTTTAATTACTTTTTTAAACGAATATTATGTAGTTTACCCGGAGAAACTACCTAAACCAGAATATAAATAAAAATGAACGAATTTATTTCCCAAATCAGTAGGATAAAAACTATGATGGCGGTTAACGAAGATTTCCAAAACAACCCATCGGTGGCAGTTATTGGAGACCAAATTGCATATCTCCTTGATAATTCTGACTTATTACGTCCTTTTGAATTAATCGACCCTGAAATGACAATAGATGAACTAACTGAAAAATTGGTAGTTCACGAGCCATATGAAAATATTAATCAGGTATTTTTCTCTATTGGTACTAACGATATGTTTGAACCTGATTCATCAATAACAACATTAATTAATGAAATGTTTAGGGTTTTTCCTAACGCCGAATTATACTTAATGAAGGGGTATATAGATATCGATGAATATGATTTAACTGAAGATGAGGTTTTAGAGTTAGAAGAAAACGCAATCGTATTTTACAATTTAATTAAAAAAGATAAAGTTAAAGTTGTTGGGGACTACCCTTTAATTGGAGATGAAAGACTAATTAAAGGTAGTAAAGTAATATCTAACTTAAAATCATATATAGATGCATTTATTTCACCAATGTCAGATATCGCAACTATTGATAATGAACCATTAATGAAACCAGAGGTTTTTGTTGATTTAGATATTGATGAAGACGCCGATTTTGATACCATATATGAATTTTTAGAAAATTTTGAGGATATTGTTAATTCAGGTAATGACTATAGTACCGACATGTCTTCTGATTATATGGGTGATATTGAAATGATACAAGTGGCTTTAAAGTTCTTAGGGTATAGTAATATTAATACTGATGGTCGGTACACCCAAAATACTGAAAGAGCTGTTAGGGATTTCCAAGCAGATAACGGATTGTCCATGACTGGTGTTGCCGATGATGAAACATTAGAATCTATTTTTTATGAATTAAAAATTAAAGGCTTTGATGATAATGATTTATCTAAATTTTTAATGGGTGAAATTCCTAATGAAGATGAGATTGAAAAAGATGCAAAAACAGTCGGGGCAGATGAATTCAAATCGAATATTAAATCATTAGGGTTTGGATTAAAAAATAATGGTGAAGATGTAAATAGTGGTGGTGAACTTAATGGTACTTTCTTAGGTATTGTTTTGGAATTACTAAAAGATTATCAAGAAATTGAGCCTAATGCGGACATATACATTACAAGTGGTAATGATAATTTCCACCATAACTTGGAGTATGAGAGTTTACATACAAAAGGTAGAGCGTTGGATTTAACTTTAGGTTCACAGTTTCATTCCGGATTTAAAAAACTAATGGACAACTATAAAGATCTATATTCGGGATTTGGATATATTGATGAGTATCTGAATCCTTCAGATGCGTCTACAGGCCCCCATTTCCATTTACAATATAAAGGTTAAACCTTTTTTATAATTAAAACTATTTATAATAAGTGAAAAACCTACAAGAAAATATCATGCGTATTAGAAATATAATGTTTCTAAACGAGGCACCTAACATTGACGTTCAATTAAATAGGGCTAAAACAGGTAGTGACCAACAAATCAAACAAACAGGTCCTACGGATGACGATAATGCTGTGGACGGTATGGATGAGGAAATAGTTGAGCAAGAAGACACACCAGAAACAACTGACACAACTACTGATACCTCATCGGATACAGGTAGCTCTATGACTCCATGGGAAACCGGTGCGGTTAGAGGTCCTGGAAATCCAATTACAAGTGCAAAACGTGAAGATAAAACAACGAGAGGTAAAGGTAACCCAATAGGTCCAACAAAATGGGCGTCGGGTAGAACAATGGGACCAACAGGAAAAAATTACAAGTAATGGATAAATTAATAAGTGAAGACATATTAAAACAAATTAGATTAATCAGTTATGAGAGATCTAAGACATTATCTGAACAATCTGTTATTGGTGCACCAAACTTCGGCACAACACCTGGTAAAAGCGATGCAGAGATAAAGGCTGATAGGGAAAAAAGAGAAACTGAAAAAAAAATAGAACAGAATTGTAAAGCACTTTTAAATGCACCACTTACTAAAGATTTTGAAAAAACAGCAAAGAAAGTATTTTTAATCTTAAAAGGACAAATCGATACTAATGGGACTAAAGAAGATATTATCTTAGACGCCTTAAAATTAATAAAATCAAAAGAAGCCTACGTAATATTACTTGTTTTTATATATGGGTGTTACCCACAAGAACAAGGTAAAACCGTTCTACAATTTATACAAGGTCAGGAATTTTCATTAGGTTCTTGGGGGTCCGAGTGGAAAAGAAACTCACCAACAGGTCTTGGTCAAGAAATGCAATGGCAATTTAATGATTATTGGTTGGAGGAGTACCAAAAGGTGTTACAAAAATTTAATCCTAATGAGACTTACGATTTTGAGGTCCCTTTCGACTCAACAGCTAAAGAAATCCTTCCACCTTTTACAAGAGAAGTGGCACATATTGTTTTACCTCTTGTGTCTATTGCGACATCATTTATACCTGGTGTGGGTATTGGGACGTGGTTACTTAGGTCGGCATTATCATTTGGTATTGAGTCTTTGGATGCTGCGATTTACAAATATGCTGACGAAAATGATTACGCGGCTGGATTGGCATTAATATTTGCATTTGCGGGTCCTTTAGACAGTGGTTTGGAAATGTTAGTTGCTAAATATGGACCATCATTAATCAAAAAAATCGCACTAAAACAAACTAACTTTAGTAAAGGTGAACTTGAGTTAGCAGCAAATGTTACCGCTAACGGAGGTAAGTACACTAGACTTTCTAAGATAGGTATGGCTAGACAGTTTACCAAACAATTAATAAGTAAATCTGCAAAATCTAGCGATATTTTAAAGTTCATATTAAAATTAATAAAAACGGGACGATTAAGTGCCAATTTTACCACAAGGTTAGGTTTACAAATTGGTGGTTCATTTTATACATGGGATGCAATTGCTAAACATATGGGTATATGTAATACGATACCTTTAGAAGCGTTAACTCAGTCTGATTGGAAAATATTAAAAGCGGTTGGGGAGGCAGGTAAGTATGTACAACCATTCACCAGTCCTTGTGAAATTGCCGCAGTAAAAGACAAATTAGAATCAGTTAAGACAGACAACTCGTTATTTATTCAACAGTTACGAAAAGCAAAAAACGAAAATAAATCATATAGTACTAAATATGGTTATTACAATACGGACGTATTGATAATCCAATTTATCTTAATTGCTGCAAAATTAGACACAAACTTAAAAGTTCCTAATTATAATATTAAAAATAACGTATTAACTATTAATAATTCTGAAAATATTAATAATATTTCATTGTATACGTCAACAGGTAAATTAATTAAAACCATAAGTAATAGTAATAACTCAAAAGTTCTTACATATAATTTTGGTAATTTAAAAAGTGTTGTAATAATGAGAGTTACTATGTTTGACCAAACAACACATAATGTTAAATTATTTGTTGGTAAAGATATTACAAAATCAGGAGCATTTGGTTTTGGAAAAATAGGGTCAGTAAACTACGGTACCTTCGATAAAGCAACTGAAGAACTTGTTAAGTTATATCAAAAACAAAACGGTTTAAAAGTAGACGGTGTCGTTGGTTCAGATACACTTACCCAATTAATAAATGATTTGAAAAGTAAAAAATACGGCACAATTAAAAATATTACAGGTGAAAACTTTGATGAATTAAGGATTGCTGAAGTTAAGTCTGCATATGATAAATACCTAAAAGAAAAAGATAAATTATTATTAGACGAAAAATTAGTTGAGGATGCTCTTGAACAAGATAAAACGAATAGAGATAAACTAGTTAAAGACGTAACTAATAGTTTAAAAAATACTGATGATATGTCAGAGGAAGAATTTAATGAAATATTTGGTAAGTACAAAATGACGTACTAACTAAAGTAGTTTATATTTATATTAAAATGCAAAAGATGAAAAAATCTAATATATTAAATGAGGTCGCTAGAATACAAGATTTAATGGGGGTTAAACCTATTATCTCTGAACAAGGTCTTATGGTTAATTTAATTAAAAATTTAATAAAAACCACGGCTTCAAGTGTAGATAATGTGTTCGATGATGCTGCAGATATATTAGTAGCCCAAGGTAAAATGACTAGACAAGAAGCTGACGATGCTATCAGAACTTTAAAGTCAAACAGTGATTTAATGAGTTCGATTAGAACTAAATATACTAAGACTAATTTTGATAATAACGTAATTCAGTTAGCTGATGATTTGGCAATTAGTAGAAAAATAGATGACATTGTGGCGAATAGCGGACAGCCAAATGTTGCTAAATTTGTGGAAGCAATGAAAACGATTCCTGAGGCTCAAATACAAAAATTAACACAGGGAGTTATCAGTAAAATGTTTAAGGAAGGTTCATTACCGAACGCTCAAAGAGGTTATGATGCGGTTTTAGCTTTTTGGAAGTCTCAATTAGAGAATAATTTTAGAAATCCTAATGTAATTCTGAATTTAACCGATTTTAATAACTCACAAATAATGTGGGCGTACGATTACTGTACAAAGGCGTTAGGGAGACAAGGTACGAACTTCACTGACGACATGGCTAAAGAATTTATAGACTTTTTTGATGGTAGATTTAAGAATGAACCTGAGATTAAAAGTCTAATTGAGCAATTTAGAAGTTCAGGTAGAATAGATGATGCTGCGGGAGTTATTACACCACCGAAGTTACGTGAACCATTAGACTTACCTCAACAACTTTCTGATACAGGAAGTAAAAAGAATCCATTTAAAGAATACGATAAAAGTTTAAGAGATTTTGGTAAAGACATACAACAAATTTCAAAAAAATATAATTGGTTTGATAAATTTTATATAAATGTTTATCGACCTCTTTATAGATGGTGGATTGCCGCGTTTGAGGCTCAAGTATATAAATTACAGAATTTAATAAAAACTGGTGATTTAACCCCGACGTTTAATTTTTATTCCAACAAATTCCAAGATGCAGTCAATACAGGTTTTGGTCAATTTGTTAATTCAGGTGGTAAAGCCAATAAAACATATATTAGAGAAATTAAAGATAAGTTAGTTAAACTTAAAAACTCATCAACACCTCTTAGTCCTAAGACAGGGTTTGAAATGAGTTTAAAAGAACTATGGGAACTTTTTGTTAAAAATGCGGAAACAAAATTAACTGGTGTTGAACTAGAACAATTTAAATTATTTGTTAAGGCAATTGAAGACCAGGAGTCAACTTATTTTTATTCATCGATAGATGAGTTATTTAATGCAGGTGCAAAGGCAACAGGAACAAAAACACCTAAAGATGTATATGCTAGTATTAAAGAAACTGAAGCCACAATCGCACCAAAATTGGACAATGTTACAAATTCAACATTTGAATCAATTTTAAAAAATACTTTGAAAAATAGAGATAGGCTTTTCTCTTTATTTGTTAGTGGTACTTTTAGAACACCTAAAGATGTTGAAAGGTATTTAGTGACTAAAGGATTTACTAGTGCGTCGACCGCTAAATACGTTTCTGGTGTTATGTTTATATCTTATGTTTTATTACCTACGGCTGCGGGTCTTATGGAAGCAGCTTACGACGGTTTTATAAAAAGTAAGGGTCTAAAAGGAGACAAGGTTTATTCTGACAACCCATTACTTAATGTTTTAGGTGAATATGTTGGACCGAGAGTCTTAGACCATATAATGGGTAAGGGAGTCATTTCTTTAGTTACTGGAATTGGTGGATCCGACGAATGGTGGGAAGCGGCACTATTAGCCCAACCAGGGTTAGCCGATGACACGATTTACGATTTAATAACTCTATGGGGTTATACTAATAAAAGTGATGGTGAGACAAAAGAGGAAATGGCTACTCGTATCGCCAATGAAAAAACAACAGATAGTATAAACAAAGATTTGGAAGAGGACTATAACCAAGCAAAATTAAAAGATGAGAGATTAAAAAAGAGGGGGTTGCAACCGGTTTTTGTTAATAAAATTGAGAATAATGATTTAAATAACATGACGTTATTTAAAAACAGAATAGACGGCTTGGTAACTAGTGGAGATATCACAGAAGATGATGCGGTATTCCTTAAAAATAGTTTAAAATACATACCTAAGGTACCTAAAGATTTTTTAGAATTAGTAAGAGAAAAACAAAAAGAATTGACTAGAATGGGTACGGAAGGTTTAACTCAATTAAATAGTTTAGACCAATTATATGGTAAATTAGATAGTGGCGTAAACGAAAACAACATACCAAAAAGTGATGTTGGGTCAATAGTGTTAACATCTAAAGATGGGGATTATTTAGTTTTAATTGCATTAACAAAATACCCATCAACCACAAGTGCGGTATTAGAAACTATAAAAGACAATGGAGAAATTGTTTGGGTAACACCTAAGTTCTCAGATTTAAATACAAATACAGATAGAGAATATAATAACCTTTCAACATTTGTTGAAAAATATAAAAAATAACAGATATGAGTAAAAGATTCGACGAAGATAACTATAAGCACTGGAAGGATACTTTCAAGTTTCAATCATACAATGATGAAACTGCAGAATACAAAGATGTTAAAATTAACATGGAAGATGTAATGGACAGAATTGACCATTACAGAAAAAAATATGATGAAGATGATGCTTTTGTTCGTGCGGTAATCGACACCCATGAAGACGTTGTTAAAATTATGTTCACTAAAGATTTAGCCCATCTAACAGAATCTATTACTGTCGATGGATTGGCGAAAGTTTTACAGTCACTTAGAGAAGGTAGAGGAGAGATGGAAATATGGTCCGTAGCTCGTCCTGCCGATGGTAACTGGTTTTTAGTTAAGGGTACTTTTAGTAAAAAAGAACTTGCTAATATGAATCTAACTAAAAAAGTTCCCGCTGATAAAGAACCTGAAACTAAAGAAAATCCTGAAACAGGATTAAAAAAAAAAGAGGAAACCGCAGTCCAAAAACTGAAGACAAATGAGGTTTTAGGTTTAGAAAACTTACCAGTAAAAATTAAAAGTAAGGTTAGAGAAAAGATGACACAAGGATGGTCACCTGAAACCCCGTACCCGTTTTTTAAGGATTTTTACACAGAAAGCGAAATAAACTCCGTTTTTAACGATAAGATTATAATCTATAAATTAAAACCAACTAAAGAGTTTTTTGATTCTTTGGTTGATAACTCACCTAAAGTAAGTCTACAAAGAGGTTTTTGTCGTTCGATTTATTTGGCTAAATCTGATTCTGATATTTCTGACGACCACCAAAATATTGTTGATTATGTTTTGGATAAATGTGAAAAAAAATATAAAGGTAAGTTAGGGATTTACAATAGATTCTAAAATTAATACTTATCCAAACTATTTATCAGAAAATGAAAAAACTATTCAATTTAACTGAGGAGGAAAAAAAACATATACGATCAAGATATAATCTTGTCACTGAAAGTGTTGATCCTAATGTTGCGGAGGAATTAGAAAAATACCGAAGTACATGGAAAGGATGTGGTGGTAATGGGTCTTATGTTAATCTAAAAAAGTTTGGTACCTTAAGTGAAATTCCTGAATTTGGTTGGGCAACTTTTGCCGGAAACGTAGATGGTTATAATGTCACAGTTAATGGTTGTTTTGATAAGTTTAAAATGATTGAGACTGACACTGGTGAAACCGGAGATAGGGGTGATTTCAAGGGTAGTTATTATAGTGAAATACCTCCACTTACAATACCAAGATACTTCAAAGGTGACGAGGAAAAGGGAAATAAGTTTATGAAAGGTACCTTAACAAATGCTAAAGGGTATTTTGTTAGTCTTCCCGATGATTGGGTTTATCAGGGTGAATTTATTGACGGTATGATTGGAGGTCAAGGGCAAGTCTATTCCAAATCTATGGGTATGGGTTATAAAGGTACGTTTTATAATGGGAACATACAAGGTAAAGGTGTTATAACATTTACTAAAACAGGTTTAGTTTTAAAGGGTGAATTTAAGCAAACGGCATTAGGTGTTATTAGTGTAACATTAGAAAGTGGCGAGAAAATAGATAACGTAATTGAATACAATAAAACAAAATCAGGAAACAAAACTGAAGTAGATACTGACACGTCTTTAGGGATTAAAAAAGGCGGAAATGTCATTGGTACAACATATTACGAATCAACCATAGAATTTGATGGTAAGACTAAAGAATTTTCTGGGGTGTTACCAAAGGCATTTATACAAATTATAAGTAAAGAAAACAGTAAACAGTTTTTTGAAACATTCTCAGATAACCAAGGGGAGTTTACTTTTGATGATGTAATTTATGGGAAGTACTCATTGTTTGCCTTTTATGGTGATACCGATGACCAAGCATATACTTTTAAAATTGATGAGTTTGAGGTTAATGGACCGAATACTAAATTAAATTTAACATTAAATCCTAATAAAACCCTTAAAGGTAGTGAAACAGAAACTATTGAATTTAATAGTATGAATATTGCCGATAAAAAATATAACAATGCTTGGTACTATAATATGTTTGTTAATGGTATTAAAAATAGTGAGTATAATAAAACTATTAGTGATTTATTAAGTGGAAGATTAGAACAAATGAAAGGTAAAGTTAGTATGGAAGAATTCTGTACTGACCAATTCGTTGACTATGGTAAAGACCTAGTAAAATTACACCAAGACGAATTAAAAAGTGAAATACTAAAAACGAGATCACAATTAGAACCGACTAAAAAAAGTTTGGAATATTGTTGGTCTAAATTTAAAGACGATAAGAAGTTTGTTAGAAAAATAGGTAAAGAAAATATTCTACTTATGCGTAATCCAAACGGACGTTTGTTAAATTATCAACTTAATTTGAATGAAGAATTAAATAATCAAGATATTTATAATAAAAAACTTATGGGACTATCAACTACAATAAAAAAAGTTGTGTTAGAACATAACCAAAAGAAATCACAAAATTTAAGTGAGTCTTTAATCATCAACAATAGATTTAATTTTATTTTAGAAGGTTTCGACACATCAAAAAAATCAGATAAAAAAATATTGGAAAATTACTTACGAGATGAGAAAGAATCTTTGGTGAGTAATGGGTATAATAGACATTTAGTTTCAAATTCATTTCATGAGATAATGACAAAATTAAAAAATTAAAGATATCCGTTTTGTTGTTGTCGGATAATACAATAACAATCTGAAAACAAAAGTAGTATTGAGTTTTCATAAACCTTTAAAGAAAGGGGGGTGTTCTAGAATCTAAGAAAGGTGTTCTTTACGGACACCTTTTCTTTTTGGAAGTATTTATCTGTATGGAATTTTTTATTCGCAAGAAAAGTACGCTACCCTATCTCGAAATAGACTTAATTAAAGACGGAAAATTAGATTACAATTACGTTTATAGTGATTTAACGGGGGCTACCATATATTTTTCTATGATTAATGTTGATACGGGGATATATCGTATCGCAAGTGCTCCTTGTATATACTCATTGGAGAATAATTCAATATATTATCAGTTTAGCGAAAAAAATACATTAAAAGTTGGAAGATTTAAAGGTGAGTTTAGTATTGAGACTTCTCAGGGTTCGGTGATTTTACCTTTAAGGGATGAATTGTTTATAACAATTTTAGAATCCTTTGTTGATAATTCTTTATGTTGTGGATCAGGAAGAAGTCCATTACCAATACCAATCCCTAACCCAACACCTACTCCAACCGCATCGGCAACACCAAGACCTACAGCCACTCCAACACCAACACCGACTACAAGTCCAACACCAACACCGACTACAAGTCCAACACCAACCCCAACACCAACTCCGTTCGTGAACAATTTTGCATATTTATTCATCGAACCATTAAGTGGTTCAGAAGATATTGGTACTTGGATGTATGATGAAGGATCGAATTTCTTCGGATTCTCTAACTCTTCTCAACCGGCTCAAGACCAAACACAATTTAATATTGATATGAACTTGTATGTTGATTATGCAGGATGGACTAATAATGAATTCCCTGAGATTATCACACAAACAGTTCCTCAAGTATCTGGAGGAGTTGACGATTATGGTAACCCAATTAATGCTTACAACTTCTTAACAACTCAGGTTTCTGCAAATACAGTTAGTGGTCAAGCATGGTACACTTGGATGATACCATTAATTGCAACTAATGGCGAAACTCAAGTTAAAATAGATATTAGTACTAACGGTGACCCTAACGTGTTAACTGAAGTTAATACTGAGTCAACAATTTACTCTTACACATTCACGTACACAGGGTCAACAATTCCTTCTGGTACGTATAAAGTTTATACAACATTCCCTTATCAGATATTCAAAATATTAAATACAAATGCTATTTATTTCAGAGGTAATGATACACAATAATAAAATTAACAGACTATGTCAGGAATATATAAAAATCCAATAACCCCCATTAACGTATTAGGTGCTCCTTCGGTTTTACGAACAAGCACTTACGGCACTAATATTAGTGTGTTGGGTGTTGGTGGTTTTATGGAGGTGTATAATTTATCTGATTTATTCTTCACTGTCCCTTCAGGAACTACGGGATATATTGAGAACTCAGGTAATACAATTCCAATACAATTACAAGTTGGTTCCGGTAGTATATTTTCACCTAATGTTATAACTTTAGGTTCTGATAATATTTCTTCAGGTAGAAGAAGATTAGGTATGCTTGCCTATGTTCATGAAACTGATTGTGTATACCAATTTCATTTACAAAATTATCAAACCGTTTGGAATAATGCCGTTGCAGCATCGGGTCCTGGTGGACCAAGTGTAGTTTTTTCTGATTTTGGTACTACCGTTAAAAGTAATAGTGTTGCAGGAGCCGCATTCGTTAATATGTGGACGGGTAATACAATTGAAGGTTACAACGGAGGTGACGAAACCTCGACTTGGAGAAAGTTTAGAACATGTGCGGGTTCAGGTACGGGTACAGGAATAAGTGGTTTTACTTATTTAAATAATACGTTCACAATATTAGATGTTACCGGTGGTACATATAATGCCACAATAAATACCATGACCGGATTAACGGTTAATGGTACATTTTCAGCTACGACTTATTTAGGGTTACCTCCTGAAATATTCGTTACAGGTGGTACGTATAATCCAAATAACGGTGTTGCAACATTTACAAATAATACAGGTGGTACATTTAACGTAAACGGGTTTTTAACGGGGTTTACAGACATTTACGTAACCGGCGGGACTTACTTCTCGGCAAGTAGTACTATCGAGTTATACAGAACAGATAACGGAGTTGTTTCAATTACTGGAATAACTTCAAATGGGAGTAGTGGTTCATCAGGTTCTAGCGGAACGAGTGGGTCTAGTGGAAGTTCAGGTTCCTCAGGTTCAAGTGGTAGTTCAGGGACATCTGGTTCATCAGGTAGTAGTGGTTCTTCAGGTTCCTCAGGGTCAAGTGGTAGTTCCGGAACGAGTGGTAATGCCGGTTCTAGCGGAAGTTCAGGTTTAAGTGGTGTCGATGGAACAAATGGTTCATCAGGGACAAGTGGGTCTTCGGGGTCTTCGGGGTCAAGTGGTTCATCAGGTAGTTCAGGCACATCAGGTTTAAGTGGTAGTTCAGGTTCGTCGGGATCAAGCGGGTCTGCAGGTTCAAGCGGTACCTCAGGAACATCAGGAACGTCAGGAAGTTCAGGTTCTGCGGGTTCAAGCGGAAGTTCAGGTTCTGCGGGTTCAAGCGGGTTGAGTGGAAGTTCAGGTTCGTCAGGATTAAGTGGAAGCTCAGGTTCATCAGGATCAAGTGGAACTTCAGGATTAAGTGGAACATCGGGTTCTGCAGGTTCAAGTGGAAGTTCAGGTTCGTCAGGAACAAGCGGGTTGAGTGGAAGTTCAGGTTCGTCAGGATCAAGTGGAACTTCAGGAACAAGCGGGACTTCAGGAACAAGCGGGACTTCAGGGTCGTCAGGTTCTACCGGTTCAAGTGGGTCTAGTGGAAATTCAGGTACTTCAGGGAGCTCAGGTTCAACAGGAACAAGTGGAACATCAGGTACTTCAGGGAGCTCAGGTTCAACAGGAACAAGTGGGACATCAGGGACATCAGGTTCTAGCGGTTCAAGTGGGTCTAGTGGAAATTCAGGTACTTCGGGGTCTAGTGGTTCAACAGGAACAAGTGGAACATCAGGGACATCAGGAACCTCAGGTTCAACCGGAAGCTCAGGTTCAAGTGGAAGCTCAGGATCATCAGGTTCATCAGGAACGAGTGGTATTAACGGGTCTTCTGGAACGAGTGGTAATAGTGGTACTAGTGGTACTAGTGGTTCATCAGGAACGAGTGGGACATCAGGTACGTCAGGATCTTCGGGTTCTTCAGGTTCTTCAGGTTCTTCAGGTTCTTCAGGAACAAGCGGTATTAACGGGTCTTCTGGAACAAGTGGTACATCGGGTACAAGTGGAACAAGTGGTACATCGGGGTCTAGTGGGTCAACAGGGTCTAGCGGTACCTCAGGGACTTCAGGGTCTTCGGGTACGAGTGGGACTTCAGGTGCTAATGGTAGTTCAGGTACTAGCGGAACATCAGGTTCAAGTGGTTCTTCAGGTTCAACAGGAACAAGTGGAACGTCAGGTACATCAGGGTCTAGTGGTAGTTCAGGTTCTGCGGGTTCAAGCGGAAGTTCAGGTTCTGCGGGTTCAAGCGGTAATTCAGGCACATCGGGTACAAGTGGCACATCAGGTACTAGCGGGAGTGCGGGAACATCGGGTTCTGCAGGTTCAAGTGGTAGTAGTGGTAGTGCAGGAACATCAGGATCAAGTGGAAGTGCAGGTTCTGCGGGTTCAAGTGGTAGTAGTGGTAGCTCGGGTTCAAGTGGTAGTTCGGGATCAAGTGGTACGTCAGGTAGTAGTGGTACGTCAGGTAGTGCGGGATCAAGTGGGTCATCAGGTTTGTCAGGAACAAGTGGTTCGAGCGGAACATCAGGAACTAGCGGAACATCAGGAACTAGCGGAAGTTCAGGTTCTGCGGGTTCAAGCGGAAGTTCAGGTACATCAGGAACGAGCGGCACATCAGGAAGTTCAGGGTCGAGTGGTTCTTCAGGAAGTTCAGGATCGAGTGGTTCTTCAGGTAGTTCGGGGACATCGGGTAGTGGTGGATCTAGTGGGACATCAGGAACAAGTGGAACATCAGGTACTGCAGGAACTTCAGGAGTTAGTGGTTTAAACGGAACCAACGGTTCGAGTGGGACATCAGGTTCTTCAGGAGCGTCAGGGTCATCGGGATCTAGTGGCACATCAGGGTCATCGGGCACTAGCGGAACGTCAGGTAGTTCGGGTTCAAGTGGTTCATCAGGTAGTTCGGGTTCAAGTGGAACTAGTGGATTAAGTGGTAGTTCAGGTTCGTCAGGTAGTGCGGGAACAAGTGGTACTGGCGGTTCTTCAGGAACAAGTGGTACTGGCGGTTCTTCAGGAACAAGTGGCACATCGGGAACTGCAGGTTCAAGTGGGTCTGCAGGTTCTTCAGGAACAAGTGGAACTTCAGGAACAAGTGGAACATCAGGAAGTTCAGGTTCTGCGGGTTCAAGTGGTTCTTCCGGAACAAGTGGTAGTTCAGGTTCGTCGGGATCGAGTGGTAGTGCCGGGTCTTCAGGATCTAGCGGAACTTCAGGAACAAGTGGTACGTCAGGGTCTAGTGGTTCATCAGGAACTAGCGGTAACTCATCTGCCGTAGGATGTTGGTATTGGGGTGAGGGTATCCCACCAGGTTTAGGAACATTAATTACAAATGGTAGTGTTGGATTAGGACCATCAACAAATACTTTATACGTAAGTGACCAAACAAATAGTGGTACGGATTTGGATTCGTATTTAGATTCTATCACTGTTGGTACAATAGTGAGGTTAGATGGATCCAACGGACCATTTTTCTTTAGTATAACATCGAATACAGATTCAGGTACTTATCATACCTTTGGAGTATCTCATATTTCAGGAATAGGGTTTGTACCAAATCCGGGGGTTGTCTATTGTTTAGATTTTTACTTAGTAGGTAGTTCGGGTTCTTCAGGTACATCAGGAACTAGTGGTACAAATGGTTCATCAGGAAGTAGTGGGAGTGCGGGTTTATCAGGAACAAGTGGAACTTCAGGTTCATCAGGATCAAGTGGAAGTGCAGGGTCTTCAGGTAGTTCCGGTACGAGTGGAACTCGAGGGTCTTCAGGTACTAGCGGAACGTCAGGTTCAAGTGGTAGTACGGGGTCTTCAGGGTCTAGCGGAACTTCAGGATCAAGTGGTAGTAGTGGTTCGGCTGGTTCAAGTGGTTCTAGCGGAACTTCAGGTATAAGTGGAACATCAGGTTCTAGCGGAAGTACCGGATCGTCAGGTAGTTCAGGAACATCTGGATCTGCGGGGTCAAGTGGTTCTTCAGGGTCTGCAGGGTCAAGTGGATCTTCAGGTACATCAGGAACTTCAGGTTTAAGTGGGTCTTCTGGATCTAGTGGGTCGTCAGGTTCCTCAGGAAGTAGCGGGACATCGGGATCTAGTGGAACGTCAGGTAGTTCGGGTTCAACAGGTACGAGTGGAACGTCAGGTTCCTCGGGGTCAAGTGGAAGTGCAGGTTCTTCAGGGACAAGTGGTACTTCAGGAACTAGCGGAACTTCGGGTACGAGCGGTAGTTCAGGATCAAGTGGTTCTAGCGGAACTTCAGGTATAAGTGGAACATCAGGGTCTGCAGGAACAAGTGGTAGTTCAGGAACATCAGGTGCTAGTGGAACAAGTGGTTCTTCAGGTACTAGTGGTACCGCTGGAAGTTCAGGTTCATCAGGTAGTTCGGGATCAAGTGGGTCTTCAGGAACTAGCGGAACATCAGGAACAAGTGGTAATTCAGGTTCAAGTGGATCGTCAGGGTCTAGTGGTACCTCAGGAGCAAATGGGACGAGTGGGTCTTCAGGAACTAGCGGAACATCAGGGACAAGTGGTAGTTCAGGTACAAGTGGAACATCAGGGACAAGTGGTAGTTCAGGGTCTAGTGGTTCTTCAGGTACTTCTGGTACTAGAGGTTCATCAGGTACTAGTGGTACTTCAGGTTCAAGCGGTACTTCAGGAGTTTCCCCAACGGTACCTGGAAGTGATAATGAAGTATTAACCTCTGATGGTGCGGGTGGCATTGTTGCCGAACCTAACTTAACATTTGATGGTTCAATGTTAACCGATAATGGTGATTTTAGACAATTAGGATATCATTTAGTTAATACAACGACCGATAATAATGTTTCTGCCAGTCAAAATATATTATCGTTTAGTACTGATTTAGGTTGTGCGGCATTTTTTGAATATTGTGTCACAAGAGATAATGGTGCTAAAAGAATGGGACAAGTATATGTTGTTTGGGATGGTAGTAGTGCGGATTCTACAGATGTCTCATCTCCTGATTTAAACGGGACAACTAATGACTTCATTTGGAAGGTAACTGTATCGGCATCTACACTTTATTTCGACGCTTCGATTGGTGGTGGGACATGGGATATATTAGTCCATGTTAGGATACTACTATCTAACTAAAAGTATATTTTTAAATAAAAAGGTATAAAGTTTACTTATCTAGTATTTATTAAATAAAAACATAAATACGACTTTTCTTTTGGATAGGGAAAAAAGAAAAACTATATGAGTAATAAATTTGTAGCCCGTAACGGCCTAAAATCTTTAGGAGGTGTCATTTTACCGTATTCTGCGGTGAGTGCAACATACACTGTAAATACAGAAAACTATTTAGTTGATTGTGTTTCAGGAACATTTACCGTAACCTTACCAACTGCGGTAGGGATACAAGGTCAAGTTTTCGTAATTAAAAATAGTGGTTCAGGAACAATAACTGTTGCAACAACAGGAGGTCAAACTATTGACGGGTCATCAACAAAAACATTATTACAATACGGTTCATTATATATCCAAAGTGATAACACCAATTGGGACATTGTAGGTCCAAGCGGAACATCCGGTTCTGCGGGTAGTAGTGGTTCTTCAGGTTCTTCAGGAAATAGTGGGACTAGCGGCACATCAGGGTCTTCAGGAAGTAGTGGTACATCCGGAACTAGCGGTAGTGCGGGTTCATCAGGAAGTTCAGGTTCTGCGGGTAGTGCAGGGTCAAGTGGGTCTTCAGGTAATAGTGGAACTTCGGGGTCTAGTGGTACGAGCGGAACGTCAGGGTCAAGTGGAAATAGCGGGACATCAGGAAGTTCAGGAACGAGTGGAACATCAGGATCTGCCGGAAGCTCAGGTAGTAGTGGTACGGGAGGTTCAAGTGGAAATAGTGGAACATCAGGGTCAAGTGGAACTTCAGGTTCTGCAGGGTCCTCAGGTTCAAGTGGAAATAGTGGTACTTCAGGATCTAGCGGAAGTGCGGGTTCAAGTGGTTCATCAGGTACTTCAGGAACAAGTGGAACAAACGGGTCGAGCGGGACATCAGGTAGTTCGGGATCTAGCGGAAGTGCAGGGTCATCAGGAAGTTCAGGTACGAGTGGAACATCAGGGGCTAGTGGAAGTGCGGGAACAAGTGGTTCTTCAGGTAGTTCAGGGTCTGCTGGTTCAAGCGGTACATCAGGAACTAGTGGTTCAAGTGGAAGTAGTGGTAGTTCGGGTAATAGTGGTACTTCGGGTTCTGCAGGATCAAGTGGTAGTTCAGGTTCAAGTGGAAATAGTGGAACATCTGGTTCTTCAGGAACAAGCGGTACATCAGGCTCAAGTGGGTCTTCAGGAAATAGTGGAACATCCGGTTCTTCAGGTAGTTCAGGGTCTGCCGGTTCAAGTGGTACATCAGGAAGCTCAGGCACAAGTGGTACATCAGGAAGCTCAGGTTCAAGTGGTAATAGCGGAACATCAGGATCAAGCGGTTCTTCAGGAAATAGTGGTACATCTGGTTCTAGTGGTACTAGCGGAACGTCAGGAACAAGTGGGTCATCTGGTTCTGCGGGTTCTTCAGGTAGTTCAGGGTCTGCTGGTTCAAGCGGTACATCAGGAACAAGAGGATCATCAGGCACATCAGGAACTAGTGGGACAAATGGTTCTAGTGGTACATCAGGTTCAAGTGGTAGTTCAGGTAATAGTGGAACTTCGGGTTCTTCAGGAACAAGTGGTACGTCAGGGTCTAGCGGTAGTGCGGGATCTAGCGGATCTTCAGGAAATAGTGGAACATCAGGTTCTTCAGGGACGAGCGGATCATCAGGAAATAGTGGGACTTCAGGTTCAAGCGGAACATCGGGTACATCCGGTTCTGCAGGTTCGAGTGGTTCATCAGGTTCGTCCGGATCAAGTGGTACCTCAGGTACTAGAGGTTCGTCAGGTACATCAGGTACTAGTGGAACAAACGGATCTAGCGGTTCTTCAGGTTCAAGTGGAAATAGCGGTACTTCAGGAAGTTCGGGTACGAGTGGATCTAGCGGAAGTGCGGGGTCTTCAGGTTCAAGCGGAAATAGCGGAACATCAGGTAGCTCAGGAACATCTGGATCTAGCGGAAGTGCGGGGTCTTCAGGTTCATCGGGTAATAGCGGTACGAGCGGGTCTTCAGGTACGTCAGGAACCAGTGGTAGTTCAGGGTCTGCAGGTAGTAGTGGTTCTTCAGGTAATAGTGGGACTTCAGGTTCTAGCGGTTCTTCGGGAAATAGTGGAACTTCAGGTTCTAGCGGTACAAGTGGGACTTCAGGTTCTTCAGGAAATAGCGGAACGTCCGGATCTAGTGGGTCGTCAGGATCATCAGGTAGTTCGGGATCGAGTGGTACCTCAGGAACAAGAGGTTCGTCCGGTACTAGCGGTACTTCAGGAGCAAATGGAACATCGGGGTCTAGCGGTTCTTCAGGAAATAGTGGAACTTCAGGTTCTAGTGGTACGAGCGGCGCAAATGGTACTTCAGGATCAAGTGGTTCTGCAGGTACTTCAGGGTCATCGGGTAATAGTGGAACATCAGGCTCTTCAGGAACGAGTGGTACGAGTGGTTCATCAGGTAATAGTGGAACATCAGGTTCAAGTGGTTCATCAGGTAATAGTGGAACATCAGGGAGCTCAGGAACGAGTGGCGCAAATGGTACTTCGGGGTCTAGCGGTTCTTCGGGTAATAGTGGAACGTCAGGTTCTTCAGGAACAAGTGGAAGTAGTGGTAGTTCAGGTAATAGCGGAACATCAGGTTCAAGTGGATCGTCAGGTTCAAGTGGGTCATCAGGTTCGAGCGGTACTTCGGGTACAAGAGGTTCTTCAGGAACAAGTGGAAGTAGTGGTAGTTCAGGTAATAGCGGAACATCAGGTTCTTCAGGAACAAGCGGAGCAAATGGAACATCAGGATCAAGTGGTTCTTCAGGAAATAGTGGAACATCGGGTTCTAGTGGAACAAGCGGAGCAAATGGTACTTCAGGATCAAGTGGTTCATCGGGTAATAGCGGAACATCGGGTTCTTCAGGAACAAGTGGAAGTAGTGGTTCTTCAGGAAATAGTGGAACATCAGGTTCTAGTGGTTCTTCAGGAAATAGCGGAACGTCAGGTTCTTCAGGTAATAGTGGGACAAGTGGTAGTTCAGGTACGAGTGGTGCGAATGGAACATCGGGGTCATCAGGAAATACAGGCACATCCGGATCGTCAGGTAATAGTGGTTCAAGTGGTACATCGGGGACAAGAGGTTCGTCAGGGTCGAGCGGATCGTCAGGTAATACGGGGACATCAGGATCTAGTGGTACTTCAGGGACTAGTGGTTCTTCAGGAGCATCGGGAGCTGCGGGTACAAGTGGGTCGAGCGGAACTTCAGGAAACACAGGTACATCAGGATCTAGTGGTAGTTCAGGTAATACGGGAACTTCAGGATCTAGTGGTAGTTCAGGTAATAGTGGAACATCTGGATCAAGTGGAACAAGCGGAGCGAATGGAACTTCAGGATCTAGTGGTAGTTCAGGTAATAGTGGAACATCAGGTTCTAGCGGATCGTCAGGGTCAAGTGGGTCGTCAGGGTCTAGTGGGACATCGGGTACTAGAGGTTCTTCAGGATCCTCAGGAAGTGCGGGTTCTAGTGGTACAGGGTTCACAACCATTTCACCAACAACCGATAATAACGTATTAACCGCTAACGGAACGGCAAATTCGGCAAATTCAGAACCAAACTTAACATTTAATGGGACCACTTTAGCGGTAACGGGTAATGTGACAGTTTCGGTGGACGCAACCGTTGATGGGGAATTAGAAGTTACAAGAGGTGCTGGATCGTGGAAAATTAATACAGACCCTGTTACGGTTCTTACAACTAATGGTCAATGGTATGGTGAGGCATTATCAATTGGGGATATAGGTAGTGGTGTTGTTGCAGGTAATGTTTACTATCTTTCTTCTTCATCAACATGGATTGCTGCGGATGCGGATGCTGCGTCCTCATCTAGAAATTTATTAGCTATTGCAACAACAGCCGCAGGTTTTAATAGAGGTATGTTAATTAGAGGGTACTTTAAAAATACATCTTGGTCATTTACAATTGGTGCACCTGTTTATTTGTCTGTAACCGCCGGAGGTCTTTCATCTACTCAACCAACAGGGACTGCGGATATTGTTAGAGTTGTTGGTTATGCGATTGCGGCGGATGAACTTTACTTTAACCCATCAAATGATTGGGTAGAATTGGCATAATATGGGAGTAATAACTAAAATAAATGATGTTTTATGTGTTAGCGTATCTAAAGTTACGGATAAGGCGAAAGCCAGTATACAATATTGGGACGAGAATGCGTTTTGTCCCGTAGCGCCGACACCTACACCGACTATTAGTCCTACACCGACTCCAACACCAACAAGAACACCTACGCCAACACCTACACCGACAATTAGTCCAACACCTACAAGAACACCAACACCGACACCAACTATTAGTCCTACGCCAACACCTACACCTGTACCTCCAACACCTACACCAACAAGAACTCCAACACCGACACCTACACCTGTACCACCAACACCTACACCTACACCTACAGCTGCCGAACCAACACCAACGCCTACACCTACTGAATGTGATCGTGATTGTTGTGTTGTTGAGTTATGTTTTGGAAATGATTGTAGTGAAGCTTGTTCATGTAACGATCCACGAATGGTTTACCTTTCAATATGTAAATTAGCCGATTGTAATTTATCAAATGCCTTCGGTATTTATGATGACGATACATGTAGGACACCAGCACAAGGTGGTTTCTATTCCGATGGTACCGATTGTTGGTACTGGGATCCAGGTATACCAAGATTAGATTATCAAGGTCCTTGTTAATATCTTAAAGTAAATTATTGATTTTATTAATAACCATTTCAGATGATATAGTTTTCGTACACTCAAATTGTCTTTTGGTTCCCTTAAGTTTTGGACACCAATTCCAATCTCCCGCATCGAATTTTTCATTATTGAAACAACCGTGACATACATTTTCATTTATTACTCGATAAACGTCTAATTCCATTTCAGCCCATTTTTCACTAAAACCTGAAATTAAAATTACGGGTAGTTCACAAGCCCATGCCAACCAACTTAATCCTGACCCTAACCCTATGAAAAATTCACAAGTGGATAAGTCATTTATAACATCTTTAATGTCACCACTTTTAAATACGGTTGCGTTTTTTGGGTAAAAATTACCCATATAACCATCACCTTCATTTGAATATATCACACATTCATAACCTAACATTCTTAAGTGGTCAACCACTTCTTGCCACCCGTTTGGGTTATTCCAATATTTTGCCTGTGCGGTTGAATGTATACCGAGACCTACTTTTTTTTGTTTTTCTACTTTTGGTAAATTTAATAATGGTCTTACTTCTTTATGTTGTAGACCTAAAATATCTGATGCGGTTTTTTGTAGAGGTTGTTTTTTAAAATCGTTTGGGTGTCTATTATAATCAACATTATCACCTTCATTAAACCAACCAATATTATACATAGCGTAAAGGTCATGTACAACATCACCAGGATTTACAAATTTAATGTTTGGGTATTGACCAATAAATAAATCATTCATAAATGTAGACACTATTAATTCACAATCGTGAACCTTTCTAAATTCTTCACATTGTGGAAGCCAAGCCATTGTATCACCTAAAGATTTTGATTCTAAGGAAACATAAACCTTTTTATTTTTAAGGTTTAACTTATGTTCATACACCAACTCGTCACCATTAAATATTTTACAAGTCCACGGTTTATAATATAAAGTATTTAATTTTGCCCACATATTTGGAGATAGTTCAGAACGATAAGTTAAAACGTCTCCATCCCAAAATTCTACAGTATATTTTTTATCTCCTGATCCTTTTATTTCTATCGTTGGTGATCCAACAAAATGTAAACTAAATGAAACATTTTCTCTTGGTTCTCTGTACTGTATTTTTGTGTTAGTTAAGGTATCAACTAAAAGATTTTTAGTGTCTTCCGATTTATAGTTTTTATTTATGATTGCAACAGAACTATAAATATTAATTAACCTTTTTGTTATTGTTGACCAATCAAAATCATTCCTTGTCTCTTTGGTTTCATTAAATAACTTCCCCCAATGTTCAATAACGTACTTAAGACCATCGACCACTGAATCAGTGTTTCTTTCAATCTTTCTTAAACCTCCTATTTTTGGTGCACCGTCGTAAGTACCGACTGTTGGTAACCCGCAAGACATCGCCTCTAATAATGTTAAATTTGGGTGTCCCGCCTCTAAAATAGATGGGTGAGCAAATATTGTATGTGTGTTATATAATCTCTTAATTGACTCTTCGTCAGGGTTACCGTAAATCACGGTCAACTTTTCGTATTCTAATAGGTCAGGGTTTGAATCAAAAAAGTTTTTATTATTATCAGGCCCTGCCACCGTAATTTCTAAATCTAATTCTCTTGCTGCTTCTATTGCGTATCTAAATCCTTTCCTATCTATTGATTGGTTATATGCAAAACCATTATTTGCGAGACATAATATTTTATGGTTAGGTATTCCCTCTGAACTTAGGTTATCAAAAAACTCAGTATCAACCCCGTGAGATAAATAAAATAACTTGTCAGTTTCAATAAAATAATCAACCAAAAATTCGGCATGGCAAAACGAAATAATTGAATTTTTTATTGCTTTTAAATTTAATTGATACAGTTCGGAATCCCTACCATATTCAACAACATGGTGGTCGTGTAATGAAAAAATATACGGTATCCCCATTTCATGTGCCTCGATAGCTAAATTTGCAACATGAATGTGAATAATATCTGAATTCCTATCAACCTCACTTAAATATTTAATTTCAGACTCATGTCCTTGACATTGTAAGTTTAGATGGTAATTCCAAATCACCTTTTCAATTGCTCCCCATCCATTAGGTGGAATTGTTATTAATCCTGGTGTTACGTGAGTTATTTTCATTTTATTTAAATTCTATTTTATCCCAAATTTCTTTATTTTCTATTTCGTATAAAAACTCATTCGTTTTATCGTCATATACTTTTATTTTTTTAATCTCATCTTCAAAAATATTATACATCCATGCTCCGTCATAATCAAGTCTGTGGTGTATTGTAATTTCATTATTTTCAAAACAAACAACAATCTTCCTTAATGATTGAAAATCATTATAATTGAAACTTAATACTGAAAGATTCGTTGACCCCTCTACCCTATAAATTTTAGTCGAACATCCATTAAATTTTGTTGGTAAATTAGATTGAGTTGAAATGCTATTCCATAATGTGTTAGGAAAATCTGAATCCATGTCATCCTCACCGTTCCTTACAAGTATGTCTGATAACCCTGTTTTAAGTAAGTTGTTATAAACATACTTTTCAACATTTATAAAATCATTTCCGTATCCGTTTTTTCTAACATAATCCCTATATGATTTTTCATCAGTAACCCTATTCACATTATTTAAAAAGAAGTCAATTTCAGAGAAGAAATAATGAAATGATATATCTCTTCCCTCATTAATATAAAATAATGATTTTTTATTTTGTTCTACACATTTATTAGGTACTGTCATCATATAATCGTAACCATCATCTGTGAACATGTCATCAACCTCAATTCTTTGGAAGTGTGTAAAACCTAAGGATTTTGCAATATCCAAACTATTAAAAAGGTTACACATTACTGACAACCCGTGTCTTTGTATGTCTTTAGTGATTTCGTGGATGACTATCATATCATATGCCTTCCACAAATCAACTAACCCGACGTTTTCATATTCCTCCTCGAATAGTTTATTTTCTGTGTTGTAAAACAAAAAATCAACACTTTCAATTATATCCTGTGGTGGGGTAGTATTGGTAACTAATAGTATTTTATTACCGTATTTTTTTAAATTATGTAACGAAAGACGTAGTTTATTTAAAACTTCGTTTGTGTGTATAAAACAATCTATGATTGTGATTGGTTTCATATTTTCTAACATGTAATCATCATTAATCACTTTACGAACTAAGTTAGCTCCCGATTGTTTTTCTTCTTCACTTAATGTTGAGTATATACCTGTACTTGATATCCTATACAAACCACCAAAAAAATCTTCATAGAATATTGATCCGTACTTACTTAACTCATAACTTGTTGGCCAATCAACATACGGTAAATCGGAATACTTTTCTTTAAAAATATTGGGTAGTTTTCTAAACATTCTACCAAACCCAACATAATTAGATTCTAATAAATCATAAATTGTTATAATATCTTTAACAGAACATATTAATCTCGAATCGTTTGGAAAAATAGTACCATCTTGTTTCAAGTATCGAGTACCTGTAAAGTGCATAACATATTCCGGGTGGGTATCTAAAAATTCCACCTGTCTTTGTAGTTTGTCCGTGTCACCAAACATATCGTCACCGTCAAGATATGCAACATACTCCGAGTTTGCACTTTCATAAAGTAATTTTATATTATGAAATGCTCCTAAATTTACCGACCCATCAAGTATGATGATACTCGGGTATTTTTCTTTTAAAAGTTCTAATTTTTCATTTGTGTTATCATTAGATTTATCATCTCTAACAATAACTTCAAAATCAAAATTTGTTTTTTGATTATATATCGAGTCAACACAATCGGTTATAAATTCACCAAAATTATAACTTGGAACCAATACTGATAATTTTTTCATTATTTAATTTTTTTAACTGGTACCCCAACATAAGTACCCATTTCTGTTATGTCTTTAACGACACCGCTATTTAATCCGATAATAACATCATCGGTTATGGTGATTTTTTCCTTTATTGATGAGTTGGTACCCAAATATACCTTATTCCCTATTTTTACATTACCTGAAATTATTGCTCCTGGCATCATACTAAAATAATCACCAATAAACGAGTCATGACCTATCTGATTAAATCGATTAAGTATTGAGTGATTACCCATCTTTATATCAATTGTTAATATTGAGTAAGCCCCGATAAATGAACCATCCCCTATTATCACATTTTCACCAATTAATGAATTTGGGTGTATAAAAGTAAAAAATTTAGTGTCAATTGGTAATCTATCAACGATTCTTTTTCTAACGTTTGTATCCGCAATAGCAACCATTACTTCATATTCATTATGATTGAATTCTGATAATGGAAAGACATTATTTTGTGGAAAATAAAACTCATCCTCAACAAAACAAGGTATTTTTTCACCCATTTGGGACATCACCTCTCTTGCGTGTCCACCATAACCTATTATCGCCCTTTTCATATATTTATTTTATATTTTTTTGGGTCAAAATAATGTTCATACCACGACGAAACATTCTCGTTATAGTAACTTTTCCAATAATGCGGTTTAGTACCTACCCATAGTTCTGAATTAATTCTTTCACCATTACTATTGTGATGTAATTTTGTGATTTGTTCTAAGGTGTTAATATGATTAGAAGATGACCACCAAAAATTACCAGAAAAATAATTTTGTAAATGATAATCAAGAAATTTAAATGACTCAACGTATAGTGACCCGCACACGTCACACTCTTTATTTAATATGTCTTTTAACGGCCGTAACCACTCCTCTATACAAAAATATTCTAAACACTCTCTCCAAGAATCTATATAATAATTTTTTTCTCTAGACGACCCTTTAGTATGGTAATATAAAACAGTAGAATTCGGGTTAATTTTACAATAATTTTGTAAAAGGGTTAACGTCCCATATTCTGACAAATTATTATCAAAAACCACGACCTCAATTTTTAAATCCTCATCGAATCCTAAAATAATATCTTTAAAAATTTTAATATTATTTTTTTGGGTGGAATAAACCCCTAAATAAATTTTGTCAGATCTTTTATAAAGGCCACTATTTTTTAATTTAAAAAGTTGGTTGTTAAGTATATTATACCAATCGTTGTCTAGGTAGTTGTGTGAGAAAATAGAAACCTTATTATTTTTTATTAACCCGATACCCCCCCAAATGTCGTACGGTTGATTTTCTAATATTTTATGAAATAAATTATCTTTTCTATAAATTGGGTTTTTTTCTGTTGCGACGAATTCATACACTTCGTTGTAAGTTTCTTTTAATTCTTTAAAGAACTTATGTACAAAAATATTATGTTTTTCTGTTTCTTCACTTGGTATGATGTCATGAAAACCTAAAAACCCATCGTGGGATAAAAATTGTTTATACTTATCATAATCGTTTTTAACACCGTCATATGAGTGGTCGCCATCAATGAATATAAAATCAAACACAATACCTAAATTTTTAATAATTTTAACAGTATCATTTAATGTTGAGTCTGAAATTATATAGTTGTAGTTTGGGAACTCCTCCTTTATCTTATCAAAATTTTCATGATGTTTGATATCTAAAGATATTACATAATCATATATATGACATAATGCGTATGAAGTCCCACCATAATTTGACCCAATCTCTAGTGCATATTTTTTATTCTTTTGGTTACCTAAAACCTCTAAAAATTGTTTAAACTCCTCGGGTTTTTGTTCAATATTATATCTTAAACATTTTTCCCATAAATTATTAAAATCCATTAATTACTATTATTTAAATTGTATGAACTTTTAGTTGAGTCCCACGCTAAATTTATTATATGAAAGTTTTTATGACAAAGACTTTTATATTTTTTTGACCATCTTATTGCAAACTCCAACTCGGTTCTCATTTCATTTGTATCGTAGTCTGTCGAAAATTCACCGATACTTAAAAATCTTTCTGTGTGGTTAATACCGGGTCTAAGTGAGAAACTAGGCCAATTTGTATACATCATCCAAATATTTGGAATCATTGTTTGGGTGGCAGAAACCTCATCTAAAAATAGATGTTCGTTTATAGGTTTTTCGGTATCGTAATACCATTCCCAGAAGTCACCAATAATTTTAGGTTGGATTTCAGGTGGAAAATTTTTATAAGATTGTGAAAACCCCACATACCCATATTCTTCATTGTTTTCTAATATGTCTATAGCTTCTTTTATGTAAAAATGATTAACAAAGAGATAATCATCCTCCAACATAAAAAAGTAATCAGTTTCAGTCTCAATTAATTTTTTTCTCATTTCATTTAAAATTCTTGAATGTCTGTATCCATCCTCAAAAGAATTTTTATAAAAATGAGTTACTATTATATTTTTATTTGGAAACTTGTCTCGTAATAGTCGTTCCATATTAATTTTATCAATATTTGACGATGAATCATCAAAAAATATAATATTATCGATAATATCTAAATCATTACAAAATGTGACAAAACCACGAATAGTCATTTGTAGTAACTCAAATCTTTTAGATGATGTTATGGCTAATGAAATTTTTTTGTTATTATACATATTATTTTTTGTATACGTCAAATTTGGATAGGTCAGGATAAGGTAATTCCAAATCCTCATTATGTTTAGGGGATCCGTCAACTTTATAGAATTGGTTCATAAGTAGAAGTCCACGAGACGCCAATTCCGGTAACATATAAAAATTCCAACCCAACATATCTAATTCATCCTCATGGTAAGAACATTCGTTTCTACCTGAATATCTTGCTCGTTTAAACCATTTGTATGCTTCGTAATCATCCGTAAGAATAGCACCACCCTTACCAAGTTTTAAATGTTTATAAGGTCCGGTAAATGATAAACACATATGTGAATTATGAATGTACATATCTGAAGTAAATCTTAACGCACTATCCCAAACTTTGGTTGGTTGTAGTTGGTATGCTCCTTTTAACGTTGTACCTCCAAAATCTTCAAACTCTACTTTGCCTCCTGCGTGTATAATTTCACAAGGTACTGAAGGATATGTTCTAGATGGGATTCTAATTGTTTTCCCTTTAATCTTCTCATACATTAATGCCAAAAACAATGCGTTACTTTGGTTATCCACGGTGACTGCGTAAGGTGCACCGGTATAATCACAAAGCGCTTGTTCAAAATCTTTAGTTACTTGATAAACCGACCCATTAATTGACCCTGGTTTTTTATCTCTTTTACTTTTTGGTTTTGCAAAAATAACTCCGTGTTCGATACCCTTGTGTGAACGGATTTGCCTACCCATCTCGAATAAAATAATTTCATATTCATAATCATTTCTTTCAAGTTTTTCTAATATTGGGTCAATTTCATGATTAACATTACCATGAAACTCAATCATGAATCTATCAACAAGTTGGATTTGTTCATCGGTAACGGACTCAAAGAAAGGATACTCACCACCCTCAATATCACATTTTAATAATGAGATTCGTTCATAATTATTATCTTTTAAAATCTCATCTAATGTGATTGTTTCACAATCAATTACATTTGTTAATTGACTATAACTATCGTGGTCAGTACCAAAATAATTAGACCCGATAGTAGTGTTTTCCATTGAGAATCTAAATGGAATAGTTGTCTTTTCGCCATAAATAGGATTCATGTATATTACCGATTTTTCATTATCTGTGTCTAATAATGTTTCTATACTTTCTCTTAAATAAGGGTTAGCTTCAACCAAAATAACTTTTTTGGTATTTATTGAGTACATGTATTTTGCGAACAATCCTACGTTAGCACCAATATCAATAACAGTGTCCAAATTTTCCAACCCTAAACCACTAAAACATTTATCGATAAAGAATTCGTGATAATTTACATAGTTACAATCGAACGGTTTAAAATTAAATCTTGGTATATTAGGGTATACGTTATTAACAACTACTTCCTTTTTACCCAAATACGTGTTATCACCATTACTATAAAACTCAACTGAAAAACCTCTAAAGTTTTTCATACCTTCAAATTTCATAACGCTAGTCGGTATCGGAATAACGAAATAAGTTAAAGGTTCTGTAAAATTTAAGTTGAACCAATACATCGGTGCGTTTGATGTCATACATTTTACAACAACATTAATATCATTAGACCCTGTGTGGTTATAATGAATATTAATTTTATTTTCATTCGATTCGTACGATAAACTAAACAATGATAAAATATCATTTTTACCTAACATACCTAATAATGTGTTTGTGTCTTGGGTGATGTCTCCACTCATAAATTTAATTTTTTGGTTATTATTGTACTTACCACAATAAACATCCAAATTGAACATCATCATCGGTAATTCATATTTGATAGCTTCCTTTATTGCTATCGGGTTTAATTCTTTATTATTTCTGTCTCCTTTTGACGGGAATAAAAATAAGTCAGATGCCTGTAAAAAAGTGTCCACGTCATTTCGTTCACCCCATACAATACAGTTACCTGGTTTATTACCCATTAATGGTAACCAGTAATGTGCGAAATTATCGGCTTGATTCCCAATGAAATGAAATAATATATTTTGACCAATTACTCTTCTTGCCATTTCAAATGCATATGCTTGGTTTTTTCTTTCGGTGAATAAACCAACAATGACTACATGTTTAAAATTGGGGTCAAGCATTAATTGTTCTTGTGCCCATTCTTTATTTGGTGTCACCGCATCTATTGGGTATTCGATAATATCATAAGGAACGTCAAACATAGAGTATCTAAACGCATTGAATGGGCTGACAAAAATAAACTTATCAGGGAACCATCTTTTGTTTGTTACGGGAATGCTTGAATCGTGAGTCGTTTCAAATAATTTATATGACCTATCTTTTGAAAATAGTTTTTTATTAATTTCTTCAGGTATGAAGTGTTCACAAAACTCCTCCAAACAAATTAAGTCAGGATTAAAATCTGAAATAATATCAAAAAGTTTTGTTTTATCTTCACCTAAAGTTATAAGGTTCTCAGGACCAATATGTTCTTTAACTCTGTTTTTTTGAATAACAAATGCATCGCCTGTCCAATCCCATTCTACACATTTAATAATGTAATCATTTTTTAATAACTCAATTTTATTAACCAAAACTTGAGGTAACCCCCCTGTTGATAAGTGAGGGGCAATAAAAAGCAGTTTTTCCATAGTAAAAATATAGGTATTTGTTATTTAAAAACAAAGTATTTATCTAATAAAGATTAATGGCGAATACGTTTAAATATAACGCAAGTACAGAAACATTGGCATTAAAAAAAGGTAACTTTTGGATCGGGACAAATGACGTTGGTAAAGGTCCTACGAGCACTACCGGTTTTTGGCATGGACTTTCACCCGTAAGAGGTGGTTACGCAGTGTATCTTAATAAATCAACTAATGGACCTGCCATTTACGCAGCTAATTCTGATTCTGAACTTATAATTCTTACTAATAGAATTGCATCTCAAAATTATACGACGGTTGCCGAATGTCTAAGTTGGTTCATGACACAAACTGATAAAATGGTTTTAAATATTGATTATGATGCTATTAAAACATCGGGGTTAGATTTATTAATGGATGCGGGATTTACACCGTCATACCCAACGACTAACACTACTTGGTATGATATCGCTAGAACCAATAATGGAACTTTAACGAATAGCCCTACATTTAGTACAACAAACGGTGGTAGTATTGCATTTGATGGTGTCGATGATTATATTAATGATATTGGTACGACTAGTGATTATAACTATATTTTTTCAGCTGGAACGTTTTCAGTTTCGTTTTGGATTAAAAAATTTGCAAATAATACCAGATATGTAGTTGCGGGTAATACTTTAACTAACGCCGAAAAAGGGTTTTTTATTATTGCTGAGTATGGTATTTCGGGATATGGGGATAATTGTATAAGATTCCAAGTTACGGGCTCTATTTTAAATTATCGTCTAATTGCCGGGTCAACAAACGATAATACGATTGGTACCGAATGGACACATTGTACATTTACTTGTCAAAATCCGGATAAAGTAGGTCAATGGTACATAAATGGTGTTGCTTCTACAACAACATTAAGAGGGGGTGGGAGCGGTAACGCAAATCAAGGAAATTATTATTCAGGGCCATCGTCAAGAACATTAAATATTGGTAGATCTAACTACTCATCAACTATAAACCCATTAAAAGGTAACATTGCACAATTTTCAATATACAATAGATCGTTATCTGCATCAGAAGTTTTGAGTAATTTTAGGTATGGTGGTCAAAAAGCATTCACAAATTGTAAAACTTGTAAAGATATTATAGACACATTTCCACAACTCGCAGGATATGATGGTTTATATTGGGTTTATCCCGGAGGGTCAAACTCATCTCCATATCAAGTTTATTGTGATATGACCACAGATGGTGGTGGATGGATGTTAGTTGCCAGAAGTCACTCAAGTACCGTAAATTATAATGGTGAGAATTGGGGATGGAAAGGTGGTTCCATAGGTAGTATAAATGATTTCTCACAAGCGTATCAATTAGGTTGGGGTGAAATATGGGACGGAAATACAACTTTTACATCTTATATTTACGGCAATCAAAGAACAAATTTTGATAATACTTGGGGTCCATTCATATATAAATATAACGTAACCTACTCAACTTTTTTTGGGTCAGACACTCAACAATCTTACTCAACATCAACATTAAAAAGCAACACCGCAGTTTATGGTACAACAAGTTTTCCTGGAATGCAGGGAGCTATTGGATATACAACAACGGCGACTAATAATAATATTTATTATATGAGGGATTGTTGTGGGTTTGCCGGTTATGGAGGTACCCCAACGTCAATGTCTACCGTATATTGCGGTGCGAACTTTTATTATTCGGGACCTTGGTGTGGTGGTTCCACAAATACTGGAGGTGTTTATGATTTTGGAACATACGTTTCTAACGGATTAACTTATGGTGGGACAAATCAATATATGATAATGGTAAAATGAGACAGGTAGAATTTAAAACAACAGATGACCAAATAATTCAATTCAACAGTAACGTTAGCACTATACAATTGAATCAAGAACAACCATATGGTGTAATTTATAGAGGTCAATGTTCTTCAACATTGACAGAACAACAACTTAATTCTTGGTGGGATTATGTTGATGAATTATTGGTTGAAAGACCGACAAGTAACTTCCATTCAATATGGAAAATAATTGATAATAATGAGACATACGGATACGATAATTAATATATGCCAAATACAATAAAATATTCAACAACAGGAGACACATTTTCATTAAAGAAAGGTAATTTCTTTATTGGTACTGGTGATGTCGGTAAAGGCCCATCAAATGTTACAAAAACATACAATGGGGTTAGTCCTGTCGTTAGTGGGTATACTGTATATCAATATAATGCAAGTCAAGAAAGTAATATAAGTTTTTATTCGGCAAATAACGATGCGGAATTGATAACATTTACAAATAATTTAGCGGGACAAACATTTACGGGAATAACCCAATGCTTGAATTGGTATGCAACGCAAACAAATAATGTTTGTGTAAATAAGGATTATGAATCTATAGTCACAAATGGGTTGGTGTTAAATCTTGACGCAGGATTTACACCATCATATTCGAGATCGGGAACAACCTTGTATGATTTATCCTATAGTGGAAATAATGGTACACTAACTAATGGACCGACTTATAACCCAACCAAAGGTGGATCAATCGTGTTTGATGGTGTTGATGATATAATTACAGTATCGGATAGTAATTCATTAGATATTGCAAACAACATATCGGTAGATTGTTGGTTTTATCCCACCAGTTATAGGACAGATACTTACTCTATAAATTTTTTAAAGAAATATAACGGAACATTAGACGGTAATTTCCAATTATACTTTGCAGGAACATATAGCCCAAATATAATAAGAGTATTAGCAACTAGAGGAGGTGTATGGGGAATTGTTTCTCCTGATAGTGGGGTTATTCCATTAAATCAATGGTGTAACGTAGTATGGACATATTCTAACGGAGGGAGACTTTATATTAATGGGGTTTCTCAGGGTAATCCTGTTGGTTCTGGTAATTTATCAACTAATACCTATAATTTACAAATAGGTGATGACCTTATTGGTAATATTTCAACAACCAAAATCTACAATAGAGAAATATCCTCAACGGAAGTTTTACAAAACTACCAAGCACAATTCCCAAGATTCTTGGGTGAAAACATAGTGACAAATGGATTGGTTAATTATTTGGATGCGGGATATGGTGTGTCATATCCCGGTACAGGTACAACTTGGAATAACATTAGTGGAGTGAGCGGAGGTACCGGAACATTAACAAATGGTCCAACATATAGTACAGATGGCGGAGGGTCTATAGTTTTTGATGGAGTTGATGATTATGTCACAAACATAGGAACTACGTCAACATTTTCGTTCATACAAAATACGGGTATTTTTACAATCAGTGCCTGGGTTAAACTTAGTGATTTAACAACCGCAAGATATTTTATGGGTAATAATGATGGAACTGCCGGTTCTAAAGGATTCTATTTAGGTCATTCTGCCACTTCTGGAAGATTGTGGTTGTCAATAACGTATGGGACTTCAGGTCAATTTACTCTTAATCAAACTAAAAATAATTTTTTCACTGATAATAATTGGGTGCTTGTTACTTGTGTTGGGAATGGGACGAATTGTCAATTTTATAAAAATGGAATTTCGTTTGATACCCCTAATAATTTTGGTACCTTTTCAACAGGAGATAGTGCAAGAGTTTTAGGTGTTGGCAGAATTAACAACACATCGGTGAGTAACTATTGGAGTGGTAATGTTGCGTTAACTCAGATTTATAATCGACCTCTAAGTAGTAATGAGGTTCTACAAAACTATAACGCTCAAAAATCAAGATTTGGATTATAACTATTTATAAAATATGGAAACACAATTACAAGATTACGAAAACAGAGAATTCATGATATTTAACGTATCGGAATTAGAACAGATTGACTTCGCACAAGTATTGGAGACATCTGAAGAGACCGTTAGAAAATCGGTTGATGAAACAAAAACATTCGTTAAGTGGGACGGTGTAATGCCGGAATGTGTATCTAATCTAACTACAAAAGACGGTCCTTACACTTATGAGGAAATATTGGTTATTTTGGCAACATCAGAATGGACAGACCCTAATCCACCAATGGGGGGTTAATTTAAAATTAAAATATTTATATGAAATTCATTAATGAATGTATTTTTTTAAGCATATAGTATATTTATATGTAAAAGATAATAAAAACAATAAAAATAAAACTAAATTATGAAAAAAATTATTAGACTAACGGAATCAGATTTAACAAGAATCGTTAAACGAGTTATCGAAGAACAAAAAACACAACCTATCGTTGATGCTGGATATAGCCGAGACATGCAAGGTTACGCTATTGCGTTATCACAACCAACAGTAGCTCCTGGTTCTGGACACAGAGGTGTTGCTACAGCACAAGTTAAATTCAACGGTATGAGAATTAAAAATAATGGTGAAGTTGTAGTTAAAGGTGGTATCGTACTTTACGCTGGATGTGGAAAAGAGATTGATGGTGTAAGTCAAAACCCTGCTAACTTAAGCCCAAGAAGTTCTGCTGACCTTTTTGAAGGTGGTAGTACATACGTATTCTCAAAAGGTGGTGCTATTGATAAAGCGGTAAGAGCGTACTGTGATTCAAAAGGACAACCAAGTTCTCCATCTGCAGGATCACCTATGAATGTTGTTGCTGGAGCAAAAGAAGCAATGGCTTTAGTAAAATAAGTTAAAATTTTAAATAAATAAAAAAACCCTCCATAAGAGGGTTTTTTTATTTCTATTTGTTAAAGACTGCTGCGTATGTCTTATTAGACTCTTTAAAGACAACTACCAAATCAACATCTGTTGTGGTAACTTTATTGATAACCAAAGTCATTTTACCAAAGTCCTCAGTATTAACATCGAATTTGATGAACTTTGGTGTTTCAACTAAGTTTGTGATTGTACTCACATCTTCTTTACGGTCTTCAGTTCCGTTCTCCAAAGATACGTAGTTGTGTGTGAAAGTTTTAGTTTCCAAATTAATGGTGTAGTGATTGAAACCGTTTGAAGAAAAGGTAGTACCAAGATTTTTACCTTTTAACACATCTTCAGACTTCATGTTTTTACCTGTAATGTCGTAGTAGTCAAACCCGTATACACTAAAAAAGTTGTATTGTTTTTGTGCATTTAATGAAAGTGAGAATAAAAAGACGAATGTTGCAACGATTAAATTTTTCATATACTTTTTTTTTAAAGGGTTTATAAATGATTACACTACAAAGATATTGTTTTTATTTAGATTTCCAAAGGTTTTTAAAAATATATTTGTTTTTTTTTAAAAAAATAAAACCCCATCCGAAGATGAGGTTTAAAATTGGTGGAGGTGCGGGGACTCGAACCCCGGTCCAGCCTATCCTGTCAGATAAGGACTACACGTTTAGGTCAAGGTTTGTCATACCTTCCGAAATATCTGAGTTTTCACACCGCTCAGCGACGGTGGTAGTTCTTACGGGGAACCACACCCGTTTTTGTTTCTTTTTGGGTAGAAACCACACCTTAAAGACTTCTGTTGCTAGGTTATGTGTCCACCGACCCCCCGTTGCCGTACTTAAATTAAGCTACAGTAACTTCTTGAGTTGAGATAAGTCCCAAAGTCTCAAGGTTGTTCAAAACGTTGCCGTCTAAAAAAATAAACCAGTTTTTAAGGAGATTAGTTCAGTCCCCACGTGCCCTTATTCCTCAGCCAATACCTGTCAAATCCAAAAACACCCCCATACTTTCAAAGAACTATTGTAAAGATAGTATAAAACTTTATATTAAACAATATATTTATAAATATATGAAAAAAATTTTAAGGATTTTTGAACAAGAAGAAGAAGAGTTAAACGACTTTCAAAAAATTCTTGCACTTAATAAAAGAAAAATAAGCCCTAGTGAAGTTGAGTTTTATAATTCTGAAGGTAACGATTTTAGCAATATAATCACTGTAGAACAAGACGGTTTAATGTTTACTTTTGATGGGTTAGAGGAGTATTTAAGATTCTTTTTTCCTGATTATTATTCTGAAGAAAATACTGATGGATATTATGAAGCGGGTTATTACGATTCTATGTACCGTGGAAATTGGACTTGGGATTTTGATGATAGATCTTATGATGACTGGAGAGAGGGTATTATTGTTGAAGCTTTAAACTCAGACCATTTACAAATTATTTACGATGTTGCAAAAATTATTCAACCAGGTCTTTTAAAATCTTTTGATGTGGGTAATGATAAAAAATTAAAAATAAATAACCCTGAAAATGTGTGCTCATTTTTAGAACAGGTGGATAATAGAATATCTGATGATTTAACGGGTACTTGGGTAGATGCTAGTGTTGCTGCGGTTGATGGTGAAGTTGGAAAATATATTGAGGATACTTATTGTAATTGTTTAACCCCTGTTGGTATTGAAAGGTATTCTGAAAAGTATTGTTTTTGGAAATATAAATTACATTGGGGAGATGCGATTATGTTATATCCTCGTTTTGGTACTGAAGAAGACAATCTTCTTGATTTATTATTTATGGCAATTGAAAAAGAACCCATATCCCACTTACCTGAATATTATGAAATACAATATAATATTTGGAATAATGAAGAGTTTGATGCTTCGTTTATCCACAACGCCGATAACGATTTAGAAAACTTTAGAGACAGAGTACTTGAGGATGCTAATGATGAGACTATGAAAAAATATTTTTCGATAATTGATAAAATTAACTCAACAATCGGATTTGACCAGTATGTTAAAATACCAAATAGTGATGTTACACTAATGGTTAAAAGTGTTGATAAAGAAACCCTAAAAGTGAAATACGCACTTACTAACAGAAAAACATATATTACCAAATACGGAGAGTCTTATACTGACGATATCCTAAATATGGTTTACAACGAAAGTTTATTTAACCCAATGGATTATAGAAAAAATTAATATTTTTTAAGTAATCTTTCTTTAATTATTTCATATAAGTAAACTAAATCGTCGTCATTTATAAACATGACATTATTGTCAAACGGATCCATAATTGTTATTCCGTCTTTATTTTCCTCAACGTCAAGAGTCTCCAACTGGTGAAAAAACACATCATCTTCGTCTTCTTCGACTTCATCATCAAAAAGAGTGTTAAAAATTGTGTTTTTTGTGTAAACGATAGGTTTGTATTCGTATTGGTATTTATTTAATCCCAAGATGAATACCATATTTTTACCAGCCTCGATAGCACGTTCTACATCATCAATAGAAATAAATTCTTCTTTTGTGTGCATGTTGTAGTAACCACAAGACATGTTAATACAAGAAACGTCAACCTTTTTCTTTAATTGTGAAACGTCAGTATAAGGGTGAGATTGAACCAACATTTCATTTCCAAAAGCATTTTCAATAACTGAAATACTTTTTTCAAAGAATTCACTATCACGTTCAAACAAACGAACCCCCGAGCAAATCTCGGTAATTAAGTGATTACCAGGAGCATCGTATTGCGTGATATAACCAACATCTTCTAAAAATGAAACGTCACATTTTGAAGACCCGTGGCAACCGGTTTCTTCAGATACGAATAAACCAACTTTTACTTTATCTAATTGTTTAAGTAATTCTAAACAAATGAAAATTCCACATTTATCATCACCACCGATACCTGTAGGATTACCTTCTTCGTCATATGCCTTCAATACATCTACTAATGTATCGTCAAACGTTTTACCAAACGTATTTGGTCGTTTAAGTTTTTCCTCTTTAACAATGATTTTATCAATCTTTGTGTGTACGGTATCGGTATGAGCAACGAACATAGGATAAAATTCACCTTCTTCTAACACACCTTTAGTTGCGTAGATATTCATCATATCATCACGATAAAAGGTAACCCCCTCAATGGACTCTAATTCATCACAAATGAACCCAACCATATCTTCTTCTTGATATGTTTTTGACGGTACTGAAAGAAGTTCTTTAAATTTATCTATATTCATAATATATGTTTCTACAAATGTAAGAAACTTTTTAACAATTAAAAAACTTTTTACTGTTTTGTTTTTCTTTTTGTTGGTTTTTTTATTTTAACGTCAGTTTTTTTATCCTTTTCATTATACGTTAAAACAAATGTTGATCCTTTTTCTGGATTATCCGTTAAAATCTTTTCTGTAATTGCATCATCTACCCATTTTTGTACAGTACGTTTTAGTATACGTGCTCCAAACCTTGTATCAGTACCAACCTCAATCAAATGGTTTTTTAGACTATCTTCCACCTGTACTAAAAATTCAAGTTGTCCGATTCTCTCATAAAACTTATTTAATTCTAATTCAACAATCTTCAATAAATCATCTTTATTTAAATCTTTAAAATAAACGATGTCATCAAAACGATTAATAAACTCAGGTGCGAACTTCTTAAATAATTCTTTTTCTAAAATTGATTTAACCTCATCGTCAGCTCTTTCAGTTTTTGTGTTTGTTGAAAACCCGACACCTGTACCAAATTCCTGTACGACACGAGTACCAACGTTAGATGTCATTAAGATTATACAATTTTTAAAGTTGATTTTTCTTCCATGTCCGTCGGTTAAAAACCCTTCATCTAACATTTGTAAAAATACGTTAAAGATTTCAGGATGTGCTTTTTCTATTTCATCTAAAAGAATAACAGAATAAGGTTTGTTTTTAATTTTATTTAAGAATGGTGACCCATCCTCATACCCAACATAACCTGGAGATGTGCCTGTTAATTTTGACGTTGCAATCTTATCTGAAAATTCACTCATATCTAATCTGATAAGTGCATCTTCACTACCGAACATATGTTTAGCCAATTGTTTAGCCAATTCAGTTTTACCAACACCTGAATTACCAATTAATAAACCACTAAAGATTGGTTTTTTAGGGTCACTTAATCCCACTTTATTTCTTTGGATAGCTCTTGAAATCTTTGCTACCGCATCATCTTGACCAATTACTTTACTTGATAATGTTTCTCTTAAAGAAATAAGTTGTTGTGTTTCGTCAGTTGTAATTTTATTGATTGGAATTTTAGTCATTAATGAAACAACATCATATACAACATCTTCAGTAACCACTCGTTTGTTTTGGTCTCTGTTTTTTTCAAAATCCTCTTTTTCTCTTGCTAAGTCGGCTAATATTTTTCGTTCTTTATCTCTAAGATTTGCAGCCTCCTCGTACTTTTGTTTATTAATAACATCTAACTTCTCTTCTTTTATTTTTTGAACTTGTAGTTTTAATTCTTCAATAATTTCAGGAAGTTTGATTTCCACTTGTGATCGAGCACCAACCTCATCGATGATATCGAATGCTTTATCTGGAAATTCACGGTCAGTGATGTAACGGTCTGCTAAATCAACACATAGTTTTAAGATATCATCACTGTAAGATACTTTGTGGTGATTTTCATATCTGTCTTTTGATTGTTGTAAAATTTCTAAAGTTTCTTCTTTAGTTGCTGGGTCAACCATTACCTTTTGGAAACGTCTTTCTAACGCCCCATCCTTCTCAATATTTTTTCTATATTCTTCTAATGTTGTCGCTCCAATACATTGTAACTCACCACGAGAAAGAGCGGGTTTAAATATGTTGGATGCGTCCATTGAGCCCGAAGCGTTACCAGCACCAATCATTGTGTGAATTTCATCAATAAAGATAATAATATCAGGGTTAGCATAAAGTTCTTCAATAATAACTTTCATTCTTTCCTCGAATTGACCACGGTATTTTGTTCCTGCAACAATTGATGTCATATCTAAAGACACTATTCGTTTACTTGATAAATTTTGTGGACAATCACCCTCAAATATTTTTTTAGCTAAACCCTCAACTATTGCCGTTTTACCACAACCAGGTTCACCTAAAATGATAGGATTATTTTTTTTACGTCTTGATAGGATTTGAGCAATTCTATTAATTTCGTCATCGCGACCAATAACAGGATCAAGTTTACCTTCTTGTGCTTGTTTAATTAAATCCCTTGAAAAATTATCTAATACGGGGGTTCTTGATGACCCGTCTTGATTTTTGTTTTTTGATTTTTCGTTATTGTCTAAAGTATCGTTCATATGTTGTTTTTTTAAAAATTAGTAATATTGAACCAAATAATCAATTGTTTGACGAATTATAGTATTTATTGATATGGATTCATGGAGAAAATTTGTAGACGCTTTGGAATTGACAAAAGATTTAGAACAAGATTATTTTGACATGAGAAAAATATTCCAAAGAGAGGAATGGTCGGAGGAAGTTTTATTAAGTCCAAGTTATTTTCCTCAAGACTTATTAGTGTTGCACTCCAAATTTCAACCAAAAATGCGTGAGATTTTTCAAACAATTAAAGATTATGGGTTTAATGTTGACGGAAACGAAGTCCATTATTACATTATGGATAAACTTAGTCATATAGATGACATAACTCCATTAAGAAAACCAAATGGCGATTAAAAGAACAACAATAGACGGAACAAAAATTATTTGTGAGATTGAATCAAGTAATTTGATTTTAACAGAATATGATTCTGAAACTAAAAAATTAATAACTCAATTTAAAAATGGTATGAGATATGAATATGAGGAGGTTCCTCATAATATTTATGCTCAATTTAGGTTATCCGAATCACAAGGAAAATTCTTTAACACACAAATTTCTAAAGCCTACAAATACAAAAAATTGGATAATTAATATCTTTTAGGTATTTATAGTTATGACAAACGATAAAAAAATTATTAGTAGTTTTTATCTTCAAGATGAATTAAACCCCGATGTGTGGTACTTACCAAATGAAAAATACATGGGAGATACCGAAGCTCAATTTTATAAATTAAAACCGGAAATTAGAAAAAGGTTACTTAAGGTTGCGGAGTTATTCATAGATTATTTGGATGTTGATTTTTTTGTTCATGATATTTTACTTGTCGGTTCGTTAGCTGGGTATAATTGGTCTGAATTTTCAGATTTTGATATTCATGTAATAATGGATTTTAAAGAAGGTGGAGATAAAGAAGAATTGTATAAAGAACTTTTTAGACTTAAGAAAACAATATTTAATTCCGCTCACGACATCAGAATTAAAGGTTATGAAACTGAACTGTATGTTGAGGACATTAACGAAAGTAATGCTAGTGCGGGTATGTACTCAATATTGAATAATAATTGGGAACAAATACCTGAGAAGGAAAATTTTAAAGTTGATGAAAAAATCATTAGAGAAAAGGCAAATCAATGGATGAATATTATTGATGGGGCAATTGAAAACGCTCAGGATGAAAATTTAGAAGATGCGGTTGCTTTAGTAAAAAAGTATAGAGAAAAATTAAGAAAGTATAGAACCTGCGGACTTAAAAAAGAAGGTGAGTTTTCGTATGAGAATTTAGTGTTCAAATACCTAAGAAGAAATGGGTATATTTCTAAATTAGAAGACTTTAAAAATAAATTTGCAGATAAAAAATTATCATTAGAGCAAGAAAAACCGGAATAAATTGTAAATTCTAAAGTTACAATATATTTATATAGAAAAAATTATTATGTCTACAACTGCATGTACATCTTATTACACGACTGTCGTTACGGGTTACGTTCCTGGTACAGGAGCAACCACAGGTACCATCGTTACTTTTACAACCCCAAAACCAGTTTGGAGTGATAATGTTTCTAAGGCAACTGACGTAGTTTCGTTACAATGTAATTCGGTTGCTTTGGGCGGATTTAATGGACTAAACAATTAAAAAACAAAATACAAATGGCAGATATCAAACCACTAGGTAGTGAAAAATTACAAGGAATCGATAAGTTAAAGAGAATTATGGAAATTGCTCGTTATAATGAGACATCTAAAAACGAAACTGACGGACCTTCAACTACTAATTATACTATCACATTGGCTGATGGTATGACTTATGGTATAGTTAAAGAAAAATCAGGTTATATTCTTAAAAAAGGTATTAACGAATCTGAGTTAGATTATTCTGACCCGATGAAAAATAGAAAATACTATAGATCATATTCTGAGGCAATGAAAAAACTAAATTTAGTTGCGTCAGAAGTTAATCGAGTAACAGGTAATGTATTCGAAACCCCTCTTATTGGTGAACAAGAGGTAAAAAAAAAATTCATTTTAAAAACACCTAAACCAAAAACCCCTGTAGAGGAACCAGCACCTGAACCGGAAGCTGCGTTACCTCCGGCTCCCGAAGCACCAGCACCTGAAGGTGATGCTGCAATGCCTCCTGTAGAAGGTGGTGAAGATATGGGAATGCCATCTGCTGAAGGTGGACCTGAAATGGGTATGGAAGAACCTGAAATGGGTATGGAAGAACCTGAAATGGGTATGGAAGAACCTGAAATGGGTATGGAAGAACCTGAAATGGATGACGAACAACCACAAGGACCATCCGGTTTAAAATCAATCCAAAGATTAACAGGTAAATTAAGTCAAAAAATAAGAGCATTTGACAAAGATAAAGGATTGGATTCTCAAGACATTAAATACGTTATTAATTCTATCCTATCGTCCATTGATTTAGATAATTTGGATGAGGATGACAAAGACGATATTCTATCAAAATTTGAAGATTCCGATGAGTATGGTATGGAAGGTGAAGGTGAATTAGATTTGTCAGGTGAAGACGATATGGGTGATTTTGATATGGAAGAACCTGAAATGGGTATGGGAGAACCTGAAATGGGTGAACCGTCTATGGAAGAACCTGCACCTGTAGAAAATTTTAAAGAATCTGTTGAGGATGTTTTATCTAAATATTTTGTGGTAACTGACGAAGAAAAAAAATTACACGAAGAAAAAAATAAGAAAAATTTTATTAAAAATAAATTAGTTAGTATCGAGGTAAAAAACGAAATTGAAAGAATGAGTGAATCGGTTAAACAACTGAATACAGCAAAAAGATTTTTAAGTGAGAATGTGAATGCTAAATTCATTGGTAAAACTAATAAACAAAATTTAGTTTTTTCGTTAAACGGAAAAAATATAAAAGTTAACACAACAGGTGACATTATATGATTTTAGTTTATGTAAATGAACTTGGACCAAACTTTAAAGGTGATAACATTTATGAATTCATCTTTTCTGACTTGGACGATGTATGGGGTGAGGACTGGGGTTCGGAACCTGCATCTGGTAAACCATTACCTCCTGACATTCATTACATAAAAAAAGTAGGGGTTTTAAAAAATTCTAATATATCATTAGAATTAATACAAGAATCTGACTATTTCGGAGTCGTAGATGCTATTGATGGTGTAATAAGTTTGGCTTGGGAAAAATCAGATAGCGATGACTTAGTTATATCAAAACATAAAAGACTTGTCTTCCAATATGGTGAAACTGTTGAGGACATTGAAAATAAATTATACGAGAGAGATATCGTATTAAAATGGGAAAAAAATTTAGTAATTGATGAAACACATGAATCCTAAAATAGCGAAACTTCTTCATGAAGGATTTTCAATTAATACTATTGAGAAATTAAATGATGTACAATTAAGTGCACTTTATAATAGAATTTCTGAGCAATCTACAGGTACATTAAACATACCAAAAGCAGATACGGCATCAATTGAGAAGGCTAAATCAGAAAAAAAACCTTTTGTCACATATGAGGAAGAACTTGGAGAGGAAGATGTTAATGAAAAATCCGTCTCAAAACAACAACAAAAAATAATGGGGTTAGCTCTGTCAGTTAAAAAAGGTGATACTCCAAAATCTAAAGTATCTAAAAAAGTTAAAGACATGGCTAAAGATATGTCAAAAAAAGACCTCGAGGATTTTGCATCTACAAAACACAAAGGGTTACCGATTTATGCTATGGAACAGGAAAAAACGGATGAGGAACATGAAGTTGATGTAAAAAATATTGAGGAAAGTATTTTGAATATTATTGAAAAACATTTACCCCCTCATACCACTAAAGGTGAACTTCTTAAAACAATAAGAAGAAAATAATAATGAATGTCACTATCAAAAGAACAAATATTATTAGAATATGCTAAGTGCGTAAACGACACACCGTATGCGTTAAAAACATATTTACAAACTTACGATAATACACAATCACAATACGTACCGTTAGAGTTATTTAATGACCAAGTTACATTGGTTAAGGATTACGATACTTGTGAGGAAAATATCGCATTAAAGTATAGACAAGCTGGTGTATCTACCGTAACATCCGCTTGGGCATCAAAAAGATTGGTATTCGCCAAAAAATCAAAGCCAGAAAAAATCCTAATTATTGCTAACAAAATGGACACCGCCATGGAAATGGGGAATAAGGTCCGTGCCTTTGTTGACCAATGGCCTTCTTGGTTAGGGGTTACCTTCTCGAATGAAAAAAACTCACAAAGACACTTTAAGTTAACTAATGGGTGTGAAGTTAAAGCAGTAGCAACATCAAAAGATGCTTTACGTGGGTATACCCCAACAATATTAATATTCGATGAGGCGGCTTACATCAATGCCGACGAGGACTTTTGGTCTGCATGTATGGCCTCCCTATCTACAGGAGGTAAAGTAATTGTTATCTCAACACCAAATGGATTTGACCCAATTTACTATTCAATATATAGTCAGGCGGTTAAAGGAATGAATGACTTTAAAATTACTGAAATGTATTGGTTCCGTGACCCTCGTTACTCTAAAGATTTAAAACTTATTAAATGTAACGATATCGTTCACTACATGTTAAATCGAGGGGATTATAAAGATGATGAAATTACAATAGATTATTCAGATATCAAAGTAAGTGATAGGGACTTTGAGGACATTAAAAAGAAAGTAGAACATGAGGGATATAAACCTTATAGTACTTGGTTTGAGGCAATGGCCAAAAAGTTAAAGTTTGATAAAAGAAAAATATCACAAGAGCTTGAATGTAACTTTTTAGGTTCGGGGGATAGTGTTATTCCCGCTGAAACTATGAAAAAAATTAAAGAGAATCACATAAGGGAACCTGAGAATAAATTTATGGGTGGCGCCGTTTGGCAATGGAAAGAACCTGTGCAGGGTCACCGTTATATTATGGGTGTTGACGTTTCAAGAGGAGATAGTGAGGATTTCAGTACAATGTCAATTATTGATTTTGATGGTAGAGAACAAGTTTTAGAGTATATCGGAAAAGTCCCTCCTGACGTTTTGGCTGAAATCGCATATAAGTGGGCCACGATGTATAATGCATTTATAGTTACCGATATTACCGGGGGTATGGGTGTGTCAACATCTAGAAAATTACAAGAATTAGGATATAAAAATTTATACATAGATGGGGTTAATCCTGCGGATAAATGGAAATGGGATCCAAAATCCCAAGATAAAATACCGGGAATTAATTTCAATTCTAAACGAGTTTTAATTATTCAAGCCTTTGAGGAAGCATTAAGATTTGATTTTGCATTAAGGTCCCAAAGGTTATTTAACGAACTAAACACTTTTGTTTATGTCAATGGTAGACCTGACCACCAAAAAGGTCAACACGATGACTTAATAATGGCATTTGCTATGGCTATATTTGTTGGTGAAACGTCATTTGCACAATTAGAAAAAGCAACAGAACAAACAAAAGCCATGTTAGAATCATGGTCAGTACAATCAAACGAAAACCAAAATTCATATTCTAATTTTAACCCAAGTTTACCTGTTACTCCAAATTATGGTTATGGTAATCAACCAAATACAGTATCCAAAAGCGATTATCAAAAGTATTTATGGTTATTCAGTGGTAAAAGGGTTTAATTTAATGCTTACCATATTATTTTTAAAATAAAAACACATGTCAGAACAAAAACTAACCGTATGGCAAAGATTGAGTAGGACTTTTGGGCCAAATGCCACATTAGACCAACAATCGCCGGTTTTCAAATTTGATAAGAAAGAACTTCTAAAAACAACAGATAAGTCTGAATTTGAAAAAGAAAAATTACAAGCTCAACAAACAATGTACATTGGTAAACAATGGCAAAAGGTTGAGAGTAACCTATACCAACAGGCGGTTTATTATGAACCAACGAGAATGGCTTCATATTATGATTATGAATCTATGGAGTACACTCCTGAAATATCGGCAGCATTAGACATTTATTCTGAAGAATCCACGACACCTGACCAAGACGGTTTAATATTAAAAGTTTATTCTGAATCAAAAAGGATAAAATCTGTTTTAATTGATTTATTTGTTAATAAGTTAGACATCAATACTAATTTACCTATGTGGACAAGAAACACATGTAAATTTGGTGATAATTTTGTTTACTTAAAGTTAGACCCTGAAAAAGGTATCGTAGGTTGTCAACAGTTACCTAACATTCAAATAGAACGTTTAGAAAAAGGAATGAGATTCCAACCTGACAAGTATTCACAAGAAATGGAAAACGATGCGTTGAAGTTCACATGGAAAGAAAAAAACATGGAATTTAACACATGGGAGATTGCTCACTTTAGAATATTAGGGGACGATAGAAAACTACCTTACGGTACATCCATGTTAGAGAAAGCACGTCGTATATGGAAACAACTTTTACTATCTGAAGATGCGATGTTAATATATCGAGTATCAAGAGCACCTGAAAGAAGAGTATTTAAAGTATTTGTTGGTAACATGGATGACAAGGATGTTGACCCATACGTACAAAGAGTTGCTAATAAATTTAAAAGAGACCAAATTGCCGATCCATCAACAGGTAATGTTGATATGAGATATAATCAAATGGCGGTAGACCAAGATTACTTTATCCCTGTTAGAGACGCGGCAGCAACAAACCCAATAGAAACATTACCGGGTGGGACAAACTTGGCCGAAATTGCCGATATTGAATATATCCAAAAGAAATTGGTAACGGCATTAAGAATACCTAAAGCATATTTGGGATTTGAAGAGGCTGTGGGTGATGGTAAAAATTTGTCTTTATTAGATATTCGTTTTGCTCGAACAATCAATAGAATTCAAAAATCTATGATTGCGGAACTTAATAAAATAGCAATCGTTCATTTATTCCTTTTAGGTTTTGAAGACGAATTAACAAACTTTACATTAGGTTTACACAATCCTTCCAAACAATCAGAATTACTTTCTATTGAACTTTGGAAAGAAAAGATTTTACTTTATAAAGATGCTGTTGCTGAGATAGCTAATAGTGTTGCACCTGTATCCGCTTCTTGGGCTAAGAAACACATATTAGGGTTTTCTGATGAAGAGATTAGATTAGACATTCAACAACAAAGAGTAGAAAGAGCCGTTTCTGCCGAATTAGCTAAAACTGCTGAAGTTATTACTAAAACAGGTTTATTTGATAATATTGACCTGTTGTACGGTAAAAAAGAAGGCGAACCGGCAGCTGAAGGTGGAGATGCAGGTGGTGAAGCACCGATGGGTGGAGAGTCAATGGGTCCACCACCAGGTGGAGAAGCACCAATGGGTGGAGGGGCGGAAACACCACCACCGGCACCTGAAGGGGGTGGAGTAACACCTGAAAACTTTAATATTAAAGGATTAGACCTTTTAGTTGAGGATAGGTTGTTTAACTCTTCTGATACGTTAGATTTTTCTAAAGGTAGTAACTCTTTGGTTGAAATAGACGATAAGTTGAAATCTTTATTAGATAAGTAATATTTATAATATAAAACACTATGAATACTTTTGGTACAATTAAAACAAAAATAGAATATGCTACGGTAAACCTTTATGGAAAACCAGAATTTAAATCATTTATGAAACAATTTAAATCTATGGTTTTAGAAAACAAGGACGTTGCGGAACTTTATTATATATACGATGATTTATCATCTAAAAAAGGTTTAGATAAATCAATCGCCGATGACTATTTAAATGAATCTGTAGAATACAGCCAAGTGTTAATCGAGAGTAATCAAAACTCTTTAGGTCGAGTAAGTAATTGGATTGATTCTGTAGTTATGGAACATAAGAACGACTATTCTGATATTGATACAACTATTTATAATCGTTCTATTAGAAATTTAGAAGTTGTATTAGAATCTAAAAAAAATATTAAAAATACCTTAATCAGTGAAGAAGTTAAAACAGAAGTTGCTAATTTTAATTTACCGTTATCATCAGTGGTTCGAGCTGCTAATGATTCTATAACTAAAAATATCGAATCCTTAGATGAGTCTGACAGAAAAGAATTAACGTCATTACTATCAATTAATATTGAAGATGTTAAAACTGAAATTGAGTCTTTGAAGGAAAGTATCTTAAACAACTTAAAAACAAATCTTAACGAATCTACAGATAAAGAATTATCTTTGGCTATTGAAAATACGATTAATAAAGTTAATAATGCAAAAATTGACCATTATAACTTATATAAGTTGAGAAAATTAAATGGTGGATTATAATTCTGATTTCTTTTTTTGTAGGTAAACCGCCTTTTTATGTTGTTCCCTTTTTTTAACTGAATTTTTTGTAAATTCTTGTCGGTCCCTTAATTTCTCAAGTTGTTTTGTTTTATAAATTTTAAATTTATATTGTTTGAGTGCTTGCTCAATCGAACTTGGATTTTTAACTGGGACTATAATCATAATTTTTTCTTTTTTTACATATAAATATAAGGAATTTTTTAAATTTTGACAACAAGTTTATTTTTAACTATACTTTGGTAAACGAATAAACTTTTAAGGAATGAAAAATGAAAAAAGGAAAAACATCAAAATTAAACATTTTTGATGATGCAAAATGTCACTACGGTACAGTCGACTCTAAAAATTTAAAATCAATATACATAGTATTACAAACATGGGTCGAACCTTTAGATGACTTTGATAATTGGAATAAAATTACAGGACATATAAAAAGACAAATACAACACACTCTTTTAGAGGTGTCCGACCATACCTCTTTTGAGAAAAAACAAATAGTCGATTTAGATTTACGAACAAGTGGGATTCAAAAGAACAAAAAAAGTTTTATGAATTTAGAAATAACCTTATTTGTTCATAATCAAAATCTCAATTTTAAATCACTAATTTTAAGAGAAAAAATTAAAAACATTTTAAAATCCATATATCTTGACGACTTAAAAAATTCTAAGTTTTTCACGCTAAGTAAAACAAAAGTTAAAGAAACGATAAGTTGCTAATATTTATTCTAAAAAACAATTATGAGAATATTAGGACCAAGTGATAGTGGTAAGGGCATTTTAGTAGAATGGGATGCTGGGTATATTAACCCAAACGATATGAGAAACACCGACGTGATAAAAGAATCATATGGTCAATTAGAACACTCTAAACCGTTTGTGTTTTATGCTACTTTACAAAAATATGGGGTACCAAATAGAAACGGACGAGTATATCCTGAAAAAATATTAAAAAGAGAAGCCGACAAATACAAAGAAGTTATTAATCGTGGTATGGCTATTTCAGAATTAAATCACCCTGAATCATCTCTGATAGATTTAGATAGGGTTTCACATTTAATTACTGATATATGGTGGGAAGGTAACGTTTTAATGGGTAAGATTAAATTGTTAACTACACCAGGTTTCCATGAGAGAGGTGTGGTTTCATCTAAAGGTGATGTTGCGGCTAATCTAATGAGACAAGGTGTTACTATGGGTGTATCATCTAGAGGTGTTGGTTCCTTAGTTAAAAGAGGAGAACAAAATGAAGTACAAGAAGATTTTGAATTAATTTGTTTTGATTTGGTTTCTTCCCCATCCACCCCTGGTGCGTATCTTTATTTAAATAAAGAGGACAGACCTAAGTACGAAGAAAAATTGGCAGAACATGACACAAACACTTTTAATGGTGGTGGATTGGAAAAATCAGTTGACTTAATGAAAAGATTATCCGATTATTTAAAATAAAAACTTTAAATTATGGATGAAAAATATTTTATAGCTAAAATCACTACTGATATGGCTGACGAGAACACAGGAAAAATTAAAAAAATTAAAGAAGAAAAATTAGTAAGAGGGTTTTCACCAACCGATGTCGAAGCTAAAGTTACTAAAGTGTATGAAAGTTACACAATGGATTGGAGAATCACTGCAATCGTTGAAAGTAAGATTGATGAGGTTATTGAGTAATTACATAACATACTAATAAAAAGGGATACCAAAGGTGTCCCTTTTTTTATTTATACAAGTTTTTTTCTGTTAATTGTCCCAAAAAAGGATTTTTTTTAAAAACGTATATATTTATCTGTAAAATAAACGCATAACGCATTGCTTTTTACAAAACAAATGAGTATAGAAAAAACAGGATCAATAGTTGAAAACGCTTTATTACAAATTAAAGCCGTTGAAAACGCTATTAGTGAAAATGCAAAAGGAATACTTGCTTCGACGATGAAGGAAGAAATCAGTGAATTAATAAAAGAATCTATTGTGGGTTCGAAACAATCTAAAAAAACACTTTTTGAACAAGACGCACCTGAGGATGAAAATCCTGAGGAAGTTGGCGTAGAAGATGAAATGGGTGATTTTGAAGGTGAAGAAGAGCCAGAGGCTGAAGTATCTGTTGACGACGTTGATGACAACGAAGTTGAAATGGATGACTTTGAGTTCGATGGTGATAATGAAATGGAGATGCCTCCATTGGATATGACATCCGCAAGCCCAGAAGAAATTTTGAAAGTTTTCAAAGCTATGGGTGACGAAGACGGTATCATTGTAAAAAAAGAGGATGATTATATCCACTTATCTGATACTGAAAACGATGAAGAATATCTTATCCAAATGAATGGCGTTGACGATAACATGGAAGAACCAATGGCAGACTTAGAAGAAGGTGTTATTTACGAATTGGAGATGAATGTAGATGAAGAAATCGAAGAGGGTTACGAAAACAACGAAGAATGGGGTGGAGATGAGCATGACTATAAAAGACATGACGGTCACAAAATTGGAGATGTAGACGGACATTATAAAGATTATGAATTGGAAGAAGATTCAGACTTTTTTGATTTAGACTCTATCGAAGTTGATAATTTTGGTGGTGAAGAAACTGAACAAGTTTATGAAATTGACCAACAAGAATTAGAATCAGTCGTAGAAGCATTTAAAGCAATTGGAATTGGAATGGGTAAAGTTGGTAACGGTTTTGCTAAATCTACTGTAAACAACAAAGGGTTTAAAGAAGATATGGCTGACGGAACAAAATCTGAAAAGAAAGGTAAAGGTCCTAAATTCAATTATGGTAAAATTAAACATGGAGTAACTGAAACTGAAATGGAAGAAACATTCGAAGGATGGGACATGGAAGAAGATGTTGATATGGTTGATATTGAAACTACTGAAGGAATGATGGAACCTGAAACTACTGAAGCGTCAAGAACTATGACGTACAAACGTAGAGCTGAAAGAGATAGAGTTGCTGCACCAAGTCAATTAAGAAAAGAATCTGTAAATAACGAATTGAATTTATTACAAGAGAAAAATGAAGAATACAAAAAAGCTTTAAATTTCTTTAGAACTAAATTAAATGAAGTTGCAGTATTTAATTCAAATTTGGCTTACGCTACTAGATTATTCACTGAACATTCAACAACAAAACAAGAAAAGATAAATATACTAAGAAGATTCGACGGAGTTGAATCTATCAAGGAATCTAAAAATCTTTACAAATCAATCAAAAATGAAATAGATGGTAAATCAAGTGAGGTGGTTACTGAGTCTGTACAGACAAAAGTTAACAGAACACCAGCTAACGGTTCTGCCGCTAATTTGATTGAAAGTAAAACGTATGAAAATCCTCAATTCATGAGAATGAGAGATTTGATGACAAAAATTAAATAAATAAACAATAAATAAACTCAAATTAAAAAAAATAAAATGGGAGCATTATTAGAATCAGGTCTTGTAGGTAACATCGGGTTGAAACACCTTAAAGTTATCAAAGAAGACACAATTAACAAATGGGACAAATTAGGGTTCCTAGATGGTCTTAAAGGACACATTAAAGAAAATATGGCGCAATTGTATGAAAACCAAGCGTCGCATTTGATTAACGAGGCAGCATCTTCTGATAGTTCAGGTTCTTTCGAAACTGTAGTTTTCCCTATCGTAAGACGTGTGTTCTCTAAATTATTAGCTAACGACTTAGTTTCTGTACAAGCTATGAACTTACCTATCGGTAAATTGTTCTACTTCGTACCTAAAATCCAAGGTTATCAAGCAGCGGCTGCTAACCAAGTACAACATTACCCACCAGTTGGTTCTCCAACTAACTTAGTTGGTGATGCTACAGCTACACAAGGACAAGGTTACGGTAGTACTTCTACTTATGGTAACACTAACTTGTATGATTTATTCTATGAAGGTAATGAGCCTACATTGGATCCAGCTGGTTTATTTGATTACTCTAAAGGTGCTTACACTGCAATCACAACTTCTGCAGTAGGTACTGTTGCGTGGTCTAACGGGGCATTAGTTTCTTCAGCGTACACAGCTGGTGAATACAGAAAAGTATTAATCGGTATGTCCGGATTCTCTAACGCAGGTGCTGGTAAATTAATCGGACCTGATGGTCAAGAAATGGACAACGAGGCGTTCTTATCTGATTTACAAGTAAACGCAGTACAAGCTGGAGCTAACGGTTTCTCAGGTTTAGGTGCAAGTGACTTATTATTTAGAGTTGTGACTCAAAAATATGGTAAAGGTATCGTACAGTACGGAACACAAACAAGTACAACATGGTCTTCAACAGGTAACGGTGGAGCTTATGACAACTTATGTTCTCAAGACGGTATCATCTATTTAGAAGTTGACTGTCAAGTACCTGCTTCTATCGGAGCTAACTCTTTAGATGGTTATTCAGGATTCACTTTACCTATCACAGGTCTTGCTTCTGCTGGTGGTGCATTTACATGTACTTTCAAAAGATACAAAGAAATGGAATTCGAAGATGAAATCGGTGAAGTATCTTTCGACCTTGAGTCAGTTACAGTATCTGTTACTGAAAGAAAATTAAGAGCACAATGGTCTCCTGAATTGGCACAAGACGTTTCTGCATTCCATAACATCGATGCTGAGGCTGAATTAACAGCTTTATTATCTGAACAAGTGGCTGCTGAAATCGACCGTGAAATTTTACGTGACTTACGTAAAGGTGCGGCTTGGTCATTACGTTGGGATTACAACGGATGGAAAAGAGGTACATCTGCTAACCCATTAACTCAGTATACTCAAAAAGATTGGAACCAAACGTTGATTACGGCAATCAACCAAATTTCAGCACAAATCCACAAATCTACATTAAGAGGTGGAGCTAACTGGATCGTTGTTTCTTCTGAGATTTCTGCAATTTTTGATGATTTAGAATACTTCCACGTATCTAACGCGTCTCCTGAGCAAGATCAGTACAATATGGGTATTGAAAGAGTTGGTACATTAGCTGGACGTTACCAAGTATACCGTGACCCTTACTTCCCACCAAACACAGTATTGTTAGGACACAAAGGGACATCTTTACTTGATACAGGATATGTTTACGCACCGTACGTTCCTCTACAATTAACACCTACAATGTACAACCCGTTCAACTTCACACCTATCAAAGGTATTATGACAAGATACGCTAAGAAAATGGTTAACAACCGTTTCTATGGTAAAATCACTGTCGATGGAGTTCGTACGTTTGACTTGAGAGAATTGAGATAATCTATTCTAAACTGAATAAGAAAAAGGAGACAGAAATGTCTCCTTTTTTATTTTCCATATATTTATTAGTATGATAGAGGACATTATAAAAAAAGTATTAAATGAGGTGACATCAACAAGCACAGGGTCGAGAGGTAGTTATATCGCACCTTTACTTCCTGGTGAAAGATATTTTGAAAAAAACGTATTAGCACCATTTACGGTTGAAGACTCAAAATACAAAAGTCCTGATTTAGCGTATGATTCTTACGACGGTAAAATGGAAAGAAGTAAAAAACAAATAGATAAAGAAGAAAAAAAAGCCAAAAAAATATATAATTACATTAAAAATCACCCTAACGCAACTTCTAGTGACGGAGATGGGAACCCCATAAACCGTTACCCTGGTAAAAATTCTAAGATAGTACCCATTAAAGAGTGGGTAGACTTAGATAAGATAAATCTAAATGAGGATTTAGGGGTTTGGTTTGGTACTAAAAAGAAACCTAAGGGGTCTAAACAACCAAAAGGCCCATGGGTTAATATTTGTAGAAAAGTTGATGGTAAACATCCTCCATGTGGAAGGCCTGATGCTGATAGTAAGGGATACCCAAAATGTAGAGCGGTAGGGGTTGCATCTAAAATGTCTGATTCGGAAAAAAAATCAGCATGTCAACAAAAAAGAAACGCAGAAAAAAAAGATACTCAGACAGGTAAAGGACAAAAACCAATTATGACATCATACAAACCAAAAAACAAAAGGACCCAAAAAGAGTCCTTAGAAATTGTAATTAAAAATATTTTAAAAAGTCTTTAACAATAGGCACCTGAACAATGTTTCTTACCATCTAAACCAGGTTTTGTGCCTTTACAAACTTGTACTGCGTAACCATTAGCATATGCGCTTGGGTATACATCAAATTTTGATTTAGCGGCGGCCTTACCTCTAGCACATAATTTTGTACCTGATTTTTTACGACCTTCCTCCATCATATCTTTATCATCGATATTCATAGAAAGTTCCATACCTTCTTTTTTTGTTTCATTCATTAAAAAATCAAAAACTTGGTCTAAATTTTCTTTAGAAACGGTAATGTGGTCATCAGCCCAATCATGACCCTTTTCCAATATTTCTTCAATTTGTGAATGGTCAAGGTCTAATAAAAGGTCTGCCTGTCTTCTTATTTGTTGTAAATTTGAAAAGAACATATATCTCTTCATCTCCATATGTTCTTCTTTTAATACTTTTCTAATGATTAAACTTAAATTATCCATGATTACTTTTTATTTACTATTTGGAATTGTAATTCCTTTTTATATGTGTCGATATTTCTATCTGAATTTACTTTAATGTCTATAAAATATTCATTAGGTATTTTATCTGTAGTGTCAAACATAAAATAATAACCGTCAAACGTTTTATTAATTCTGGTCCAATCTTGCACCTGTACTTCAGTATTCGCACCTTCTCTAACATATATTCTATAATATGCCTCAACATTATCTAATGGTTGACTAGCGGTATATGCTTTTTTAATTGTGACGTTAACCTTCCTAACATCCGTATTTAATATCTTTTCATTTTGTTTAATACCATCAAAATCAAACCCATAAAGTGATGGGGTTTCTGTTGTTGTACCTATTTTAAAATTACCATTTTTAGGTAGTAAAACAAACTCATTCTCAACATTATCTAATTTCACACCATTAACAGTCAAACCACTCCATTCATCTGTGTAAAGACATGGTACAGTATTGGCTGTTAATCCTGTAATATTTACCTTGTAAACACCTTTTGTTACTAAACATGTAGAAAGTCCCGTAAAACCTGATACATACTCACCAGTCGAATCTATGATATTAACACGAGGATTTGTATCGAAGTTAATGTAGTTACCATTACTGTACGCATATAAATAAAGATTATTATCGTTACCCGCATAGAAATTGGATCTATTATCTAAAATCAAATCATTATATGATGTCTCTAAATAAGGTTCGTAAAATGTTTGTGTGTGAGGTGAGAAGAACCCAACTGAATAGTTTTCAGTTAAACCCGTAATATTTTCAAGTTGTGGGTAATATGCGATTCCCCATCCGGTCGTACCAGTAATCGTACCATGTATGATTCCGTTTATCTCTCTTGACATATCAAACTCGACATCTTCATTTCCAAATTCAAAATGTTGAACATCGACAATAGTTAGTGCTGAAAAATTTAAACCTGTTAATCCGGTTAATGAATTTGTGTTGTCGTATATACCATTATGTGACCAACCTGAAAGAGTTGTTGTTTCAAACCAATTAGATGCTCTTTGTGAAAATGCCCTATCGTTTAAGTTCGTAACCCCAAAGTCATAGTAATCGTAACCAACACCACTATCCCACACTTGAGGGGATCCTGTTGAACCTGAAACTTTAGGTATTCTAAATAAAACCAAATCAAATGATGTTGCTCTTCTTCTACCTTGAGATGTTTTTGTATTAAGTAATTCATTATCAAAAAATGAAGTATTTGTCATTCTTAGAGTGTGTGTCATTGCTGACGTACAACCTGTCGATATGACTCCTGATCGTATTTGTGATGTTAAATTAGTTAAATCTAAATCAAAAATATATCTACTATACCCTTTAGGGACCGCAATATTATCTACTCTACCATAGAATAATTCAACAATGGGGTTTCTACCAGTGTTGGTGTAAGAATTATAGATTATTGTATTCGATTTATCGAAATAAGATTTATAAATAGACATTTTTTTGTTTTATCTATAAATACTTAATTAATTCGAATTTTTTTATTTAATACTTTATCGTAAGCCTCTTGCATTTTAGCTAACACTGATTGTGTTGAAATTTGAGAGGATTTAGAAATCGGTGTTGGTGGTAACATTGGGTATGGGTGGTCATGGGTAACTAAAAACTCTACTATTAGTTGTAGTAACTCCATCAGTTCATCTCCTCTAACCATAGGGGAGGTATTCGGTTCTATATTATTAATCACCGTATCTACATCAATACCGTAAACTGTATTATCAATATTAACCCTTTCTTTACCTTCTATTTTTGTTTCATGTGATATAAAATACAATGAATCCGCCCCAACTATACCTGTAGTGTTATTAATTTTTTCAGTAGTTGCCGGTGAAATTGTTTCTGTGATTTTATCGATAGGTAAGTTTTTATCTAAGTTTTTGTTAATTACTAAACCGTACCCCGTGATTATATCTGCAGATGAAACCCTAATTTTGGAAACCAAATTAGTCATGTTAGTTACCGACACAACATCAATTGTCCCTGTAAAGTCACTAACAATTGAACGTATTGTAGAATCAGGTCTATAATAATAAGTAAATTGTTCACCATCCGAAACCGAAACTAATGATTCAGGTCTATCCTTAAAATCAATAATGACTTGATTAATTATATTTGAAAACTCATCGATAGGTTTACCTATTATCTGTTTGTTATAAATAAGATTGGTCTCACCTGTATAATTTGTACCGACATCAAAAACACCGACTTGTAATTCGTATTTAATATCACCTTCGGGTATTTGATAAATATTTACTCCTCCTGTGAATGAATCAACTTGAGTATTTGTTGTAACACAATAATATTCGATAATGAATTTAATCTGTTCTTTTCTTTGTGTTATTTTTTCATATTGCTCTTCAGGACCAAAAGTAGTCTTTTTATCAAAATTAGAAAGTTGTAAAAATGCTCTCTTATTATTGATGATGGGGATTTGACCCTTTTCAAATGGTTGGTGTTTACCGGCTCTTAATAATACTTCATTTTTTTTAAGTATCATGTCCGCACTATCTCTACCATTAATTGATATGTCTAATGGTTCTGAGAATAACCCTGAATTTTGTTCTGGATTTTTATACTTACCATCAGCATCTTTTATTGTTGGGTAACTTTGTTTAGAATTCGAATACCCGTCATCTAAATTTGTTCTCGATGATTTACTATCTTCAAAACCAATAGTTAGTGGAGACGAATAAGGTGCTATCATGTAAAATTTATTTCTACCGCTTCTTTTTCTTCTATCAAAATAAAATAACATAACCCTTTCTTTAGGTTGTGGTATTTGATTAATGAAGAAAGGTAAGTATGGTAAAAATATGAACGGGTCTTTATCTGACCATGGTCCATTTTTATTTGGGGAACCAAACGGGTCATAATCTTTTGCTGAACCCTCCCTTTGACCGAAGTTTTCGTTTAATGGTGCAACTCTAACTCGACCTAACATTAAAGGGTCGTCCGAACTTATACACTCACCCCAAAAAATATTTTGGGTCATGTCAAGACTAAACTGGTCTGTTGTTGGTTTTACATTATCCATTATGTGTAGAACGTTTCTTGTATTCTTCTAAAATTTTATTATAACTTTTTTCTGTAGTATCTAAATGGTAAGTTAACTTAACTAGTAAGTCCTTAGTTTTTTCAAAATCTTCTTGTAGGAAATCTAACAGGTCTGTTAATTCCTTATTTGATTTATTTTTATAATCTTTAAGTAATTCTAATGCTTCTTCTGATTTCATAATTAATAAGATTTACCATAACCTTTTGCTGGTTTTGTTATTCCGGCACCTAAAGAAACCACTGTTAATGGTGGTATAAATATTTCAGTTTTACCATTTTCCGCCTGTTCTTTATTCATTCCTGTTATCATTCCTTTGAATGATGCATTCATTAAATTAGGTGTCCCGTCTCCATTATCATCTGTCGGTATTCCCGCTTTTTGTAAACCTTCAATAACGTTAGAATATGCTCTAGTGTCGGATATCCCACCTAATAAATTTGCCGCAGCTAAGGCAAACATAGGTAACCCTAAATTTAATTGAGATAAACCTAAGTTAAGAAGTTTCAAAACCTCATCTATCACACTTTTACAGTTACCATAATCTATTATCGCGTTAGCCAATTGGAGTAATACATAAATAATAGTTGAGTACATAGCAATTTGTTTATTCTTTGCCTCGTTGACGATGTCTAATAATAACCCCTCGACTAACTTTTTAATTTCTTTTTTAATTACATTAAATAATTCCTCCACAAAAATTGAAAACAATTTTCTTTGTAGGTTAACCACTATCTTTTTAAATTTAAGACAGAATTCTGTTAGGTTGTTAAATGATACGTCTACGTTATATAAAATAGACTTAATCATTATCATAAACCCTAACATCACTTTAGGTGTTAAAATACTTTGTAATAAAATTAAAGGTAAATTTAAGATAACGTTAACCAACATTTCACCATTAATATTAATGGATAACCCTCCCGAATTTTGCCAGTTAGGGTCATTACTAATGTCATTGATACCTTTTAGTAAACTATCGATTTTATCTTTAGTGGTATTTGCAGAAATAATATCCGTAAGGACATTATCAACCGCAGTTGGGTTTGTTGGGAGTTTTATATTGCCACAACTTTCAAATTCCACTAATCCATTAGTTTTTAAATTAACTTGGTTTTCAATGGTTCTTTTTTCTAAATTACTAATAGTAAAAAAATCATCGTCAATTAGATCTAATTCGGGTATTTTAGCAACACCTGAAACATCTATTTTTTTATTAGGGTCAGTACAAATACCCATAATTCTTAACATAAAAGTAATGAATTTCATTCTTTCTGTTTGGTCCTCATTAGAGTTACCAATGTCAAACGCACCAGTTAAAAAATTCATTATGTTGGCCGTTAAAGTGTCCATATTGAAAATTTCAATACTTGTGAAATAATCAAATAAAAATTGACTAACAGTGAGGTTTGCGTTTTGTTGTGCCTGTAATGTTACTTTAAAAAAGTCTCCCGTTATTGTTTGTTGTGATGAATTAACGTAAGATGTTACGTATTGTAAATCAAATAACTGTTGTCCCGATGCTCCAATATATTTGTTACCGTACTCTTGAGAAAAACTTACGTTTGATTGTAATCTTTTATACAATTGTAAATTCATTGAATATGGTACTGTACCATTAGGTGTTTCCGATTGCTCATAAAAGAATTTAACTGATGGGTCTGAAGGATCTTTCTTTAAAATTTTATAAAGGTCCACTGTTTTTACATCAATATAAATTGGCACATTTATAAAACTATTATATGTTTGTTCCTCTGAACACCCTAAAGTTGATAACATCTCATCGACAAGGATTTGTACTATTCTTGATTTGGTATTTTCTGCAGCCTCCAAAAATAATGTACTTAAAACGCCTAAAGAATTACCTCCTGTATTTTTAGGTAAAATTTCCTTATAGATTTCTAAAAGGTCTTTTAATTGATTGGAGTATTGGTCTTTGGCTTGTTTTAATTTTTCTTTCTTTTCTGCAATCTGCTGAACGAGTTCAGATTTTTTCTGTTCTCTCTCATTCTTATTAGCTTTCCTCTTTTCCTCGGCCTCTTTTTTCTTTTCGGCATTAAGAGTTTTGTAAGCCGCAATCTTACTTTTTATCGTTTCCTTATCTTTATCGTTATCTAAACCCATAATTACATTTTATAACCACTAGTTGTGTTATCCACATCTTTTTTGATTAAATTTTGAAGAACGTCCTCATCCATATCAGATAATGAGAAATTCTCTTCTTTATTGTTATTGGACTTCTCCCATATTGTTGATTGTAGTTTTGAAAGAGTTAATTTCTTTTCTATGGTGTCGTTAACGATTTTTTGTTGTTCCTTGATTACGGGACCTATTAAAGTCATATCTTCAGGGTCCTTCAACATCCCAAGCATTTTATTTTGAATTCTAATTGCGGTTGCTCTTTGTTCAACCAACTCATTATAAATTTCTTGCATGAGACCTAATACCGAATCCTTATTTAAGGATATTTCTTTTTTTCTAGTTCTGTTCATAACTATAAATATTAAAAAGATTATTATTCGTTATGTATCTTCTTAAGTGTTTCCAAATAAAGTACTTTATATTTTTTTAGATAAATCCTAATTTCTTTAGTATTTAAATTAGTCATTTCTCTAAGTGATAGTAATACAATGTTTTTATTAAACTTATTATTATCGTTACCTATGAATATATTACCGTAATTATCGAATAACTCAACTAACGCGTAACCTAACTTTAATTCATTTTCATTATCTATGTTTTTTGAAATGTAATTTTTTAAATCTTTTAAAAACACATCTATAATTTTTTCAGCATCTATCTTTTCAAATTCTAAATAATAAACCATATCCGGTCTGTTTTCTAGTGTTGCTGAAATGTCCTCATACGATATTTTTCGATTCATATCTTTTTGGTCTTTTAAAATTTGACCCATTAAGTAGTTCTTACATATAGTACCAAAATAAGAATAAGCCTTCTTATTTTTAGCCGGCTTAAACTTCTCAACTTTAGTCATTAAAAAAGAATGGGTATCACTATGAACATCGTTGTAGTCCATATCTTTTCGATACAATTTATACCTTCTTATAATGGACTCAATCATTTTATCTAATGGTTCCCTTAAGTAAGTATTATAAATTCTTTCCCTATCTTCATAATTTTCCGCAACTATATAATCTCTAACTGCTTGTTCCTCACGAACATCAAAATAATTTTTACTTTTTGCGTTCGTCTTTTGCGTTTCCTCTACTGATTTTTCATTTTCGAGATTTAATAACATTAAATAGTTTCTGGTACAAATTTTATGTCTCTGTCAGAAGTAAAGAAATGTTCTTTTTTTGCGGACTCCAGCCAAAATAAAACTTCCTTATCTCCTAATTTTTCTTCACCAAATTTGTAATTCCAAAAAATAGAACCTTCTCTCATGTTCATGTGTTTGTAACCAATTCTTGGGATTGTCATAATTTTTACGGAATTATACGTAAGTCTTAAAAACATCTCATAAACAAATGTTAGTTTAATGGACGGTTTTAATCCTCCATTTTCTAAAAATGTGTCTTTTTTAATTACCATCCCACTTGATTGGAAATTTTGGTAAGCCTGTAAAACATCGTTAGTTAAATAACCCATCTCAGAGTTTAAACTAACAGCGAAAGTTGCTTCATTGGTGAATCCTGCAAATACTCCCTTATCGTCAATGTCAACAACTAAAGGTAAAAAAGCATCAACATCAGAATATGCCTTAACAAAACGGTCAACATTTTTGAACCATATAGATGCGTATTCATCATCGAATTCTAAAATAGAAATCCACTTACTACTCGCTTCTTTAACTCCTAAATTAACTTGAGATGCGAAATCGGTAGAACCTTCGTTTTCCACCATCTTTACATTTAATTCCCCAAAATTAATCTTAGATAATGAGTTTTTTAATGACTCCTCTTTTGAATGTACAATGACAAGTTCATTTATACCAATTACTTGGTTTTCTAAAGATTTAATTGCTTTTTCTAATAAATCTTCAAATGATTTTACAAGTGATGAACTTAAAGGTAAAATCACAGATACGTTAAAATTGTTTTTTACTTCCATAATAATATTATTTTTCTACTGATTCTTTTATTTTTTCTAATTGGTCTTCAAATGTTTGTCTTCTTGTGTCAAAATATTCGTTAAACAAATTAAGTACAGAATTTCTGAAGTTTTCTTCGTTTTGGTATTCTTTACCTGTAATATCCATATTCTCATATAATGAGTCTGCGATATTATCCTCCAACCAATTTTGAGTAAAATTGGCAATGACATCAATCAACTCGTTAGTTTGGTTAATCCACAAACCATTTGATTCTTGCATCCACTCTGGTTTTAGATTAGGAATCTTTCCAATAACCGGTGTACCACAAATCATAGATTCAATCGGGAATGTACCGAAACCAGACTCAATGTCAACCCAAACTGAAACAAACGATTCACTTAAAAATTTAGCGAAGTCATCTTGTTTAATACCTCTCATATCTCTAAAAGTAATCCATCTAAATTGTGGGTATTTTAAATAAAAACTTTTAATTACTTTTGCGGTGTCTCTAGGGTCTCTAGTGTGAATAGCAATAATAGGTTTAGATGGTTTATCTTTCTTAGTAAAGGTGGTTGGGATATTAGGTAACAATACGTCGAATGAACCACTTCTCATAATTTCTGAAACATATTTCTTTTGAAATTCTGAAGTAGTTATACATTTAGTAAACCCATACTGTGACCAACTAACACCAGGAGGTAAAGTCTCTAACATGTGGTCATATGCTTGACAAAGTACTATTTTAGCACAAGGGAAATTTTTAATTTGTTCCATTACATGTGCATAAATCTCCGGAATAATAATAAAATCTTCAGGGGATATTGCTAAATTTTGACCATCGATTGATTGGTGAGGTAATACCTCATATTGGTCACCTAACCATTCTGATACTCCTTTATAATCATTGGTTTCGTGAATAATTGTTGGGTTAAACCCATTATTAAATAACGTTAATGCGATGTCATAGATATGTCTAACAGACGCTTTAGGGTTACCTTTTGTGTCTTGTACCAAAAAATAAATCCTGGATTTTTTTGATCTTAAGGTTTCCACCGAAGACTCAATCTTTTGAATTTTTTCTAACTCCATTTTAAAGTGTTTTTATTATTTTATTTATTAATAGTGTATTAAATGATATTTTAAACGGTATTGATAAATCTTTTGCTCCGTGTATCCCTAAAGTATCATCTAGTTCTTCCCTTTCTGTTAATATGACTTCGATTAGATTTTTAAACGTTTCATATCTCGTCACACTAATTTGTTGTTCGTTTTCGGTTTCCCCCGAAATAAGAGGTAATTTTGAGTTAAACATACTCACTTGTTCCTCTAACTCATCAACGTCTATGTAATAATTTTCTCCTAAAAATTTTAACAAACTCATAATTTTTCTATTATTTCGTCAAATTCTTTTAATGATTTAATTTCATATTCAGAATCAACATTTTTATTATATGCCGTTAAAAATTTTACGACAACTTTATCTTTTGGGTGATTAATGATTAAATCAGGATTGGCCGTTAATAACACATCCACCTCATCCCATAGTGTATTAATTGTAGTGTTTGAATAAAATTTTACTTTCTCTAATAGACAACCAAATTTTGATAAAAAGAATAATGATGCCGGTTTAGATTTACCAATTTCATCAGAAACTATTAATAATTCTTTATTGTCTCTATGATTTAAATATATCTCATTTAAATCGTTAAAAGTAAAAGTTTCGGTTGATCCAGCATGTCCAAATATCTGCATTACGAAATCCTCATACATAAAAGAATATAACTCATCTTCGTCTTTGAATGCGAAATGAGACCTAAGATTTAAAGACTCAACCTCACTTAATAATTCATATTTAAAATTATTAATCTCGGTATTTTCTGTAATATCTTCAGGACCACCTGAAAACTTAAGTTCATAAGTTTTATCTACGGAATCAGTTTCATCATCACTCAACATATTGTGTTCATAAATTTGAGTGAACTTACCTATGGTATCCCTTAAAACTCCGTTAATCTCAATCCCTATTCTCTTCATCGTATTTCACTAAAATTTTACTGATTAATGGGTTTCTAACGTTTTTGGCGTTTTTAAAATCATAAACACCAATATCGGATATCCCGTTAAATCTTTGTAATGCGTCGTATAAACCTGAATGTTTTTTATCTTTATATCTGTCAGTTTGTTCTAAATCTCCCGATATAAAGAATTTACTATTAAACCCTATCCTTGTCAATAGTAATTTCATTTGATTAGGTGTTGCATTTTGTGCTTCTTCAAATATTAGTATTGAATTATCGATATTCATACCCCTCATATAGGCCAATGCGAAAACTTCTATAATTTCGTGACTTTTTAATTTTTCTCTAGCGTCTTTACCTATAATTTTATTTAGTAGATAATACGATGGGAAAATATATGGGTCTAATTTTTCCTCTAAGTTTCCTGGTAAAGAACCTAATTTTTCTTCAGCTTCAACAGCAGGTCTAACAATAATAATTTTCTCATACGCATTATTAGGGTCCATTAGTAAGTCCACCGCAGCTTTCATCGAAATATAACTCTTACCTACACCCGCCGGTCCTGAACATATGGTTATTTGATTATCAATCAACATATCATAATATTCTTTTTGGTTGTCTGACAAAAATTTGCTCTTTTGTTTTTTCTTTATTACCGAGTTAATTAAGTCTTTTTTTGAAAATGTTTTTGGTGCTGACTGGTCTTCCTGCACTGTGGTTGTCTTTCTTCTTGTCGTCATATTTTATTTTACAAATCTTTTATTGGATTCTTGTGTGTAAATCCTTTGTCTTAAACTGGTTGTTGAAAAGTCGTGGTCTCTTTTATTATAAATTAATTTGATATTTCTTTTCAAACAAACATCTTTTCCTGTGAAGTTACTATCCTTATACTCCTCACCTATTATTCTTACATCTAAATCCAAAGAAGAAAAAATTGTAATCAACTCCTCTTCAGTACAATAAGGAATGATTTTATCCACATATTCTACGGAATCAAGTTGTATATATCTTTCTACTAAAGTTTGAATTGGTTTATTTTTTTCAGGTCTATCGATGGTTGGGTCCACCTGAAGCCCACAAATTAGGTAATCGCAATATTTTTTACACTCTTCTAACATTATAATGTGGCCTGCGTGTAAAAGATCAAAAGTCGAGCAAGTAATACCTATAGTTCTTTTTTGTTTATCCATTTTTTCTTATAACATTATAATGATTTTCAAAATACTCAATAGTTTCTTTCAAACCTTCATATATTGGTGTGAATTTAAAATCCGGTAAATAATGTTTTATTTTGGAATTATCCGATGGTTTTCTAAATTGCCCGTCAGGTTTAGACGAATCGAATATGACATTCCCCTTAAAGTTCATCAACTCAACAATTATGTCAACCATATCCATAATTGAAATTTCTTCAGATGTGGATAATATAATTGGTTCATTTTCATTATAATTATGGAGAACCCATTCTGTTAATTTAGCAACATCTTTACTAAAGATAAATTCTCTTAATGGTTTTCCTGACCCCCAAATTGACAAAGGGGTTTTATTCTCCCTTGCTAAATAACATTTATGTATTAGAGACGGTAGAACATGACCATTTACGATGTCATAGTTGTCGTTAGGACCATAAATGTTACAAGGTATTACTGACTTATAGTTTAAACCGTATTGTTCTCTATATGCTCTTATTTGTATGTCTGTCATTCTTTTCGCATATGCATATGCATCATTTGATGTGTGTGGTGGGCCTAAATGTATTTTTGATTCTGTTAATGGGTATTCTACGTTATCGGGAAAAACACAGGTGGATAAAAATGCCACTAAATTTTTTACCCCCGACATTCTGGCACCTTCGATGATATTAGTATTCATCATAATGTTATCATAAAAAAAATCACCCTTAAAGTTCATGTTACCTCCTACACCACCAACTTTAGCTGCACAATGTATGATACTATCAAAACCCTTTAACATCAATCTATTCGTGTCTTCCGTTCTACGTAAATCGTAAACCTTTGACGAAGGTTTAAAATAATGGTCCCCCACGAATTCAGAACCAACTAACCCATTACCACCGGTAACTAATATATTATTTTCCATAATATTCTAACCAATAATTTATCATTTCATCTAACATACTTTCGAATGTATATTCGGGTTGCCACATCAATTCTTTTCTCAATTTTGATGAGTCCCCTTTCAGATTCTCAAGTTCTTCAGGTCTAAAATGTTTTTCATCGACAACAATGTATTTTTGATAATCTAAACCCAATGAACTAAACACATAACTACATAAATCTTGTACTGAATGTGAGACCCCGGTTGAACATACATAATCTTCCGGTTTGTCGGATTGTAACATTAACCACATAGCATAAACGTAATCTTTTGCATGTCCCCAATCTCTTGTTGCTGACAAATTACCTATGTGCAATTTATCCTGTAAACCTAAACTTATTCTGACTGCAGCTTTAACAACTTTATTCGTGACAAAATTAGTTCCTCTTCTTGGTGATTCGTGGTTGAATAGGATACCATTCCAAATTTTCATTCCGTATGAATTTCTGTAGTTCCTACAAATATTATATGAAAATACCTTTGCACAACCGTATGGTGATACCGGATTCATTGGGGTTGTTTCTCTTTGATATCCATCTTCATCGATTGTGTTCCCGAACATTTCAGAAGAAGATGCTTGGTAAATTTTTGAATGTGGTGAAACTAATCTTACAGACTCTAATAGATTTAATGTACCGACACCTGTAACATTTGCCGTATATACCGGTTGGTCAAAACTAATTCTAACATGTGATTGGGCAGCTAAATTATAAACCTCATCTGGTTGGGATATTGAAAGTACTCTTACTAAAGATGACATATCAGTTAAATCTGCATACTCAAGATGAATTAAATTACTGTCCCTTAGGTTTTCAATTCTTGAAGACTGTGTTTCAGAAACAGAATTTCTTTTTACTGTTCCCCACACCTCATAACCTTTTTCTAAAAGTAATTCAGCAAGATATGATCCATCTTGACCATTAATTCCTGTAATTAAAGCCCTTTTCATTATGATTTTATCATGTGTTTATATCTTAATTTATTATTTAATATAAATTCAGGGAGTCCCGATTCGTCAATTTTAAATTGAAATGGGTTTCCTAACCAGTCAAATCTTCTACCTACGTAATCTAAATTATTGTCAATTTTATGTTTTATTTGAGATTTTATGTAGTCGTTATTAAATTCTTGGTGGTCATAAGATTCAAGTTTTTTTATTACTTGTTCATATCCTCCCATATTTGTGAAATGCCACCCACCATCATCCAATTCATTAGTATGGTTAGCTCTAAAATAATTTAAACTACCGTTTTTAATATTTTTATATTTTGAAACAATAGTACCAACCCATTGTTCGCTTGAACGATTATTTAAATAATATGAATAATTTTTTTGTTTTAGGTTATAAACTTTATCATCAATAACTTTTGGTTTCCAAATTTCATCAGTATCCCCAAAATAAATAATATCCTCGTCTGATGCATTTTTTAAACCCAATTTTAGATTTTCTTTTTGAAAGCTAGCTCTTTCAAATGAATTTTTAGTTTCAAAATCAGGATGAATTATATGGATAATTTTGTCATTCCACTTTTCAAATCTTTCTCTATTTTCATAATAATAAAGAGGTTTTTTTAATCCGCTAAATGTTTCATATGATTCTCCAATAACAAAATAATCAGTATATTCGTCAAGTATATTTAATCTTATTTCTAATAAATCTAATTCATTAAAAAATGTAAAGCAATCGTATATCATATTTTTGTTCTTTCATTAAAGATAATTTCTAAATCTAATTTATCCATATTAATATTCTGAGCCTCCTCATATAAATGAATATTATTTTCTAATAATTCTTTTGTGATTTCTGAATAATTATTTACAAATAATACTGGAAACCCTTTAAAAACTTTTTCTTTATATGGGTGCCATTCTAATACGGGTACTCTTTTTAAATAAAGTGTCTCCCAATTTCTGGCAGACCCAATCCCATTACCACTAGGGCAAAGAACAAATTTATGTTCTCTAATTCCTGTTAAAAACGTTGAGTAATCAACTTTAGGGGATATTGTCGCCCATCCACTAAACATTTCTCTTAAACTTTTTCTTGTCCCCGTATCTTCTCTATGATTTACGTATAATAATTTTTGGGCGGGAGTATTATTTTTTATATTATTTATTAAAATTTCGTGATGGTTATAACCCATGTGCATTTTTCGTTCAATTCCGTGGGGCATCGGGTTAATTTTTTTATTTAAATAAACCGCATTTGTTGCATTAATGGAAATAACGTTATCAGGGATTTTACCCTCAATAAATTCATCTAAAGGAGTGTCTTCAAATGCCGTAAAAATTATAAATTTTTTTTCAGGAAAATTAGAACATAATTCTAATAAATCCTCATCATTGAATTGATTTAACCAATCCCTATCATTTTGACTAATAGGTTTTAATTTTTCCCAATCACAATAATCAATTTGTCTTCTATATAATCTTATATTATCAATAAAAAGCGTCATAATGTCACTTTTATGGTTTTTTAACTTATCAATAAATTCTATATTATTAATGTTAGCCTTTTTCATATACGCATTAGGACACTTTCCTAAAACTCCCGAATGGTCTCCAAATGAATAGTCAACCATTCTTTGTAATTCTTCATACTCTAATAATTTCATGTTTTATATTATATTATTTAATTTATAAAATTCTAATGATTCTTTTTTACAGGTTTCATAGTCATTAATTTCCCCATTTCTATTAACATAGTGAAAAGACTTAGTATAACATTCTCCAACACACCAATACCCATTACTATTATTGTGTGCTGCCCAATATTTTGGGGCTAAAATTAATTTTGCATTATTATTTAACCACGCTGCCCACCACCCAAATGTTGAATTAGATAAAATCACCCATTTAGATTTATTTATTACGTAAAAATCAAATCCAATTTCATCGTGATAACAAGGTATCTGAAATGGCATATAAGAATTTGCGAATTCCGGATCATCAGTTATAACTACAAATTTCATATTTGGATTTATACTTAACATATGATTAATTGAGTCTCTCCAATATTCTTTACGACAAACAACATGAGGTATGCTTCTATATTCACCTCCTCTAAAATTAATTACACAAGTGTTTTCGTCTAATATAATTCCTAACTCATTTAATTTTTTTTCATATTTATTTTCATACTCCTCATTAATTTTAAACCAACTCTTAACATTATCCTCATAATTTTCAAAATATTTTTCACTTTGTAAATTAGCACCTAATGCTCCATTATGACCAAATATTTTTGTATTATCAGGTATATTCCAAATATTATTGTCTACCATGGTTATATTAATTCCTTGATAATGGGTCCAAGTTTCGTTAAATGTATTTTGAATATTTTCAATAGGTTTTCCAAAATCAATATCCATAAAATACATTTGATTCATCCCATTGTGATAGTCATGGGTTGGTGAAGAATTAATCCCCCATTCATATTTTAATTTTTCGGCAACAGTTCTACATACTGCATATTGCCACATATGATTTCCTAAATTTCCTGTTAAATTTGTTGTTATCATATATTAATCAATTAAATAATCAGGTATGTCGTTTCCTTTATTTACTGAGATTCCGTATTTTAACCTAATTTTCATTTCAGAATCATTCCAATCGTAATATGGAGATTCTGATAAAATTTTATTTACATCGATGGTATTATTAAAAATAACACCATCTTTATTTTTCTTCTTAATTAGTGTTATATTAGAGTTGTCCTTATTAAAAATAATTGATTCAACTTCGTCTTTAAAATTATTAACTAAGTTAATGACGTTTTGAATATCTTGTATTCTTCTGGTGTCGTGATACGCAATTGTACCACCCACTTTTAAGTTTTGCCAAAATTTAATCCCAAATTCGTTTCTTAGTGAATCAATCCCATCGTTAAAAATTAAATCATATTGTTCTACTTTTGGGTTAAACTCATCATATAATAAAAAAGTAACATCCTTCTCAATTTTCAAAAATTGTAAATTTCTTTTTGTTATGTCTATCCAAAATTGGGAGGTTTCAACTGACGTTAGATTACCATCACTAAAATTTCGTAGTATTTGTGTACTACCCCCAATGCCAAATTCTAATATATTTTTAGAATTTAACGATAAATCTTTTAATACTTCGTAGTCTTGTTTAGACAAATCACCTAAATAATTCATATTTTTTTTAATTATATATTTTAAATAATCTTGGGACTTCAATCACATCCAATAAATTTCCACCAGCCCACATAGCAGGATTTGGGAAACTCCAATTTTTATAATATTCATCCACTTTGTTAATTGTTTTATCACTAAAATGTCTTCTACTTGCACTATTGTTTAATTTTTTCTTAATATCTTTTCTGACAAAAGACATGTGATGCATTTCAATTTCACTTCTATCAAAAACTCTACAATTTTTGTTATTTGTTTTTCTTGTTGGGTCGACGGGTACAGGATAGTCCTCCATGTAAACATATTTTGTCTCAGGAGTTATTTTTTCTATAGTTGTAACATATTCTTCTTCTTTATTTTTAAGAATATATATAGAATCTTTATAATATTGACAATGTTTAACTGCAGCACAATTAAAATCACCATCTTCTATAGTATTTTTCATATATATAAATTGGTCTTCTGTATAAAATTCATCAACATCCATTGACATATGGTGAGTGCAACCATTTTTTATTGATATTTCTAATCCAAGATTTCTTTTTTTAGTTTCATTTAATGATGCGTTTTCACCACTGGTATCTGTGATATCGGGTTCAAACAACACAATTTCATCAATTAGACCTTTATCTTTTAAATTTAACAAAAAATGTAACATACCATCAGAACATTTTATACCATGATACGATATTTCTTGATATATGACTGAAATAAAATCAGTATTATTTCTAATCGATTTAATTGAATATTCTAATAGCTCCTCACCATCAAATAAATTATACGAGACCCCTAATTTCATTTTTATATTTTTCTTTAATGGTAAATTTGTTATTAAATAAAGTAAACATTGCTCTTTCTAAAATATATGACTCACCTGGTTGTACGTCCCAAGAAACATAATGTCTCATAGTTTCATAAAAATGTTTATTATATTTTAAAATGTCTTTTTTTGGTATAATGTGATTTCCTCCGGGGGCAAATCTAATGTATTCGCCAAATATAGGATTTTCAAATATACTGTTTAACATTTCTTGGTAACTAAAAATATATTTAGATTTATGTATATTTGCAACTGTATTATTGACCTCAAAAGAATTTTCATGATATGCGTCAGTTTCATCAACAAATGAGTATATCCCAGAACGATATCTTCGGTGGTCTCTAATATAATTTTCAATTGTTGTAAATTCAGTGTTATTAATAATGTTCTTAAACTTCTCAAATCCACAATGTCTTGGAATCACATTACCCTTACAAAAAATAATTATTTCTGGTAAATTTTCATAGTTTGTTACAATGAAATCAAATATATCGTATATGTTAGCTCCAACGTTTACTTGATGTTTAATTTTATCTGATTCCTCAAATCTATGAGCTCTGTCATAAATTAGATAATTATCAGTATATTCCTCAACCCAAGATTGACTTAAATTTTTAGGTAAAAACCCAAAGTCGGTTACTACTAAAAATGCCCCTGATGTTATTATTTTATTCATTTTTTAAAATCTTGGGTATTGGTTATTTGTTCCCAAATAATTATGGAAGACAAAAGGTTTAATTCCCTGTATTTCAGGTATCATACTTTCATGTGAGAAATATTTTGCAACATCAATCTCAGCAAATTTACATCCTTCTTCAAGATATTTGTGTCTGTAGTTTACACATATAAACCCATCTTCATTAGTAAAACCATGAAACGGTTTCCATTCCAAATTTAATTTGATTGGGACATCTAATAATCTTTTACTTCGTAATGAAACACTATTACCTTGTCTAATTATATTTCCGTTAATGTCTCTATATGAAAAATCATCAACTGGTAATGGCCAAGGTGCACCAATATAGTCATAATTTAAAAATTCATCTCTCCATGATTCAGGATTCACAACAAATCCATTATCGTGAATTAATAATGCAAATTCGGTATCAATGTGTTTTGATAAATTATAAATTATATTATAATTCCACTCATCAATATTTGAACTTTTTTCAGTAAATTCGTGTGTGATAAAATCTGGTAAATTATCAGGTTTAATATCTGATGCTATTTTTACCTTACCAAATTTTACCCCTCTACAACTATACTCTAAAGCTTTAATTGTTTCAGGGATTCTAACACTTGTTAAAGCGATTAACGTTATATTAGGTAGTTCTATCATATTTTAATTTTAATATATTAAATTCTTTATCTTTTAAACTCTGAGGTATTGTGTCGGTTAGTCTTGATCCCCACGTTCTGTTAACTGTGGTTATCCCATCCAAAATTTTAGGTTCACCATATTTTATAAATAATCTTTGGTAGTAGTCGCAATCCATTAACCAATTTAATCCTTCGTCAAAATATATTAAATCATCATTCAATAAGGTTAATCCACTTGGGCATCCCATAGTATTATTACCTGCCCATACATGGTCATTCCACACCGGATGATATAATCTATAATATGTTTTACCATCATTACTATGAAAAAATCTAGTCATAAACCATTTCATACTAGTATTTTTAATTATGAATTTATATTGGTTTTCCAGTGATTGATTATCATATAAAAAATCATCTTGAAATAAAACTTTAATCCAAACACCGTTACTGTGTTTCATTGCGTTATTAATGTTCGGAGATATGATACCCCTACCATTTTCATTTTTTAAATACTTTATATCGATAACCGATTCCCAAGATTTTACGACATTTAATATCGTATCGTCAATACTATGGTCAGATATTATAACCTCATAGTCTTTAAATGTTTGGTTACTTATAATTTTTAAACTATGTTCTAAAAATTCCGACCCTTTCCCATTATACCCATATGTCGGGATTGTTATAGAAAAAAATGGCCTTTTAAGTTTATCCAATGACATAGATGTGTTTTTTGGCACATGTCTTGGGGAATTTATTGGGGTAACTTCTTTTGTTTGTTTAGCCAATTCGTACATATTTTTAGTTTCGGTACCTACATTATAAACCCCAAACCTATCTTCATTTATTAATTTAATAATTATTGAAGATATCTTATCGACATAATCAAAATTACCTATTTGGTCAATCCATGCCGATTCGTAAGGAAACGGGTTTGGTTTATGTGTACATCTACATAATAAATAATTTTTGGACATTAACTGCATTAACCCATCACCCAAAAGTTTTGTGTACCCATACCAATTATTACAATGTACAGGAACATCGTTTTCAGATGCATTTTCAATTGACCCTGTATAAATATAATCTGTAGATATATGTACTAATTTTTTTCCTTTTTCGTTAGAATAGTTAATAAGATCCAATATAAATTTATAATTTATGTCCCAATGTTCCTTTTTTAATGTGGAATATGTATTTGTATTTGCTATACAATTGATAATGATATCATATTGATTCATCTTATCTGACCAAGAATCAAAATCTGTGATATCAATACCATCTTTTTTTCTGGAAATAAAGTCCCACTTAGTTTGATTATGTATTTCCGAACCTAATAATCCGTCACCTAATATTAACGTTTTCATTTTTTCCGATTAATTTTTCCATTTATTTTCAAACACGGAATTAATATAATTAAAAACCTCATCAGTGTAATGTGGAGATGCCCCCAAAAAGAAAACTTTATCTAATACTTGGTTTGAGTTAGGGTATAATTCTACCTCATCCAAATGTGAATAAGCCGGATGTAACAATATATTTCCAGCAAAATAATTTCTAGTTTGTATTTTGTTTTCTTCTAAAAACGAAACTAATTTATCTTTTAACGTTTTTGATTCACATATGAAAGGTGTACCAAACCAACACGGGTCGGACTTACTTAATGAACCAACACCTTTTAAACCTTCTACGTGTTTTAGTAAGATTGACTCAATATTTTTTTTACTGTTTTTTCTATTTAAATCTATTTCCTCGAATCTTTTAATTTGAACTAACCCAATCGAACCTTGTAAATCCATAGGTTTAAGGTTATATCCCATATTAGTAAAGACGTATTTATGGTCTATAATTCCATCATAAGACTCCAACCATTTATCGAATCTGTTACCACAAGTCCCACATGAAAGTAGATTTGCTGAACCAACGCAATGACAATCTCTACCCCACCATGAAAAACTCACAAATAGTTTTTTTAATTCTGCAATATCAGTACAAACCATACCACCTTCACCTGTTGATATGTGGTGTGCGGGATAGAATGATGTAGACCATGCAACATAATAAGAGCTTAGATGTTTTCCGTCCCATTTAGAACCAATAGAGTCACAACTATCACCAACTAATTTTAGATTGTATTTATCGCAAAGATTTTTTAAATAATCCATATCGGGGGCGTTACCTAATACAGGAGAAACAAAAATTGCTTTAGTTTTAGGTGTTATTTTCTCTTCTATTTTTGTGACATCAAAATTTAATGTATCATATTCGATATCAATGAATACAGGTTTTAAATTATTTTGAACTAAAACTGAAATAGTTGTCGGGAAACCAACAGGGGAAACTATAACTTCATCACCATCATTCCACCCAAAAAACTTTTTTAAAGCGGCAATTAATACTAAATTGGCGGAACTACCTGAGTTAACCATATGTGCATATTTAACTCCGAATAGTTTAGAAAACTCACTTTCAAACTTATGTACGTTTTCACCCGCAACTACCCACTTACCTGTGATAAATGTTTTGATTGCTGCCATTATCTCTTCTTCATCCCAATAAGGTCCTGAATATAAAACCTGACTTTTACCAGGAACAAATGATTTATTGTAAAGGTATTTTGGTTTTTTTTCTTTTAGGTAATTAGTTAAGTCTGAAAATATTTCTTCTATTTCTTTCATAATATCTTTTTTAGAAAAAAATAGTTATTGGTTAATTAAAAATCAAGTCTGATCCAATCTTTAGGATATACATCTTCAATATCTTTATGACCTGAAGGACCAAACCATCTGTTTGGTGTTATCACCTTTTTATTATTATTTTTATTTAGGTAAGAACCCCACCAACTAAACGAACTATTTGATGTTATCACATTATCACACATAGTCATTAGCGTAAAATCGTCAATCTCATTATTAAATTCTGACATTATAAAATTTTCAGAATTAAAGGTTTTATTAACCCATTCCATATCATCCGAAATAAATATAAATGTTGAGTCTCCGATTAAATCTATTGCTTGGTTATAATAATTTTCATTACATACTGAATGAAAATCGTCAAATTTTAAATAATCACCTCTTCTTACATGTACACATGTCGTTGTCCCTGAAACTTTTTTTTGTTTAAAAAAATCTAAAACTTTTGTTTTTGATTCTTCAGGTATGTGGAATAAATCTATTATTTCTTTTTTGTTTTCTAAAAAATATTTTTCACTTTGAAAATAACCTCTAATTATCATTTCGTCTTTGAAAGGGATTTCGGTGAAACTAAATTTAGGTTCGTCATATATAAATTTAAAAGGGTAGTTACCTATTTTATTTATGTTTTTAAATAATGTTTCATTGTATTTGTTCGCAGTAAACCCTTGGTTTGGGGTATGACATAAATCCATATTAATACCATACGTAATATTATTCTTTAATGATAGTGATACTGTTGCTGATATTTGAAATAATTGGTTACCTAATCCTCCCTGTAAAAAACAACTTATCATAATATCTCGTACGGTTTCATTTTTCTAATTTTGTCGGCAACAACATTAACTAATGTTAAATCCACTTTATGGTCATTGATTGGGTTTAATTCGTTATAAACATAGTTCACATCTTCCATAAATTTGTATCTTTTTTCACCGGCCATTTCTAACATTGGGAACATAAACGATAAATCTCCCGTTACTTTCCAATACGTTCCATTTTCATCCTTTAAATCTTCCTCTTTTATTTTTCTCCATAAAAACGCCCTCCAAGTCCTAATATGGGATGCCGTAAATCTGGAGTTCCTTAAATTTTCAAAATTTGTTTGTTTAGAAGAAAATCCCATGGCCCCTGTAGAGTATTTAAAACTACCGTTCGCTATCCAAACATTCTCATCCTCATACGTATTATGTATTCTTTTAAGGGTGTTTGAATCAGGTAACCAATCATCACCATCAACCTCAACGATAATCTCGCTATCCCCAATATTTGGGTTATTACGTATGACCTGGTCGTAATTTCCGGGTTGGTACATTTTAATTTGATTCTCAATTAAAATAAATCTATTGTCACCTAATATCATTTTTTTAACCAAATCAACACTTCTGTCTGTCGACAAATCATCTGTGATGTAACATGTGAAATCTTTATATGTTTGACCCATTAATGAACCAATACATCTTTCAACATAATTTTCCGCATTATATAATGTAGTGACGATTATCATAGTTTTAAAATGTTTTTCCATTTATTAATGATTTCTTCATTTGTTAAAAATTCAGAGTCATTATTTGTTGCATAATTACCTTTAAAATTTGTACCGGTACTTTCACATTCATCCTTAACTAAGGATGCCACTTCACTTTTAGACGAAAGATAAACTGAACTAACCATATCGTACATTTTTTGTTTGTCGGATACGTAACCATATTCAACAACAATATCTCCGTCAATTAATGGTTTGACTTGTGTGTTATAGTAATTGGTGTCTGTAACATTACCAAAAAGATAGACTTTTTTGTTACCATCACTTAATGCTCTTTGAATTGAGATATGGGTTTGTTTATTTTCATCTATCGAACCCACAACTCCTGCAACGCCAATAACATCTTCACTCTTTTCATTTTTAACTAATGGTTCCCTTAAATTAGGAATAATGTTAAATGGTCCTGTATATCTCTCATGATAGTTTCTATGTTTATTATTGATAAAGACCGCTTCGTCCCAAAAAGGTTTCATATCTCCGACCTCAAATAAATTCTTTTCATGGCAAGATAGGATAACTCTTTTTACGTCAGGTCTAACACCTAAATTTAAAAAATGTACAATTATTGTATCTTCCTTATCGAGTGTAAAAGTATTATCCAATAATCCTGATTTACATTTATCTAAATGCCAATTGTGAGGACCATAGAATGTGGCATCTATTCCGTTTTTGTTTAATTCGTTTGTTAAATTTATAAAGGCGAAAGTAGACCCCCCTTTATTACTCCATCCTGATAATATTTTAACCATTTAAAAAATTATTATAATCGTTTATTAATTCGTCTTCCGAGTTATATGATTTATTTTGTAAAAAAATATCGGAGTTAGGGTAAAGTGATTTAACAATTGGTAATATGTTGTCATCCATAACATGGACGATATCAAAATTAACTTCAGATATTTTATATAATTTATTTGCCTCTGCAGGAACAAATCCATTAGGACTATTAAATCCCCACTTCCCATCACCAAGTTTATATCCACAAGGTTCATTAATATTAAAACTTTTTACATTATTAAGTTTTAATTTTTTAATTATCTTTTCATCGTATATCATACCACAAAAAGATGGGGTGAATTTTATTTTTTTTAGGGTTGATAGTAAATTCTCACATTTATAAAAATCATTCTCGAAAACTAAAATTTTTAAGTTTGAGTTTTTATTTACCTCTTTTTTAATTTTAATTGGTAATAGATTTTTATTGTTTTCGGCAAACAGTTCTCTATTCTTTTCCCATTGGTCATTTGTTTGACCTATTGATTTATGTGTTATTCTAACATCATAAATCACCCCTATATTTACTCCCTCGATATAATTTCTAAAAGAAAAATCGACATCGTAAAAATGGAATCCTTTTACATCTGGGTTAAAATTATTTTTAATGTTATTTTTATTTAACCCTATAAAAAGACCATCAACTAAGACCACATCATCAATTTGATTCCCCAAACTTGGTGAATACTTGGACTCCCACTTTTTGCCTTCATGTTCGTGGTTTACAATTCCTCTCATCTTAGAGAAATCTTCCCACCATTTTGCCGATTTTGGTAAACTAACTGAGCCAGCAACACCTAAAATTCCATAATCATTATTTCTTTTAAAATGCTTTAAGATTTTTTGACCCCAATTTTTACTATCGAAGTAAATGTCATCGTGGCATAATATGACAATATCATTTTTAGATTGTGAAAGTATCTTATTATACGCCTCAGTTAAAGAATATTCCCCATTATTTTCAATAGGAATAACCTCCGTATTACTAACACCGGAGGTTTTCTTTAACATCTCAATAAAAGACTTATCAATATTTCTTGTGGAAAATCCAATAGTTATCATAGTCCTGTACTCCCAAATCCTTTATCGTTTCTGTCTTTTTCTGAAAGTTGTTCTACTTTTATTAAATCTATCCATCTTCCATTTACTACGGGACACACAACCGCTTGTGCAATTTTTTGACCCTTTTCTATTTTTATTTTTTGATTTGTAGTATTAAACATTATTACTTTAATCTCACCTTGGTAACCACTATCCACAGTACCTGGCGAATTTAAAACCATTAAACCTTGATTTAGGGCTAAACCACTTTTAGACCTTACTTGTATTTCAAAACCATCAGGAATATCAAATCTTAAACCTGTTGGTATTAATTTTCTATCATTTGCCTGAACCCAAATGTCTTCCACCGATCTTAAATCGAAACCAGAATCAGATTGATAAGCATATTCAGGTTCTTTATTATCACTATCGTTAGTGTATTTCATCTGAACTTTATTAATCATAGCCTCCGTAAAATGAGACTCTAAGTCTTCCGATGTGATACCCATAGATTTTAACATTTCTTCTGGGTTTTCCATATTTAAATTTCCGAATTTTGATTGAAGGTCTTTAACCATTTTCATACCTTCTTTCATTTCTTTTAATCTCTCAAACATTATTTCAATTCTTTTAATTTTGTTATAAAATCAACCAACACTTTAACATCCTTTTCACAGTATTCTGATATTTCATTTAATCTACTTTGATTGTTCCAATATACTTCATGTACATTTCCTCCGTGGATAGGACCATCCTTTGGTGTTTCGATACCCATAGTAGAACAAACCAAATCTAATGAACCAATTGATGTGTATGACCCATATTGCCAAATTTCCTTCGTATCAATAGCTCTAACTTCCCAAGGTTTTGTATCATATGAAGGTAGCATTTTTGATGGCATAATCCCATTGATAATCATTCGTTTGGCTAACATCGGGATATCGAAGTTTTTAAGGTTGTGACCACAAAGATAAAAATCTAATTTATGACAACGGTCCAATAAGTTTCTAACATCAATTAACAATTGTTTTTCATCGTGATTGGAAAACGTTTGTTGTTTAATACCTTCGTTAGTTACGAATGCCATAGACACACAAACAATCTTTGCAAATTCAGGAACAAGTGCTGATCTTTTCTCATAAACGTCATTCATCTTTTGTAGTTCTTCTTCTAAACCACTTACTTCCACATTATCTTCAGGAAATCGTTTTAAAAACCAATCATAATATTTTACAAATTGTTCGGCAATATTAGGGTGGTTTTCTTTACACCCCTCCCAATTACGACATAAACCAACGGTTTCAATGTCTAAAAATAAAATTTTTGTTATAGGTATATTAATCATCTTTTAATTTTTTAATTATTTCTGGATTTTGTTTTAAAGTTTGTATTGTTATTAGGTCTTTTATTTTTGTTGTTGACCAATTATGTGACCTTGTCGTGTAAAGAACTTCAATTGAGAGGTGGTCTCCTGTAAATCTTTTACCGATATAATCATCACCTAAAATTCTTAAATCAGGTTTATAAAATTCTATTAACCTAAGTAAGTCTTCTTCATCGTCATAACAAATAACTTCATCTACGTATTTAATAGACATCAATGTTTTATATCTTTCATATAAAGGAACGACTGGTTTATATTTAGTAAACCTTGTCTCTGATGGGTCTCTTTGTAGGAATACTATAAAATAATCACAATTTTCTTTAGCAGTTTCGAACGTATAGATATATCCTGGATGGAGTAAATCAAAATTACCTGCGGTGAATCCTATTTTTCCTTTTTTTTGGTCCATAATTATTTAATTAATGATTTATATAATTCCGCCCTATCTCTTGTGACTTTATTTAAGTCGTAAGTGTCTTTTACGGTTTCATATAACCTTTGACCTAAATCGTAAGCCCAATTAGGGTTATCAATTAATTTTTTCATGTATTTTGACCAATCACTATGATTCCTAACCTCATCAACCAAAAGTGCGTTACCATCAGTAAATTCACCATTTTTAAGTGCGTGTTTTAAATCTATTGTATATGGACCTATGTTTGATGCGATAATTGCCTTTTTATAGAACCCAGCCTCAATAACTTTAAGTTGTGACTTAACTCTATTAAAAATGTGATTTTTGATAGGTGCTAAAGATACGTCAAATAACCTATAATTAGATGCGTAAGAAGTCACAGGTTTTGTCCAAATTCTATTATAGAATGTTTTACCATCATATGGAACATCCTCAAATCTCATTAAATATTCTTTGTGTTGGTCGTCAACAAAAGAATAATTATTTGTAAAAATTTCTTCATACCTTGCCCAAACAGTCTCTTGTGGTGTGATAGGTCTTTGTTTTTGTTCTCTAGTTTGCTGATTAATTTCAGTAACGGTACCTCTTGTATCGAACCCACATAGATACATTTCAAATTTATCTTGTTGTGGTTTTAATTTATTTATTGTGCCATCTAATAATTTTAAATCGTAAAGGTGAGATGACCCCCCTAACCATCCAAATCTTAACTTATCTGAAGGTTCCGTTTCATATTTAAATTGTGGTTCGTTAGGGTTTATCGCGTTAGGTAATATATGAACACTTTTATTTAATTTGGATATTTCTTTTGCAAAAACTGATGTTGTCGTTGTCACATGTTGAGCCACTTTTAAATTGTTCATAATTTTTTCATGTAAACGGTGTTCCATTACTAAACTATGTACAGGGTGTTCTTTCGTTGGCAACCAATAGTCGTCGATGTCGGCTATTGTTACAATACCTAATGAATTAATTTTTTTTATTAATTCTACAGAATTTTCATACTCATGACCGATTGTTCTATGGAAATGAACGATATCGTACTGTTTCCAATAGTTTAAATCATTAACTCTTGGTTCATAATCAATATCAACATGAAATTCATCTGAATGGTTATTTTGTAAACAAATGTGTGGGTCTAAACTTCTAAATTTACCAACACCTGTCTTATCTGATGGTAATACTAATACTCTTATTTTACTCATATAAAAAATTATTTAAGTAAAAAATAATATATTTAAAACAAAAAATCCACCCTTAAGGTGGATTTGATTAACTTAGTTTTTTCACTTTGTTGACTTTACCTATGAACAAATGATTACCCACTTTAAATTGTATTGTTTCATTTGAATTCTGAGTTGACTCAACTAACATACCAGCATCTTTTAGTTCTTCTCTAACAACATCTCTTACCGTGTCTCTAACTACGTCACGTATCATAGATTTCATTTCACTCATATTAAAATTAGATGGTGATGGTGATGGTTGTTTTGTTGTTACCCCCTTAGATACATATTCTTGTGGTGTTGTGGAGTTTGAATTCATATTCATTAATCTTTGTGCTCCCTCAATAATATCATTTGAAATTGTTGGTGTTACTGTTGAAGGTTGTACGATTGGTTGTTCTATCATTAACCTTTTAATTTCTTCAGGTAATTTTGAATTTTTAATTTTTTCCATATCTAACGGCTGACTAGGGTCGTGTGTTTGTTTCGGTGATACGTTTTCGGATAAAAACTCTTGCGGTAAATTATACGATGCGTTTGTTGGTTGAAATTCCTCGACCATTGGCATATTTGTGTTTCTTACCTCACCTCTTTTTAGGTCATTATGTTTATCCATTATTTTTTTTGAGACTGCGAGTCTCTGCATTAATTCTTCTGCTGCTCCCATATTATGCTAAATTTTCTAAATTATTAATATTATCCTCCTCGTTACCCTGATTATCAAATACTGCGTTAACAATAACTCTAGACATTGATTTATCACCATTTGGGTTATACAATGGACGTGACTCTGTAAATTTATCTCCTTGTAGTTGGTAAGTCAATATTTTATCTACTCTAAATAATCTCCATCCGGGTATTGGGTTACCTTCAACTTTATTTGAGTGTGACGAACCCTCTCTTTCCCAAGCTCTTAAAACAAAATTACCTGATTTACTAACACCAAAACATACTGGCTCGATATCACGATACCCTCTACCATACTCTTTTCCGTTATAATTTATTGTCATAACGTTTTTCATTTTTATTGAGTGCTGGATATCTTGTATTGATGCAATCTCAGTAATTAAACCTTTAAGACTATTCATTAATTTCATTGTACTGAATAATATGGGTTGTTTTGTGAATATTTATTTACCTTTAAGTCGTCTTTTCTTTCCGCAACGTCAGTACTTGTACCTATGTTGTTATTATAAATATCTAACTCAACTCCTGTTCCTCTACCAATCTTATCACCATTTGCTAATGCGTCAGGGTGAACCGATGAATATTGGTCAACAGGTGAGAAGTCATTTCTTGGGAAAAGTCTTTTTCTTTGCTCTTCGGCGATCTTAGATAGGTCATTATTTGGTTGTGAAAAATCTAATTTATCTGATTGAATTGCCATATCAAATATCTTTTATAAGTTTATTTATTCTTTTTATTTCTTCAGTTACTGATAAACTATCTGCGGTTGTTGTGTGTTTATCATTTAAATTGAAAGAATTCTTTTCGTGTGAATCTAAATATTGGTTTTGCATGCCAGTATCTGATTTTATTTTTTTAGATGAATCATCAGAACCCCTCCAATTTTTTAAAACCTCATCACACCAATTATTCATTCTATCACCACCATTTAAAATAAATGGCGCATCTTCTTTATTACCATTATAACTATCAAACCAATTTTTTATTCTTTTGATTTGTTGGTAAGTAACTAAACCACTTTTAGTTAGTTCTTGATTTCTTTTATAACCTTCAGTATTAGTGTCACCATTGGTGGAATTAAAACATTGTTTTAAATGTTTTATTAATGATTCTGGTAACTTTGCTTGTCTATCGTATAAATTACTGTTCATCTTTCATTATTTGTACTAACTCTTTAAAGGTTATCCCATTTTCTTTAGCAGCTTTTTTTATTGACCTAATATTTCTAAGTAAAAGAGGAGATACTTCTAATTTTTTTTTAGTTAAATCATTATCTTTTTTATCTCTATCTACTATTCTATCTTCACGTACTTCAGATTCGTCTAATTCTTTTTCTTTAAGGATTAATCTATCTATAAAGTTTTTAAGTCTTTTTAATTTTTTAGGTGCGTTTTTTTCTAATTTTTCTTTTTTACCGAATGATGCTGCTCTTTCTATTGCCGATTGCTCGTCACCTAATTTTTTTTCAAAATATTTAATCGTATCTTTAGCGTCTAAATCTTTTGTGTCCTCATACCCGAACGCTTTTGACATGTCTTCTTCTTTAACTGTGCCCTCACCATAATAACCGTACCACCCTCTTAATAATGGGTCTCTCGGATTTCTTGCTGCTTGTACTATTTGGTCGGTCGTTTTTGTCCCAATACCTGTACTTGCCGGATCTAAAATACCAATACTTGATGATAACCAAGTACCATCGGTATCAACAAGTTCAGTAACTTCCTGTTCATCTTTTTTATCTTTTTTTAGTTTAGATTTAAAGATTTCGTGAGTCTTACACGGCATAAATTTTTTCTCACCATTTTCATTATGATGATGAGATCCAGTACACCCTAAAGTTTTAGCAACTCTTTCTGCTCTGTCTTTTGTTGAGTATTTATAACTTTTCATTCCGGCTTTTACCTATAAATACTCCAAACAAAGTATTTATCATAAAAAAGTATGCCGACGCAGAACCTAAATACATATTATTTTCCAAAATACAAATCTAATTTAAGATATGGTCAATATTTTGACTTAACTTTAGCTGCAGATGAAGGGGATTACAATCAAGAAAGTGTTTTCTCGACTAATCTGATTGCAGAAAATGACGGTAATAGACTACCAATTAACATAGATATAACGAGTTCGGATTGTTCCCCTCAAAATAGTATTAGTTTTGGTCAATATATTTCAGGCGCAACTATAGTTTCTAAAAATTATTATAATCCAAATAATTTAGATTTAAGTTGTTACTCTGCGTTTACAGGTACTTGTGATGTTGGTTTAGTTGCAACAGATAACGGTTTATATACCGGTATGTCAGGCAACACTTTGTACTACTCAATGGGTATTAGAAACGATTATAAATTTCACCCACATTATTATGATAGGAGGATGAAACTTCATATGGTTACAGGTTATACTTTATCACCCAATCAAGTTTTTTCAGGTAGACCAAAAAACACATTATACAATATTGTTTCTGATTATGACCCTTATATTGGTTATTATCAACAACTTTACGGGGGGTTTTACCAAGGGTTTTATAAGTTATTTGGTTATGATTATGAAGTATTCCCTGAAAGGGTAAATAAAGGGTGGACTGTTGAGATGATGTTAAAACCGAGAATTCGTGACATTTACACGGCGGATACGAATACCCAACAATACTTAAATGATGTGTATAATAACAACGCTGGTACGTTTTTTTATTTTGGTACGAGAGCCGAGAATAAATACTATCATTTCGCAAGTGGTAGTCCATTGTCGAATAGTGGGTATACGAGAGTTACTTCAGGTTTATCAGAATTAACAACATGTGCGTGTTCCGATACGGGAGCCACTAATTCTAATTGTATTAATGTCTACCCTAAAAGTGCAACAACTGCATATCACAATATTGGTTGTGGGTGTGGTGCTTGTACGGAACAAATTCCTGTACCACCATTAGACCCTAAATTTGACGTATTATCTAACGGTATGTCAATAAGATTTAACGGGTGTCCTGCAAATCCAAGTCTGTGTGTTAAGTACATTAAAATAACCGGGGATTGTGTGACGACAGGAAGTTGTTTAACAACTGGTTTAACTTATCAAACAGGTTATACAATTACTGAAGTTTGTTCACCACCAATTTATGATGTTTGTGGATATGTTTGTACCGCAATTACTGAAGACCGATGGGTTATGATTAGTGCAGTATTTGAGAGGTACACAACAATAGAAAACTGTGACTTATTAAATTTAGGCGGATTAAATGATATTAGAAAAGTTACATACCAATCGATATTAAATGGTACGTCTTATAATTTGATAATGCCGCCTGAAACACATTCCGGGGGAACTAAAGAAAATAAAGTTTATCAAGTTAATTTTAATAAAAAATGGTTTGACGATACATTCTATAGGATGGGAACTTTAAAGTTATACGTTAATGGGTATAAATTTATGGAGATTGAAAACTTCGAGGAGATAATCCCAAGAGAATTAAACACCGAAAAAGAAAAACAAATTGGGGTACCTTTTAATATATCTTTTGGTGGTGGGTCACAAGGTTTACATGACCATTTAATTTTTTCGTCAACAACAACACCGTATGGCCCATATAGACAAGACCCTGAATTATTCCCAAATAATATTTTATCTGCAACAACATATAGTGGATTAAGTACAAATATCTTGGTCGAACAAAATTTTGGAGGGACATTTATGGGAGGAATATCTCAATTTAGAATGTATACAGAACCATTAGGATCTCCGTCAATACAACATAATTTTAGACTATTGGAGAGCCAATACCGATTATTTAATTTTTGGTGTCCCAATTGTTTAATCCCACCAACCCCAACACCAACCCCAACACCAACAATGGGCACCCCAACACCTACACCTACTATAAGTCCAACCCCAACACCTACACCTACACTTAATACCCAACCAACTTTTTGGAATGGTTTTAGACAAAATGACCTAGCACCATGGGATTCGTTTACTTACGTTGCTACACCAGAGGCTGCTCAAATTATTATATGCAACAATTATCAATATGCGGGACAAACCGGAGTTATAACAGGGCCTTTAAATGTTGGTTCATTTGTTGGTCAATATTACGACCCAAGTAGCCCGTACCAACAAGGTCATTTTGTAGTTGCCGCTGATGGTATTATCTCACGTTTTACTGAGTTACATTGGGTTGTAATAAATGCTAGTGGTATAGTTACGGAATATACCCTATTAAATCCCCCTTGTTAATATAACATTTATATGGAATTTTTTATAAAACAAAACGCAACTTTACCTATTTTAAAAATGGATGTTGTTTATGACGGAAGAACTGATGCCGCTAAAGATTTCTATAGTATTTTAGATAATGCGTCTATTAGGTTTTCCATGAAATTAGAAAGTAACGGGATACAAAAAATTTTTATGAAAGATGCGTACCTAACTGAAAAGTATAGAACCAACCCCGATTCCCCAAGAGAATATTATGTATACTACAAGTGGAATGCTAAGGACACTAATAAGGTTGGTCGTTACGTTGGTGAATTCTCTATTATTTTAGAGAATGGGGACCTAATTGTACCAATTAGAGAAAATCTTTATATCAATATCGTTTGACATTTAACCATATAAATCGTATTTATTAGTCAAGGGAAATCACAACATGTTTGTGAGTATAATGACCCAAAACTAAAAAAATATAAATATGGTACCTCAAGAAGAAATTGAACGCTTTTTATTAGGCGAAGACGAAGAAAAATATATCGTATCACTCGAATACGATTACAAATCCTCAAAGATATATAAAGTAATTCAGGACCCTGTTAAGGGAAAAATGTTACGTCCTGACACATTCATCCCATTTGCTTGGGTTGGTGACTTGAAAGGTAAAAAC